AGTCGGCCAAAGTGGGATGTATGGTCAACAGAACAACCGAGTCCAGACAGGAGAAAGACCAATGGAACTCTCGTCACGTAGTCAACATACCAACACGCACCTGTTCTCCACGGAGAATGCTCCGAACCGATTCGACCTGGGCCAGAAGGCTTTCGAGAATCGCGTCAAGTTCGACGGTCATGAGATCGCCAAGCGTTCCAAGACGGTGATCGTGTATCGCCTGGGCCATCGGTTCACTGGCTGGTACGACACTTCCAAGAAGCACGGTTACGTCTGTGCAATGGGACTGCCTGAGTGAAGGTCCAGTACGTCAACGACGCCACACCACGTAGCGATGGGAGATCGGGTAAGCCCACGGGCATTACTCTCTTCCAGACGTACACTGTGGTCGCTGTTGAGGGCGACAAATATGTTCTGCTCAACGACGACTACAAGCTTTGTCGCTATTCGCAGGCAAGGTTCTTGGTCACGAGCACACGTAAGATCGAGCCCATACGCAAGGCTTTCAATTCACTGACACATCCCTTGCGTATGGAAGTCAAGCGGCTGAGGCAGTTGGTCACCGAACTAAACGGTTGACATTTCCATTCAGTTGTCGTACTATATGCACAGTTAGGACAACAGGAGTAACAGCTATGGGCTGGTGGGATTACGGTATTATGGGCGGTGACACTCCGCTCGATATGCAGGCACGTTTCGACGAGAAGTTCGGCTTCGTAGACGAAGAGTACGATCCGGTAACGCCTGCAGTGTTGCCGACCGGTGCACAAGTCGAAGACTTCATGCGCAACGAGCAGCCGGACTGGTGTTACAACCTGGGCTACGAAAATATCTGGCCACAGGTGATCGGTTACCTCGTTATCGACCATAAGCTCGAGATGACCGACGCTGTGCGAGCTGCTGCCATCAAAGGTGCCCAGGACGAGATCGACTCGATCCAGAAAGACAACCTGGACGGCTGGAACTCACCCTGTGAACGTACCGAACGACTGAAGGAGTTCATCGCTGTAGTCGAGGTGTACGACGGTACCCAGGAAGCGCCCGAGAGCAAGGGCTTGTTCGAAGCAATGGCGGAGGCACTGTAATGGAACTCTCCAACAATGCAATGATGGTCTTGGGAATCTATCTGGGCCACAAGTCACATGCTCGCCGATCAGAGTGCGAGCACGTAGGCTGCGATTACGATAGCGGTGTTGCTGAACTTGCCAAAGCAGGTGTAATGCGAGGTGGCCGTATCAATCGCAAGGAAGGCTATGCTGTGTTCCACGAACGCTTCCCCGATCAACTCGGAAGTCAAACACACCAGTATCGCCACAAGTTGGGATTTCCTTACCCGGGAGAAACACAAAGTCGATAAGTACTAGCATGAAGTATATCACGTATAAGAACGAAGACGGTCACAAGACCATGGTTATCTTCTGCGTGACTGAGCAACATGCCCTTATCGCCCAACAGATGCACGTTACGCCGCTGAGTGCAGGATTCATTAACATCACTGCAGACTGTGGCCAGGTGTGCGTAGAGATCGAATGCTACGGTGAGTCAACAAGTCTTGGATTGACTCCAACCGAAGAAGACAGTATACTAGCTCGTAAATTGTTAGACCTCTAGCAGGAGGATCACATGTTCAACACACCAATGCCCCAGGTACGGTTTCGTGCCGGCGACGATCGCACCCTGTACACCAATGTAAACTTTGCACGTGACGTCGCACAGGGCCTGGCCAACACTTCCGGTGTGCCTGTTCCTATTCATCACGTAGTGAACGGCAAGCAAGGCATGATCCTGCACGATGTTCATCCAGAGAAGGGCGAACAGAATGTGGTTAGCTTCTTTGGTCGAGTAGCGGAGAAACTGCGTCGTGGTTGAGTTCGTTCGTTTCGATGCTGATCCAAAGCTCCACATGGAACGGCATGTGGTGGCCGTAGGCTGTACGTTCTGGCAGAAGCTATGGCTGATTGGGTTCAGGGGCTTCCAGCCTCATCCCTTTCTGGGTGCCAAAGGTCACCCGTTTAAGCAGTATCCGATCAAACAAAAAGGTTGACATTTCCAGCCAGACCAAATATCATATACTTGTTAGTTAGGAGTTTGGAGAAGACCATGTCACTAGATAGGATCATTGAGCGAGTTAACGCTCGTCGCCAATTCGAGAACGAGTTCTGCACTGGTGCTCGTCGCGAGATGATCGCTCACCCTCTGGAGTCGGACGACATTGAGTCGCTCTGCTGCCACATCGAGAGTGAGCTCAGTCCTGAGAATCTTCACTGCGACGGAGAAATTTCTCCTCGCGAAGCCAAGCACAAAGCCGAAGCACTGCACCGCGCATACGACGAGCTGTGCCAGCGCTATGCTTGTGTGCGGGAGTTGTACGTATGACTGAGTATGGTATTGCGACGCCCAGCGCTCGTGTTAAGATGCAGGGCTTGAGCAAAGAGGAAGCTTTTGCCTACATCGAGACTGAGGGGCAAAGCGGTGAGTTCGTAATTCGCAAGTGCCCGCCGGGTATGGGTTATCCCAAGGACGAGTGGTATGCAACTGCTACTGGTCATACCCTGGGCCAGATACGGTACGCACTAACGCTGGAGAATTAATGCCCTGGTAGCTCAGCTGGATAGAGTAGTGGCCTTCTAAGCCATCGGTCGGGGGTTCGAATCCCTCCCAGGGTGCCAGTTAGAAGAGACCTCTCGGTGTATGCACACCGGCTGGAGCCAAAACTCGCATTATCAGTGTAGCTACCCGGGAAGGGTTATACTGATACTAAGGCCCGGTCAAGCGCAGACAAGATCTGTGAGAGAGGAGATTCTTTACCAGAGAGGCAAGACATGAAAGACGTTAAGTACATTGCATTCGAGAACGAATTCGGCAACGACGATCTTGTGATCTTTTCGAACCAGGTTATCCATTCCGAAATGGCTCGCAATCGACGGATCTTCCGTGAAGTGACGGGTGCTGGATTCATTCGCATTGGTGCTGACACGCACGGTGTGACTGTTCACTGTTATGGCAAGAGCGAAAGCCTAGGTGTCGAAAGTCGCGGAGAGATCGATTCCAACCTCGCCCGACGTGTACTGGATCTGCCCAGCAACGAGCGGAAAGTTTTTGAACAAATAGGTTGACAAGTGTTGGCAGCATTGCTATACTACACTTGCACGGCGCAGTAGCGACAATGGTAAGACTACGTTCGGTAGTCAGCAGGTTTAGCACAATACGCTAGGGCGAGGATAAGGGGCCCACCTGCAATGAACACAACTGTTAGGAGAGGGTACAGAATACCTTCCACTAGCGAGGTATAGCAGAGCATACCGCGGAGCAATCCCCGGATAGCACTGTTCGGCAACAAGCCGGCGAGCCAGGCAAGATGGCCAGGCAAGCGCCTGCTACGAGACGAAAGTCTGCCGCGAAGCTAGTATCTCCTGTCCTAACTGAAGGCCTGCGGATGAGTTATGGGCCACGGTGAATCAACGCACCGACCCATGACAAAGACCTTCCTAACAGAAGTCCGCTTAATCCCCTACGCCGGGGCCAGCAGCCGACACCCTGTACGGCGCACCCGGCACCCTTTAGCCCGCCATATGGCGGGCTTTTTTTTGGTTGACAATAATCTCCATCCAGCTTATACTGTGCACAGTTAGATAAGAGGACAGCACAATGGCAACTGAAGTTTACTTCACTGCAAAACAATCATACAATCCTGTGGGTTCCAGTCACTGGTTTACTTTTCCCCAGGAACTGCAGGAGACTGTGGATCGTGTGGTGTTTATGCATACGGACTCGGAAGAGCCTGAGATCCGTGCGCTGGCAAACGATGTATACCAGGACGAGGATTCCGACTACAGTGACCGTATGTGGCTGCGTTGTGGAAGTCGACTGTACGTGCTGTATCGTCGCCAGGGCGAATATCGTGTTGCCTCTGGGTTTGATCATTCGGGCGACGCTTCCGTTATGTGGCCCTTTGACAAGGACGAAATCATTGCACACTTTGCTGCATACGCGGAGTAAGCTATGGTCGCAAACACACGAGTAACACTGCCGCAATGTCGTAGCTTGGACTACTGGCATAAAGAGTACACCAGCTCTGACGGTGTAACCAAGTACACGGTGCACCTCACACACGACGAGCGTCAGTTCTCCTGTGAGTGCAAAGGATTTCAGTATCGTGGCGACTGCAAGCATGTGAAGCAGGCAGCTCAGGACTACTGTGGTTGGTGTGCACTGTGGTGCGACGAGCCATACGAAGAGAGTTCCAAGAAATGTCCTCGCTGTGGGGACGAAGTTGATTTCAGAAATCATATGGTATAATCATGAGCTATCCGAATTTCAAATATCTGGTCAAAGTGTTCCAGCCCGGCAACGACTGTGCTGTTGATCACTTCGATCAAGTGTTCCCTAACCCGGTGAGCAAAGGTGATACCGTTTGCTTTGGCGACGAAGCACTCGAAGTTGATCGTGTTGTTCACCACAACGAACGCGGTGCCACGTGGAGTGAAATCCACTTGACAGAACACAACTAATCTGTTACTATAAGTACAGTTAGGATTCGAGGATTATGTCATGGCAAGTTTGAAGAAAGCTATCGAAGAAAAGTGCAAGGATTGCATTTACGACGACACCAAAAACTCTGGGCTAGGCAGCTGGCGCCAGCAAGTTGAGGCTTGCCCTTGCACCGATTGTCCGCTTTGGCCAGTTCGCCCGGTCACTGTGAAGACACGGAACGCCAACCGAAAGTCAAAGGGCGGTGATGACAACATTCCTACCAAGGAGGTAGCATGAGCAACTCAGTTCGAGCCATTATCGTATTCGCTTTTGCGATGACACTGTTTACCATCGCCAATGTGGCCACTGCTGATTCCATCGACGACTTTCAGCAGTCGCTGCGAACCTTCGATACAGAGGTACTCCGCGAAGTAAAACAACCGGTCCGTCACGCGGCATCAGTGAGTGCACTGGTGGTATCACTACAGACGGACCTCCTGGGGAACGACAATGTTCAAGCTCCGTTTGATATCCGCGAGGTATCACAGCATACTGGTCGAGTTAGCCGCCAACGAGACAATCTGGCAACTGCCGCTCGCCGTGTTGATGTGTTCTTGAGATCCATTAGATAGTTGGATCCATTCTTCTGTTGCAATCTGTCACGGATGGCAATATCCTTTAACTGCACTTTGAACTAACCCCAAGGAGGAGCCTATATGGCAGGTGCAAAGACCAACACGAAGAGACGTGTTACCAAGAAGGAGCAGGCTTTCAAGATCTTCGACGCGAAACTGAAGATGCGAGCAGCCGGCAAGTTCGACAGCAACAAGGCATTCCGCAGAGCCTGCCTGGATGAGATGGTCAAGAAGATCGGCGTGAGCATTCCGTCTGCTGCTACCATGTACAACCAGGCCAAGCAGGCTGCAGAAGCTGACAACCCGAGCCTGGGCCTGGGTCGCGATCCCAAGAAGGTTGTGGTCAAGAAGCCCAAGGCAAAGGCAAAGGCAAAGGCAAAGCCCGCTGCACAGCCGGCTGAAGCTGAGACCCCTGCGGAGAGCAACGAAGAAGCAACTGCTTAATCGCTGCCCTGGGAGAATAAAAAGCCCGCCCTGTGGTGGGCTTTTTTTTGGTTGACATTTATATCCATCCATCTTATAATGTGTTTGTTAGCTAGGAGTTTGGATATGAAAATGTTCGAAATTGACAAAGGCACCCCTGCATTTCGCATCACTCCGAAAGGTGAGATCATCACCTGGATTGTGCGCAAGGACCTTTGCTACGGTGACATGAACATTGCTAGCATGCCTTACCGGTATGCTAACAAAGGCTCGGCCGATACGCTCGATTACTTGGGCGACCTGGGCATGACACTGGATGCCATCAAATGTGTACTCAACAAGCTGGATCGTTTCTCGCTGTTCTGGGAAGAAGGTACGCAGACAGGCGAACCCCACTTCTTACTAGTAGACGATCGCTATTGCCGGCTCATGGGAGAAGACCAATGACTCAAGTACCAAACTTTCCAGATTCTGGAATCCCCTCAAACGAGCCGGACTACAGCTTCTTCGAGGAACAGTTCTGGCAGATGATGCGGGCACTGGAAGAGAGGCATTGCCAGCGAGAAGAAGTGCTCAACCGTGACACTGTACGTGCTGCGTACAATGCCTGGAACCAACGCTTCGGCACTGACATGGTGCCCAGGTTTGACGAGGAGAAGTGGTAATGAAAATCGAATATTCATTCTGGTCGATGCTCACTGCTCGACGCAAGTGGTTCCGCAGTCGGATCAGCGATACGCCGATTCGCAACGTGTGGCTGAGCCTGTTCGACGAAGGTAAGAAGCTGCTGCAGAGCCTGGGTTTCTTTTTGCTCTGCCTGCTGGTTTGTCTTCTCAGCCCGCTGATTCCGCTGTGGCCATACTTCGCTGCATTCTGCAGTACCTGCATGAACTATCGCAGGGTGCCCACTGTGTGTGAGAAAGACTATGCCTTCGTGCAGAGCATCGATCGGGAGAACGTGTACAAGATCAGGAACAACCTCAAGTTGTTGAACACCAAGAAGGAACAATACGGCGTGGACAACATCACGGCTCGTGAATACTGCGAGCAGGCGCTGTCGGTGCAAAAACTCAAAGGAGTCGAGTAATGAAGCTGGTAGACTACTTCGTGATAATCGCACTGTGGTTTATGTACACGGTCAGCGGCATCTCAGCTGTCATGTATGGCCTGTATGCTGTCGCTGGATTCCTCAACAACCAAGGAGTCTTTGTGTTTACTGATGCCCATGTGTCTGTAATCACATACGCCCTGCTGTTTGCGATGACCAGCGGTTCGTGCCGGGCTACTCGAATCTCGCTGACTGCTGTCACTGAAGCACACAAGCCGGTACAGCCCCAGACCAGTACTGGTTGACAATTATCTCCAACCTGCTATAATACCTGCATAGTTAGGAGATCCAAGCAATGGTCAAAGTAGTACTCACATCAACACCTTGCACTGACGTCGAGACGATCACTGTCAAGGTGCCCAAAGGCAAGAAGCCGACAGTTGCACTGCTCAAGGATGCAGTGAGCAAGGATAAGTGGAAAGAGATCCACGCTGCATCTGACGAGCTGCGTAAAGCTGGCAATACACTTGCCGCTGCGTTTGCTGAGGTTCACAACGGCAAGAAGTACGACGACGAACTCAGCGGTGAGCTCACTGTTGCCCTGGACGAGATGATTGCTCCTCCGGTGCCCAAAGTGAAAGTCAAAGTCGGCAAGAAGAAGGACGGCACTACTGGTCCTGTTGCCGCTGACAAGAAGCCTGCTGCTACTAAGCCCAAAGGCAAGAGTGTAGCTGCGCAGGTTCGCGAGATGATCAAGGACAACCCCAAGCTGGGTATCCCCGAACTGATCGAACTGGTAGTCAAAGAAGGACTGCTGCCCGAAGGACGCGCCAAGGTGTATGTGCGCGAGAACGTGAAGAGGGTACGAGGATGAGAAAGACCTGCCACGGTTGCCCTCACTTGCAGGTGCATCGTTTCGCCTTCATGGGTGTTATGCCCAGTTGTGGCGCTGTCGAAGAACCTTTCATTGTCCCCCATCGCAGCGAACTACAGTCGATGGCCGAAGCTGCATCCGACCAGGAGTACGAAGTTACGTACTGGCGAGTGCCGGAGGATTGTCCGCTGAGTGCATCTGAGGTGCACAAGAGCAAAGACAAGGCGCCTGTCAGTGATTGGCAATTGGTCACACTGCGTCTAGGTGACGTAGAGGAGTACACACCGTGAAGTGCTATGTTGTGCAGCTGGCCGTGCAAGGAACGACCGAAGAACGAGTCGAGGCAAACTCCGAAGCTGAAGCCAAGCAATTGGCCATCGAAGAAGCACGGCTTTCTCTTGATCACGCCAATGCCCGTGTCATCGACATTCAAGTCGAAGGAGACGACGAATGAAGCGCTACTGGGACAAACCGAAGTACTTTACCTGGGAAACACGATGGTTCCTGCTCCAGATCGGAATCTCCGGTGACTGGCTGTGGTCGAACACACAGACTGCTACTGCATTCGAGAAACGTACTCACTACTTCACGATCAGTAAAGTATCGCGTGGTGACCTCACTGCTGTGAGCGTGATCATTCTTCCAGTGAGCATCATGTTTGGCCTAGTTTAAGGTTGACATCTCCATCCAACTGTCGTACACTGTGCACAGTTAGATAAGAGGACAGACTCATGCGCAACACGCTCGCTATTGAACTAATTACCAACGTGATGCAGGAGATACCTGCTGACCGTGCCCAGTCACTGCTGCAGGCCACTGTGAACTTCCTCGCTGTAGCAGAGAAAGAGAACCTTGCACATTTGCTGGTGCAGGTAGAAAGCCTGGAAGATGCATTCAGCGACATTCTCATCAACCGTGACAAGCTGCTGTCCGAGAAGGCGCCGGTGGTAGACATGCGTGGCTTCCCGCACATTGGCATGCCTGGAACCGGCAAGCATGAGCGTGTCACCGGGCTGTTCAAGACTGCTGGCATCGCTTCGCTGATCACGAATTTCTACGACCTTGCCAGCGAGAACGACTCTACGGAGTACACCCTGGACGACTTCAACACTCGCATCGGTGATCAGCTGCGCAGTGCCGCTGAAGATCTGGAAGACGGTGGCGGAGCGAGTTTCGATATGACTGACGTACATTTTGACGTCGAGGACGAGCTGGTACGCTCGGAACTTAACCAGGCCATGCACCGTGTTACCCACGCGATCATGATTGCCCTCCGCGAACGGGACGAAAGGAACATCCTGGACGCCCTTAACATGATGGGCGAGTCCGAATAACGGTTGACATTTCCATCCAACTGTCATACTATATACGCAGTTAGTTAGGAGATTGCAACATGTTTGAGATTACCCAAGACCCCAAAGCTGCCGGACAACACTGGCCCGACGTTTCATACCGCGGCCACAACCTGTTCGACATCTACTGCGACGATAAAGAGATCGGAGACCTGATCAGTGATCAAGGTAACGGCCTTGACATTGACTGTCAGGAAAGCTACCTGGGTTACATTCCCGACGAGGACTGCTTCCTGTCTGGCTGGGACTGCTGGTACGACGATTCCAACGACTGCGATCACTGCTGGGGCGAAACTGTCGACGAGGACACCGGTGAAGAGTGTACCCACTGTGATGGCAACGGTTACCTCGAAAGCGAGGACAGCGAGAACTTCAAAGGCTGCATGGCCAAGTTCGTGATAGACGACACAGGCAAGCTTTGTGTGCTCGAGATCATCCAGACCCACGGGCGCATGGTGTACTCGGACGATGTGCTAGCAGCCATGCACACTCGATACCCATCGTTGGTTGACCTTCGGTTGGATTGATCGTATACTGTGTGGGTTAGTTAGGACAACGGAGCAACACAATGAACTACCTTCCTGTTAATGTATACGGTGTACAGTCGGACAACACCTTTCTGTGCAGCGACAGCTCAAACTGTGGTGTGACCCTTACCCATCGTGACAAGCTGGTCGTGCCGCATGTCAGGGGCCAGTACACGGAGCAAGACGTCAAGGAACGTGGCATGGTCATCCTGGAACTGATGGAACCTGCTTTCCCTGGTTGCCCTCCGCGCTTCAAGCCTCAGGGCATCGCAGGCCACGCAATGTTTGGTGGTCGCTACGTGATGGGTGACAGCCGGTTCACTGAGGCGTACAGTAAGCAGCCTGTCCAGGTACACGATCGGGTGGAGTAATTCACCCGGTCCAATTTGGTCAGAGAAATTTCTCAACCAGAATTGGTCACCCGGCCTAAACGGCTTAGACAAATAACCCAGGCAAGATAGGAGGCATACACAATGATTTGGTACACTGTTATCATGCTGTGGTATGCTGTTGCCTGGGGATTCTTCCGTGCTATTGCTTGCGTATGTGCTGCTGCTGTGCTTACGTACATGTATCCTGGTGACCACTGGCAAGTGTCAATGTACCTGTGGACTGTGCTTACTGTGCTGTGTGTAACGCCTAGTTTGCTTGCTGCTGTGGCTGCAGGAGTCTACATTGGTAAATAGCTAGTATGAGCATTTCACTACTAGCTAACGTCCAAGAAACTGTCAACGCAATTGATCAAGGTCTTCGCCCAGTCGTAGACGACGGACGCGGAGATATCTACGTACTTAATACCTCCCGCAAACAGTTCGGCAACTTAGTGTTCACGCAGTTCGATCGTAACACACTGTTTCCTATTGCTAGCTTCACAGTGAGATATGGAACTCAGCATGTAATCAACGAAGTCCTATTCGGGGCTTTCTCTAGCAGGCGACAACTCGAAGAGATCATCGACATGGAGATCCCTGGTCAGGTCCGAGAAGAGTTCGACCCACGTATCATCCCTGGTTGCACCCCTACCTTCCCAACTGAGGTTTCGGATACACAAGGTACCCCAAAGTTCATACAAGGTACTTGACATTTCCATCCAATGTGCTATAATGTGGCACAGTTAGATAGGAGATGCAGACATGATACAAGTAACGCTGATAGACCAGACGATTGCGAAGAAGCGCAGTGACGTTACCTTCACTGAGATCCTCAAGTACAAGTCACACAAGCTGCGCGTTCGTATCCGTAGCAATAGCTACGACTTCCAAAACTCTGCAGTCATTGACCGGTGGGATGGCGCCAAGTGGAACGTGGTATACACTATCCCCTACACTGCGATGACCACTCCGGACGGACTGGCAACTGTACGTGAGCCTGCAACCATGCTGGGCAAATACTTCCTGGATGATCGCGAGAAGCTGGTCAAAATGGCCCTGAAAATTATTTCCTAAAAGGGTTGACTTTCAATCCTAGTGAAGGCATAATGTGTTTGTTGGCTGTTAGGAGCCAGCGACACACAGGAGAAAGAACATGTTGCAAGAAATTCGCGTACAGATCAACGAAGCTGGTGACTACTTTACCACTACGCCGTTCCAGCTGAGCCAGTGGCGCACTGGACTGAAGCTGGAGCACGAGACGGGCATGTCACTGTCACGTGGCCAGAAGGTATCAACGCACCTGCGCAAGCTGTTTGGCTGGAAGCGTTCAGTCAAGATCAGCACCATGTACAATGCGGTATGCCAGATCCAGAAGGACGTTGACGAGTCGCTGGGCCTGGAGCCGCGTGAGTTCCCCAAGCTGGGCCAGTACTGGAAAGACAAGCAAGAGAGCGCCGCTTAGGCGCTCCACTCCCCAGGAGGATTCCAAAATGGAAATGGATTCACGAGACATCGGTCTGATGATCGTTGGTGTGCAAGAAGGCGTCTCAGTAACTGTGTGGCGACCTGGTACTAGCACTGTGCTGATCAAGGACCCTGTGACCTGGGTGGACCTGGACTGCTTCTCGGTTGACACGGAGATGACTCCGGACGAGATGATTCGCTACGTTGGCGAACGCATCCAGGAAGCCGATGACCTGTGCGACGATGGTCAGCCCACCGAGTACGAAGAGTGGCAAGACTTCCACGGTGGTGACGATTGGGACCACGGCCAGTTCAACGACGGTTGCTGAGGGGTTGACTTTTGGATGGATTAGTGCTAAAGGATTGGCTGGAAAATAATTTAAATTTCTGGTTGACGAAAGGCACAAGTTTCCATATAATTGTTTTTGAAAGTTAGGCATACACTGCTTTCAGGGCGTTGCGCTAGGCCCATACTAAACTAGACGCACTGACATATATCAGAGGAGATCACTATGTCAAAGGCAAAAACCAAGCGCGAGATCGCTAACGGTGTTTTCAACAAGGCTCTGCCCACCCGCGAGAAAGTCGGTGATCGCAAGTTTCGCCAGAACGTCCTGGTAGCGATCGAGAAGCGCACTGGCGCCACTCGTCCGCAGGCTGCTACGCTGTACAACTTCGCCAAGAAGACTGCTGTTGCTGCCGGCCTGACCCCCGACTTCAGCCGCTCTGCCAACACTGCCAATGTACCCCAGCCCGCCGAAGGCGACAACTGGAAGGCCGTGGACAAGGAGTCCGGCGAGATCCTGGGATACGGTCCGAGCCGCGCCAAGACCCGCGCTGCCTTCGAAGGTGCAACCGTCAGCAAGATCTAACGCTGTCGGCCATCCAGGTCTTACAGGGCTCTTCGGGGCCCTTTTTTTATGGCCCCACTTGGTTGACATTCCATTCAAAAGATAGTAAGCATGGTTGGAAATTAATGGTTGACTTTCAACCTGCTGAATGTATACTAGTGGACAGTTAGGTAGGAGATGCAGACATGAGTTTAGACCTCGTTATTAAGTACAAAGCGCACAACGAACGCATCACGCAGATTCGTGACCTTGCTGCTGAAGCTGTGTTGCTTGAAGAAGCTGCTATACAAGCTGAGCGCAAGTTCGACCACGAGAAGGCGGAAGAGCTGCGCCACGACAAGCGCAATGCACAGAGCTTGATCGGTATGCTGGTCATTAACTCACTCAAGGAACAAGGAGAGCTGTAATGGGCGCTGACACGTTCACAGCTACCGAAGCGGAAGTCGAGAAAGCTCGCATCGGGATCGAGATGCAGGCTCAGGCCGCTGGGTTGGATTTCGAAGACCCCAAGGTACGCCGGTTCCTGGACCAGATGATCGAGACCACCGCTGCCCACTTGGCCTGTGAGCGGTTCCAGCAAGATGTGATCCATCGGGTCACTGCAGAAGGACACTGGTCACCCGATGGCTGCCAACACGTACACAAGCCCGAGGAGGAAGTCTAATGTATTTCGCAGTCTTCCTCACAGCGGTACTGATGGCGTCCGGGTTCAAACGTTTGCCCGATCAACCGGCCCTTGTTATCGCGGTTTCTATCATCTTCCTAGCCATGTGCCGGTCGGAGTATCTGAAAGATAAGAAACGGCGTGAGATTGAAACTAGTGGTTGACATTCCATCCAACTGTGCTATACTAGCGGACAGTTAGGAAACGAGGAGAACTGCAATGGCAACTAACATGGCAACTGGTGAAGAGATGTTTGCCGCTGGCATGATGAATCTCGGAGGGTCTGGCTGCGGTACCTACGAGTATTTCTGGAGGCCTGGAACTACCACAGTGTACATGCGCAACATTGACACCGATGACATGCGCGAGTGGGGAGAGTTTGACACTGTGCCCGAGGATGCCGAGGAAGCCGAGGTACTCATAGAATATATGGAAGGGGACGAATGGTAATGGAAAAGTCTACGAAGGTACGTTACTCCACTCGTAAGTATGACGGCGATGACCAGTATAGCTGGGCAGTCTTCGCCAGCAACCAAACCCACCCCGTGGTAACGGGCTGCTCTAGATCTGAAGCGCAGTACCACAAGAAAAAGCTCGAAAAGAAAGGTTGACATTTCCAACCAAGACGCTATACTAGTGGACAGTTAGGAAAGGAGCACGGAACATGAGCAACGAAGTCATCGAGCACATCAAGCAGATCAACGAAGAGAGCCGCAAGCGCATGGCCGACAACCCCAACCTGTTCATTGGTCTCCTCACTGAGGACCCCAACCACTGGGAAGAGTACAAGACCGTTGAAGAGTTCGAGGTGGCCATGGCCAAGGAGAGCTTCATTAACGTGTTCAAGAGCTACGAGGGCATCAAGCCTCGCTGGGAAGACTTCACCCACGAAGATGGTACTCCGATGACTTCCAAGGAGATCAACAAGATGACCTCCGACTTCATCGAGCGGGAGGAGAAGTGGGCACGGGAAGAGGCCGAGCGTGAAGAACGCGAAGAGCGCGAGCGTAAGGCCCGTGTAGCCAAGCAGGCTCGTGAGTGCACCCCTACACTGGGTGACGTGTTCGGTGACGTGCTGAGAGGTGCACTGTGAAGACTGTAGAGGGTGTCATTGGACTGAAGGTAGCCAACGGCAGTATGTCCGTTCAGGAAGCCGACAGGATGCTGCGGCACTATCGATCAGAGCTGGCGTTCATCCAAGCTGGCAAGGACGATACCGAGATCCCCAAGTTCCCCTGGGGACTAGCATGGGCAATCACTATACCTTGGTTCGTGTTCGGTGCAGTTCACATCTTCTACTTAGTAGCGGAGTTAGTATCATGACCATATCCACAAAGTTTGGTAGCCGCTGGTACGAGTTCCCGAATCACAGTCAAGTCCAAGATGCATACGTGCTCTGGGGCGATGGCTGGGAGGACGAGGAAGGTGACCAGGAGGCTTTCGAGAACGAAATGACTGCTCGAGGTATTGACTGGATCTTCGATGAGAGTGCCTTGGTGGATTCCTATGTCGACGAAGCACTGGAGGAATCGGAACTCGGGCAGCATTGCCGCTACATTGAAAGCCAGTTTGAAGGTCTGGCCCAGAGCGAAGACTATCCGATGATGCTCCAGGTGCGAGACTCCGAAGGTGGTCAGACCAACTGGCTGAATATCACGCCTCGCCAGGCCCAAAAGATCAAACAGATCCTCCGAGACGAGTAACCACTGTATAAATGTACAGTTGACAAAAGTTTCCATCCTGCTATACTAGTGGACAGTTAGGTAGGAGATGAAACAATGGCAAAGCAGAAATTGGTAACGCGCCAGCAGGTCATTGCAATCGTGAACGCCAAGTGGGAAGCGGCACAGAAAGGTGACACCGAAGCACGCCGCTTCCTGGAACAGTACATCGGCAAGGCTCTGATGGTACTGTTGGATCGTCAGACGCAAGACGAGCAACGCGACACCACTGTGAAGTACCGCAACGAAATGGGCTTCACTGGCGCTGATGGACGTAGTGGCACTATTGCTGCTCGCACCTACCTCAAGTACAAGGGCTTCCCGGAAGACTGGATGCTGAAGCAATGGGTCAAGCCCAATCGCAGAGGCGTGCCGCGTATCGCCAAGTACTGGAGACAGCTGAACGAAGCTGCTATCCAGAAGGCCCGAAAGGCAGCCTACCAACAACTGAAACTGAACACTGGTTGCACTGCAGAAGACTATCGCACTGCAACCCACGGAGCGTAACATGTACTTCGACAACTGCGGACTCGTAACCGACGATCAGGGTGACCAGCGCATTTACATTGCCTGGAGACATGTGCACGGGATCATGAAGTGGCTCCAGGACGGGAAGTCCTACTTGACCTACCCTGGGCATTCATTCACTCGCCAGCAAGTAGGCTTCCTACTTGCTTACTATGGAGAGGACTAAAATGCAGGCAGTAGCCCTACTCGAGATCCATCGCAAGTTCCACGGCAAGGTGCGAGAGTTTCGATTCCAGAATTCCCAGTACCGTGGCTTCTATGGTGCTCTGGTCGATGATCCGCAGATGGTGGCCCAGCGCACTGCCGTTCACGCAGTCCGGCACGATCCCCACCTCACTGCTCAGCTCAGTTTCATGAGCTTCGACACCAACGAGCTGCCCGACTATAGCAAGTGGTGGCACGTGAAGGTGGACCGCACCAACGTTGATGACTACCAGGAGATTGATCTGTGAAGAGTGTATTGACCTCCATTGTGCATCACCAGTTCGCTCAGTGTTGCATCCAAAACACATTGGTAGAGCTTGGCAGGCATCCTCGTAAGTTCGAGCTCGATCAAGCCCGCTGGCGCGCCGACGAGTTCATCCAGCTGGCCAATCAAAGCTGGGGCCGTGGTAACTGGTACATCACAGGCTTCCGCAGAGTAGGAGTCTTCCTGCGCCCCAGGGTGAGGTTGACAAACTGACCAATTGATGCTATAGCCACCCAAAAAGAAATGGTCGAATAAATGGTTGACGTTGGGGCTGGTTGGATGTATCATGTGTTTTGTTAGCTGTTAGGAGCTAGCAACAACACACAGGAGATAGAAATGTTTTTTGTTAAGATTGAAAACGCCAAGCACAGAAATCAAAAAGTGCCCGTTGATGTCTACCCTGTCGTTAAGGACTACGACGAAGACAAGGGTCAGATGACGATCCTCACTGACGGGAAGACCAAGCCCTTCCAAGTCAAGAACGCTCGCATCAAGCTGGACGAGGGCGACTTCTTCTACTGCAACAAGGACGGGGAAGCTATTGACCCGGACACGATCCGCTCTATGCAGAGCGCTGCAGGCGAAGTTGAAACTGACGAAGCTGCTATTGCTGAGTTCCTCGCTAACGAAAGCGAAGACGACGCAATGGAGCGCATCGGCAAGCAGTTCCAAATGCTGGAGCGTATCACTGACGCGAGTGCGCGAGGCATTGTGCGCGGGCTTGTAGTGAGTGGTCCTCCCGGCATCGGTAAGAGCTTCGGCGTGTACAAGCAATTGGCCGAAGCGAACCTGACCCGCAAGCTTGCAGACGACGCTACCTGCTACGACATCGTGAAAGGCACTTGTACTGCGATCGCACTGTATCAGTCGCTGTACTTGAATCGTCACAAGGGCTTCGTTACTGTGTTCGACGACTGTGACGACATCCTGTTCGACGACACTTGCCTGAACATGCTCAAGGCAGCACTGGACTCGGGCAACAAGCGCATACTGAGCTATCGCGCAGAGAGCCGTGTGCTGAAGGAAGCTGACATCCCCGACAGCTTCGAGTTCGAGGGCAGCATCATCTTCCTTACGAACTTGGACTTCGAGGCCCTGAGCCAGTCGGACAAGAAGAAGGCCATGCACTTGGGTGCTATCGTGTCGCGCTGTCACTACCTGGACTTGGAGATCAGCACTCAGCGTGATCAGCTGCTTCGCATCAAGCAGATTGTACGCGCAGGCATGCTGGACGAGTTCGAGTTTGAGAACGGCGAAGAGCAGATGATCGTAGACTGGATCTTCCAGGAAGCGAACTACTTGCGTGAGCTGAGCCTGCGCATGGTCAAGAAGATTGCTGACTTCGTAGCAGCTGAACCTAACAACTGGGAAGACTTTGCTGTGAGCACTTGCTTGCGCAAGGACGCTCGTTACAGAAGGATGCTGGAGGCCAAGAAGGAGTCCTAAGGGACTCCAACCTCCCCCGACCGAACATCTCCTGACCTGGACGCCCTAACACGGCGTCCTTTTTTGTTGGAGCCATTTCGAGCTTGCGCTCCAACACAGGAGCCCGGTATACTGTGCCCAACAATAACAAAGGAGGTTCAGCAATGAACACACAACTAGTCCTGGTCAACACAGAGACCAACGAAGCAACATTCTTTTCTACCATCACTGATGCAGCTCAGTACCTGCGTCGTGACACCAGCACTGTGAGTCGTGCGCTGAGTGGCGATCGTAACTGCCGCACTGTAGCAGGCCACGTAGCAGTAGCAGTACCTGAGTACCTGCTAGGCTAACACACTGCTAGCCCCCTACCCGATAAGCCCGCTCCGTGCGGGCTTTTTCTTGGATTGACATTTTGGTCCATTGGCAGTATCATATGCTTGTTAGTTAGGAGTTAGGAGATCAACCCATGCACAACCTGAGCCAACTCAAGCGTGAATGTGAACAGCGCATTGAAGAGACCATCCAGAAGGTTGAAGCACACTACGACATCGAGTTCCCCCGTGTGCCTATCGTGTGGAGTCGCAAGATGACATCCACTGCTGGTACTGCTCGGTACTCGCGATTGACCTACAAGCCCGTTCGCATCACACTGAGCGAGCCCTTGCTGAAACTGAACCCCACTGAGTTCGTGGACGACACCCCTGCCCACGAAGCAGTACACCTGCTGGCCAACTTCATTCACCAAACGGACTGTGGTCATGGTCCCAAGTGGAAGAGCATGATGCGCTTGGTAGGTGCACCCACAGATCGTACTCACAACATGGAGACGCCCAAGACTGGTACCGCACACCACTGTCGCTGTCGTGTGTATCACCTGGGCCCAGTTCGCACTCGCAAGATTGCCAACGGCTTAGCTTACACCTGCAAGACCTGTAAGCACAAGCTGGTAAGGGGCATGGGTCCTTTCCAGTCAGCCAGTGACCGAGTAGAGGTCCGCCCTGAGAAGCCGCAGGAGAAACTGTTCCGCCCCGAAACTGAGTCAGGTACCAAGAGCTCCATGGTGCGTGATTGGATCCGCAAGTTTCAGAAGTCGGGCATCATGGACGCGAATGTGATCTGCGGCTCGGACAAGATCATGAGTGAGATCTGTGCATCAACTGGTTTGGATCTCGCCCTGGCCCGCAAGTATGTACGCAACAACTGGAGCAAGGTATGAAGCGACTGGCACGTAAGATGGCAGGCCCACTGTGCTTGATACTGATGGGCGCACTGTTCGGACTGGTAATAGGAGTACAACTATGAACTGGCTCAAGTTTGTGGGAGCACTGGTAATCTTGCTCCTCATATCGTTCATGGCAGTGAGAGCATTCCAAATGCTGTGCGAAGACCAGGGGTCAGACGAATGAGACTGATACCTTTCTTGTTGCTCATTGTGTTTCTAATGGGCGCACTGATCACTGTGATGCTATCGGAATGGGATGCCCAGTATGAAAGAAGCCAAGCGGAAAGAGTCAGAGATGCCATTGGTCATGTGTCTACCCGTGATCATATGGATCGTGTGTGAACTCAGTTACAGAGTGTAGGAGGAAGGTAATGTACAGCCCTAGAAGAGGATGGGTGATACACCATATAGTCATACTGGTTATCAACGCAGTGGGCTTTGGTGCGCTGATGCCCATCGACGCGATCGCGTACAAGATGCTGACTGCCTTGGGAGCAATGACATCCACTTGGCTGCTACTGAGCGAAGTGTTTCGAAAGGCACCCGAGGAGAGCAGTGACTGAGTGACTTCCTAAAATATCCCACGGAGCCGGCTGTGTGCTGAAAACCCCAGAACTTGGAAGCCGGTGGCAATCCGCTACTCAAATTTTTTGGGTACAGTATAGGCCTCCCCTCCGTATACTATTAATGCCCCTCTCTAGAACTATTCACTAACTGTGTGCTCTACTGTATATGCATAATCTGTGTTCTCAATCTGGGTGAGCTAGATATATGGGCAAATCTCACTTTAACTTGTAAAAATACCCCTCAAACCGGGCAAAATCACAGAACAAATCCGGTCTGCATAATGTGAGCAAGGGTTTTGGTTTTTGAATGTATTCGACCCGAAATCATAAGTTGACTATTCACTAACTGTGCTGTACAGTGTGAGCTCTATTAACTGAGTTACTCACTATGCACAAGCGTCAAGTACAAGGTATTCAATTTGAAGCGGGCTACACAGGCTTTATGGTTGGTTTAGGGATAGCTATGAGCATGGCAGCATTTCAGCAAAGTGAAACATTCATAGGTTGGGTGTTTGCTGTGGGTAGCTTGTCACTTTTTGGCTTGTTTGTACGCAACTACATTCGTGCACCAGGAGAAACAGATTAATGTTTAACTCATTCTTTTTAGGTGTGCTGTTTGCAAGCTCTACCATAGTGAGCGTGTCAGCAGTGGTAGGTGCAGGTCCATTTTCAATAGCGCTAGCAAGTGGTGCTATCAGTGTAGCTTCACTGTTTGGGTTTTGGTATATTTCACGATGACATTCAATTCTGTACAACTCAATCGTTTTACTGGGGCAGTATTCACTGTGCTGGGTTTTGTGCTGCTGGGTTCCGAAACAGATGCTCACTTGGGGATATGCTTGCTGGCAGGAATGGGCATATTTGTAGGTGGGGTATTCACAGGAGCAGCTACTCGTGAGTAACTTGGATAGATTCACTGCCGTTGTTACTGCGGTTTGGTACTTGGTATTCGTGCCCTGGTTTGTGATCACATTTACTGATTCTGCGTGGGCGTGGTTTGTGCTGGGTGTGATTGTGGTCCTAGCACTGGTTGATCTGTATGTGCTTTGTGTACATCGTGTGTGGCCATGGCAGTGGTATCGGCTTAGAGAGGAACACAATGACTAAATGGGCGTGGGCTGCGGCAGCGGCGGCGTGGTTCAGTCTAGCGGTGTGGGTCTTGTTTCTCGACCTGGGCCCAGATTGCCAGCCGGATATCAGCCAGAGCTGTGTGCTGGTGCCAGCCCTAGGTCTAGCTGTGTTTGTGGCTCTGTGTGCTGTGTGCATGGCACAAGCTGTGTGTTATCCCGGAGAGGCAGATGACTAAACTGACCAAACTGTTGATCTGTGGTGGTAGTTTGATTGTGGGTGGTACTGCTATGACTCTTGCGGGCTCGGATCTGGGCTTGATCGGATGCTTTCTGGGTGGACTGCTCTTAGGTCGAGCTGTTAGACTGTGGGATTCAGGAGAAAACCTGTGAGCTTTCGACCTTTCCGTGATCTGCGAGACAACTTTACTCTAATTGCGTTTGCAGCAGGTGTTTCGGTTGGAGCGTTCCTAACTGCTCCTTCGGTGACTACTCTGCTGGCTGTGGTGGGTTGTGCTGTAGTTACCCGACTGGCCTATCTTAGATCGGAGAAAACTGATGAATTTTAATCCTATTGAAAACCCCCTAGATGAGCTGTGTGTGAACTGCTTTATCTCAGGTATCCTGGCAACCATGTGCTATTTTCGGCCCAGCTTTCTAGCTGCGTTCTGTGTGTCGGTTGCTATTATCCTTACTTACCGAGCCTATTCTAAAACTCGGCAGGAGATGACAGATGAAGTTTAACCCCTTTGAAAACTCTATTGATATGTTGACTGTCCAAGCTGTTCTTTCGGGCGCGATCCTGGGAGTGTTTGTCAGTAATAAGCCCAGTATGGTTGGTGCTGTGTTTCTGGGACTGGCAGCAGTGTTCCTGGTCCAAGCATACAGGCGTGTGCGAAGATAACTGTGCTGATAATTGTTCAGGGAGAAACCAGCGCTAGCGGCGGGCTGCGGCGGTGAGATCCGAACTCCACAGCTTCCTGGGCGTGATCCTTCTGCTCTGGAACTGTTTTCAAACAGGCATGACTGCGATCATATTCTCCATTGAGCAGTTCGGTGATCTAAACGTTGTGGTTGCGGGTCTTATGCTTGGGTTTGGTATGTGGTACACCATGAACTTCGCTGGGCATTGGATGGATCCAAGAAGCACCGAGGAACAACTGGGTGGGTGAAACTGGTGTACTTTTACTGTGCATAGTGATCACGGTGTGGTACCTAGTCACAGTGTCTTTGACTGCTGCACTGCTAGGACACTATGTTGATGTGAGTGATGCTCTGCTGGTGTTCTTTTGGGGTATTGCTACCTGCGCGAATGTGATCAATTATATGGAAAGTGTACACCTGGAGAGTCGTTTATGAACCCGGGATTTGTAGCTGTGCACATCGGTCAGATCATATGGTACTGGGCACTGGCTAGCTTGTGTTCTGAAGCGATGTATGCTGCTAATGAACTTTGGTGGGTTAGCAAACCGGCCACTGTGAGCTCAGTGGCTATTCCTATCATGCTTCACTGCCTCAACAACTTGATCAGCATGGACGACTTTTAATGCTCATGCCCTTTCGAACTGCTCTTGGTGTGATTGTGATCCTGTGGTGTTGCACACTGGGCGGTGCAGTGGCCCAGGCACTAGAGTTAGTGGAAACAGCACTGAACTGGCCCCGGGGCATTTTATCTCTCAGTTGGATGGTGTTCACAGTGTATTCTGCACTGAACTGGGTAGACGGTGTAGCGCCAGAGGAGATGGAGTGGTGAGTGGCTGGCAAATGACACTGGGTGTATGCTTCATAGTATGGTGGAGCTCGGTTGCTTCGAGCATAACCACATTCTGGATATTTTACGGCATGAACTTGGGTGACATACCTGTTGTGCTGTGTGTGCTGACTCTGTGCCTCGTGAACAGTTTTCGATGTGCCGAACTGTGCTGGAATCCGCAGCAGTGGTACTATAGGATGATGCTGCAATGATAAGTCCGTGGGAACTGCTTGGTACTCTGTGTACCATAGTATGGTGTATGTTTATGATCAGTCTCATACTGTCTGTATCACTGTACATTGTGTCTCCTTATCTTTTGAGCGCGATTGCCATAGCAGTGTCGATAGTTTCTACTGTGCTGTTTGGTCTCAATCTTTCAGAAATTATACATCCCACCCCCCGTTCTCCCGGTGACTTTTTTAGCCATGGATTTTAGTCCGGGGTGGTTAACGGTTCACAGCACACTACAGATAGTGACCTGTAGCTTAGGCGCTGTGTACTGTGCACAAAGTTTCACAGAAGCCGGAGTGCTGGTATCAATGCTGTTTGTGTTTACCACGTGGTGGTTGTTCAACATGCTGGAATATTGCTGGGAAGAGCAGAGGGCACCCCTATGAGTTTTCGCACTAGGGCCACAGTGTTTTGGTTTTTTGCACAGTACATGATAGTGTCAAGTGGAATACTGATTTCGATGCCAGGAAATGGAGCTCTTCCAATCGCAATAGGGTTCGTACTGTTTAACATTCATGCGTGTTATAACTTTGATCGAGAGCCCCAATCAACAATATGGTACTGGCATGAGTGAATCGCAATACATGGACATAGCTTCTTTTGGTGCTCTCTGGTGTATAGCACTGGGTGTACTTGGAGGCTGGTTCTGCTTGAACTACAATGCAGTGTGGGCACTTCTGTACATGGCGATGTGCGCTGGCACAGGACTGAACTGGATTTTCTGGTGTGTTAGTCAGACACATTATTTCCATTTTCGATTCGGAGATGCCTAAGTGACTGGCAGAAGCCGGCCCAGGTCTGGCAGCTCTAGCTGGCTGTTCATAATCTCATCGGTCAGCTATGGCTTTGCAGGCAGTACCATGTTCATGTTGATACTAATGGGCATCCTAAATGATCCAATCACTGTATCAGCTGCACTGGTGGTAGGAACACTGTATATTCATCAGATTCATCTGTTTGTGAAGCTAATACCGTGACAGTTCAGTTTCGTTGGATATTTTTATTAGTGCTATTTGTGTGCATAGGCAACAGTGTGTACAGCACCTGCTTAGAAAACTTTGAGCATCCTGAGTTAGTGTTGGGCTCAATGACTGCGATGATGGTAAACTTCGGTACTGTAATGAACTTAGCTCGTTGTGCTCAATCGTGACTAGTGGAACAAAACATACCCTTGTACAGTTACTGAACCTAGTAACATGGGGTGCAATTGCAGTACTGTGTAACCACATCGAGGTCAGTCCCCACCCTGCTGTGAGCTTTTTACTGTGGTTCTTTTTGGTAGTGACCACAGTGTTGCTATTTCTTCATCCTTTTTGTTATTATGCACAAGGACGAAGCGACAAGGGATCAACGGAACCATGGTAACTGCTACAAAGTCTATCTTGCAGGGTATCCTTGTGCTTTGGATGCTGGCTAACCTAGCTCTTGCTTTGTTGGCAATTGGCGGGGGCCTAGGACTACTAGTATTCTGGGGAGATTGGGACGCAGCAGTTACAGCTGGTCACATATTGTATTCCCAGTCGTCGCAGATGACATTTGCTGTGTTCGCGTATTCCGAGATCGAAGAGATTTGATATGTTGGCATTGTTTTTCAGTGCAATGACTGTGGTGGCTCTGCTGTTTTATGGAATAGTGACGTTGCTGTGGCTAGATACTAAACAGTACCATCGTCGAGCAAAAGGATGGTGTGCTTCGGTTATCGTTTCGTCTATGTTTGCGATGTTACTCACAGTAGGCCTAATTGATTATCAATTAGTCAAACCGGAAGCTCACGCATTGCTAGCTTCGTTTGGTGCACTAAGCGTGTTCGTATTGACAGGGATATACGGAGATTTAATTCACGACATGACTTTGATAGATTGGTGGGACGATGACAGTTAACATTCAGGTGATGGTTAACAAATTATCATTCTTTATACACGTCGGTCTGTTTGTGGCTATCGCACTGAGCATGGTGTTCCGAGGTGTGCACGATATTGTGACTGAGTGCCTGTTCTTTAGTCTGCTTGTGATAATTCCCTTAGGTATGGGCTTTGGTTCGGAGGATGAATGAAACTTACAAATCTTTTGTGTCCAGCTGATCTTTCATCTGCTAGCAACTCGGAACTGGTGTTAATGTTCTTTCGGCAGAGTTTCAGTCTAGCAGTGACTCTTATTCTGTCGTTGCTTGCATGGCACTGGTGGATCCTTGTGTTGTTGGCCTTCCTTGCTTGGTTGTCTGGATCGTTCTGCTATCACGGATGGCAAGAGCTTGAGCGTCGGCTAGACAGTGACAGTTGAAGAACTCATAACTGCCTTTTTCTCTGCCACGTGCTTCTGTTCTGTGATGACCGCAGGGCTCGTTGTGCAATCGGCAGGACTGGGATGTGTGATGCTGTATTTCACACTGCTGTTCATGCTACCAATGGTTTCCGACGATATGTCGCCTGGATTGCTTTGATCTAATAAATAACTGCATCACTGTTGTTGGAGATATCGATGCACTGGCCGTGGCAACCGAAACAGAACGAACTGGACAGCCAATCCTTGCGTCGCCTAAAACAGTGGTACAGAATTCTCCTCGCTTCACGTTATATCTTTACTGCTGCACTGCTAATATCTTTGCTTGTGCTGATATCAAACTCACTGTTTGTGCCTTGCTTAATCTTACCCCTTATGTGGTGGTATATGTGGTGGATTTTGGGCAAATTTATCGACGATGTGGTGGATTATGCCCAAGACATCGTGGTATACGATCATTGTCCTAAATTCAAGCACAAAATCTAATTGACATTACCACAGTTTGGTGCCATACTTCACTGAACTAAATGTGTTGCTAGAGGAAACACTGTGACCGCTAATCGTATTGGGCCAGGCTGGCTAATCTTCATGGGTGTTATTTTTGTGCTACAGGCCCTAGGCGCTGTTGCTCTTCAAACAGCATCAGAAATTCTCGCATTTGTTGGCATCGGCTGTTTCTTTGTGTACGAGCTTGTACGCTACATGCGACAGGTAGAATGGTCCGATTGGCATCGTAATCAATTCTTTGCATTCGGGTGTTTCTTTCTCATGATGGCATTTTATGCAGACCCAGATCCGTCTGGGTTTGGACAGGTCTTGAAATGGTTCTACATACTGGGCACAGTGTGGTTCACTTTCGGACTCATCGGAATCTACTATCAGTCAGTGAGAGGCGAAGATGATTAAATATGTGCTGATCCTGTTCATCAATTTTGGTCATCCGGATATTCCCAGCGACCAGTGGAGCATCTCGGTAACCAAGATCGACAAACAGTTCCAGAGCGAGAAAGACTGTCACCAGTTCGCTCGTGAAATACGAGAAGCAAACAACATGTTGAGCAAGGTCACGGAAGCTCACATTTGCCAACCTGTGGAGTTCGAGGCGCCATGAACCAAACGATCAATTGGAAAATCCGTCTGTTCCATACCAAGAGCAGTTTTTACTGGCTGTGGACCGGAACACTGTTCTTTGGCCTTGCTGCAAGATTCTTGGTGTTACGAGGAACCGTAGAAGCCGAGCAAGTCTCCTTGCTTACTGTGTGCATAGGCATGCTGTGTGTGAGTGGCACTATTGCTTACGTAATGGCACACAAGGTTCGCCACGAATTTGATAAAGTGAGAGTTTCTAAGTGGCACAGAGAACGTTACACCGAAGAATAATGGACAGAAATGATCCGGTGTGTAACCTTGCAGGTGCAACACTTTGGTTCATTGTCGCTATCGGTCAGTTTCTTCTGCTCGAAGATTATCACTCAGAGTCAATACCATTTATGACAGTGATGGTTGCGGTTTCCGTTGCATGTTCTGTGCTGTTAGCAACCGGCCAGATATTCACTGCATACGAAAACTACACCAAGCACACTGTTGAGTCGATAGAAGTAGCACAGTGGATTCGCTTCCGAAACAGCTAGATCCAGGACGCTACGCAACCATGTGTGACTACATTCAGTGTGGCATCGACAATGGTCTGGATATAGAAGAAATCACTCCCTGTGATCTGCATACCGAACTTTGCGACTATGCAGATCTTCCTCAAGAGTTAGGTATTTCTTCCAGAGATCTACAAACCTATCTTTTTTATTGGTACTGGTTACGATAACAGGATAGCCGCTAAATAACAGTATCAATTCCAACGAGGCAGAGATGCTGCAAAAACTGTATTTAGGGCTATGTTTTACTCTGCTGTTTTCTGCAATGGGCTTCTTCTTTCTCGCTGCATACACACTGCACTGGCTATGGGCAGGCTTAATGATATTGTGCTTAATAGCAGCTCAAGGATCATGGCGACGAATGGAGCGTCTTCAAGACCGTCGGCCTGATTGACAATATCGCCAACATGTCTTATAATTACGGCATGTCAAACTCTGATAACGAACAACCTATACTGCTCGGCAATTTTTTGCTGTTTTTTGGGCACGCCTTAGGAATTTTCCTTGCATATCTTACGCTGGGTGCAATATTCGCGCCAGGCGAGAAAGTATGGCTCGGTATACTGTTGATGGGAGGAATCACTGTCTGGCAGGCACGTAGCACAGGAATACTCCAGCAAAGAATGAGATCTTTAGAACAAAACGATCATGAAGAATAGAAAACCTAAACCACCTTTTTTGTTTTTTCCGTCTGAGGGGAAGGATTTAGACAAGCTGAAAAAAGAGCTGCTGGTTCTAGTGAACGGACTGATCATCGGAATAACAGTTTCTGTGTTGTCGTTTTGGTTTGCATTTACTGTTGCGACTATTTTGCCAATGGCCGAGCTTAATCCTGTCTTAGAATTTTTAGCAGTAGCATGGATAGCTGCTACCCTAATCGGCAGCATGTTTCTGTCATATCTGTCAGTTAGCACAATCAGTTCAATCAGTTCCAAGATCAGAGCGATAAGGAGCAAGAGAAATGACCTCAGGAGTAACACAACGAGCTAAAGACAAGCTGATGGTTCTTGCTGGTCTAATTTTGTTTTTGTTGGGCACTGTGGTAGGAGTTTACATGAGGCCAGACATACCTAGTCTAGAACCAGTAATGGAAACCTACGCACAAATGGAAACCCAGTTCTCTAATCTTGCTGCGGCTTGTGCTAGACCGCAGCAAGGCACAGTCACAATTACAGGCGAAGATATTGTCGATGCTGTTCGAAACAAACAGCTTCGATTTATCGTCAACACTGAAACTGTCGGAGGCACTCCGGTTAGATGAGTTTCATTGATCATCATCGACTGCAATCTATTACTTCTCGTGCTGCTAGAACTAATATACGTCAAGTAATGCGTCGAATAAAAGAGAACGAGCAGGAACTGCACGATAAGATCGCAAATACGTTTCATTGCGGATTTGCTTTCATGCCGGTTCGACTGTCAAATGGAAAGTGGATCTGGCTCAAGAAATACTATTACAATTTTTTGCCTAAAGAAACACGACCGGGCGACAAATACTTTTCGTCATTGGTAAGGTACGTTCCTAGTCGCAAAAAAGACATAAAATTAACCCCAGATGAATATCTCATACGGAAGTTAAAAAATGGCTGAGGTACTAGGCTTCTTAGTAGTTACTGGGTTTTGTATCGGTTTCTGCTGGCTAGTATACCAAGGCGATCCCTGGAAAAAGAAATGACCCCTTACATACTTAAATTTCCCATATACGAAATCTTCGGAAGTGTATACCCGAAGGTTGCAAAGGATATCACGATCGGTAGCTCGAACTTGACTGAGATTTACAACGACCAGGGCGCCGGCGCAAGTCTAGTGAGGAAGTGTGTAGCAAAGGATAACTTGGTGTTTGAGTTTGAAACAGAAGACGCCATGCTGATGTTTACGTTAGGATGGGATAAGCACAGAATTCGTGACTGCTATATTAAGTATGTGATACAGTGGCTCAATGATATACTCGATACTAACCCAGGAAGACTTGAAGCCGACTATTACAAGAGTCTTGCTGCTCGCTTACAAGGTTTGATTTGAGTCAATGATTACAATCGGCATCATAAACAGTACATCAGAAAAAGAAGAATACAGTATTCGCACTGTAAAGAGTGCTTTAGATAGATTGGGTTACACAGAATACGAATCTGTGATTTACGAAGATCAGGAAGTAAAATTGGTACTCACCGAAGAACAAGCAACCCTGTTTAATTTGCAGCTCGGGAAAGACAAGGTCTTTCAGGAAATTATAGATCACGTAATGGAAAGGACTAACGCATGGCTGAAACCGTAGAATTTAGACTAGCCTTACGTAACCTCCCGGAATTTGTTGATCTATGCAATCAGGCATTACAAGAAATGGGTTATTCCTCTGCTAAGGTTTATTCATACAGACACACAGCACTAAGCACTGAGTTGCTGTGTTTTTCTCTTTCAGAGCAAGAAGCAACCATTTATAACTTAAAGCACGGTGCTAGCTCTGATCTATTAGAAAAAATGAAAGAATTAGCATTAAAGAGATAATCGAATGCGCAAGACTGTAAGAAACATTTTAAATTGGATTGAGTTAGTTGTTAAGATTGTTTTCGTGATGATTATGATCCCTCTCTCGCCTATCACGGTATATCGATTTTGCCGTGCAAAGAGGTTGCCACTTTCTGGTGTACCTTACAGTGATACTACGGAACACCAGATACTGATGCTGTTGCGTGATAAAGAATTAGACGTTCACTTAATGGATAAGGACCTTTGTGCACTAGGCTGCGACGATTCCGACGAAATGGAAATTTGGTTCAAAAGCAAACACGATGCATCTTTGTTTGAATTGAAGTACGGTCGAGAACAGCTCAAAAAGGACCTTTTAAAGCAATACTGGGTATAAACAAGACCAGAGCACACAATATGTATACTCTGGCCTTAAAAATAGCAATTTTCGGTGAATTAATCACGGAAAACTGCTGAATTTGCCCTACTCTATTACGGGAACGGACTTACGCCAGTAAACGTTATTCCTGTTACTCTCACAAGCTGTGCACTGTTCAGAGTATTCACTGTTACTGTCTGGAAGTTACTTGCAGAAACGCTGATGTGTACCGAACCTGTATTATCCGATGTATACGCAGGACCAATAGCATAGTTTACGCCAAATCTCATCTGCCTTACATCGAGTGTAATTGTAGAATATGCTGCACCAAGCTGTGCACTTGGGAAGAATCCTTCCACAACAATTTGATCATAGTAAATTGTGCTACCAGCTGTTCTTAGTGGATGATCAAGTAACACAGTACCAGATGTTGCACTAGCGTTATACAGTGTTTCACTGAAATATGTGCTAGTCGAGAACTGGTTGTCTACATATTCTTTGGTTGCAAGGTCTGCAGGGTTAGCAGGTGTTACACCAGCAGTTAGTCGAATGTTTCCATCGATGCCGAACAACACCTGACGATTGTTTGCAGGGGTAGATGAATCTAGGTTAGTCTGGAAACTGAATACTACGTTCGAGTTGGTTCCGCCTGGTGTATCGTTTGCCGGGCCCATAATAAACAAAGGATTACCGAAAGAAGTAAATCTTGCCTGTAAGTTCTCTGCTGCTGGTACAGTTTCGTTTTCCCATTCGATCCAGTTACCGTTCGTTTCAAGTACGCCACCTAGCTGAGGGGAAGTGTCGTCTACTACAGCAGCTAGGCCACCGCCTCCGCCTGTTGAGTTAATGGTTAACTCGGTTGCAGTGTTTGTGATGGTTACACCGGTGCCTGCTACCAGGCTCTTAAACTCTAATGCAACACCATTCTTCTGAGCAAATACACCTTCGCCTGCTCCTAGGTTTGCACCAGTGTTTACTTCTCCGCCACCTGCGCCAGTCGCATCAATCTGAATGCTATCTGCGTTGTTGGTTAGTGTTACACCTGAGCCAGCTACTAGCGATTTAAATTCTAAATCTACACCAGTCTTCTGTGCAAAAATAGTGCCTGTTCCAGCACCAATGTTGCTAGCAGTGTTGACTTCGCCAGCACCTGTGATTGTGGTAAACTCCAAGCCAGTTCCGCCTGCATTTACTGCAACTACTTGGCCAGCTGCTCCAGCATAGTTAGCCGGGGTATCTGTTAGTCCGACAAAGGTCGATGACCCTCCACCGGAGCCCACAGGGGTCCACGCAAGTGTGTCACCGTCTACTATGCCTGTGTTAACAAATAGAGTTCCAGCTACGTTGTTATACCACAACTGTCCCGGAATAGGATTAGCAGGCGGAGCACTGTTGGCAAAATTTTCCAACAGGTGCACTTGAGTTTCTGCAATGATTGCTCCGTAGTTAGGTGCGTTACGTCCTAACAGAGCAATACTGGTGTCGGCAGTGTTTGTTGTTGCATCATTAACAACAATATCCGGTAAATTCGGATCCGACCTTGGAATATTATATGCCATGTTTTTATCCTATTAGTACGTAAATGTATCGTAAATAATTACCTGCACAACTTGGTTATCAGGAGGAGATGTAACCAATGGGCTTGTATACTGACCAAACAATACAGTTTGGGCGCCTGGGTTAGCGATAATGTCGTCATTTTCCACGACGCTATTGTATGCGCTAATTGTTACCCAACCATCGTCGATTGTTCTTCCTGATGCGCCTGAGTTAAAGCCCTGGGCACCTACTGCTGCTCCGATACCGACAGTTCCTAACGTGTATGCTTGAACCGAACCTACTACACTAAATGCACGATCTGCTAGTGTTGCACCCGGTATTGTGAGTGCGTCGAGTTCAGGTAGATAAAAGTCCCACACACCTGCAGGAATTGTGGTAGAAGTTGCTAGAGCAGGGTCGTCTGATCTTACCGGTGCATTTGGTCCTACAGTGTCAACACCGTACGGGTTACCAAAGAATGAACCTGCACCTGCCATGCTAAATGAAAATGCAGTAAGTACTCTCGGTCCTTGGAAACCTCTTGTTATTAGATCTCGTTCGTTGACTGGATCTGCAGCATCGGTGTCTCTTCTTAGGTTACCGTCGTTTTGGAAACGAAGTGATTGTGTGCCTGGGTTAAGTGCGCCTGGCGCTTCAATAAACACTTCGCCGTTTTCGTCTGCACCGAAGAATGTCTGGTTCGCTTTAGTTGCAGTATCTCCGACATCCAGTCTATCACTGAACTGCATACGTAGTGTTGCTTCGCCGCCACCTAGTGGTCCGCCGCCTGCTATGATTACAGTAGGACGGTTGGTAGTAGCGTTAACGTCGATGTCAGTTAAGAAGAAGCCCGGGCTAGTGCCCACAGTTCCTTCAATCTTTGCAGCACGTTGAATAACGACGTTTTCAGATGTATCAGTAGTAAGCAGTCGGAATGTGCTGGTGTCTAAGTTGCCGCCTAGTACAGGACTAGGGTCATCAGATACAGCATTTAATCCACCTGAGCCAGAACCTGTAACAAACTCTAGTCCAGTCTCTGCAACGTTTACACGAACAAACTGTCCGCCTTGGCCAGCATAGCTAGTAGGGGTATCAGTTAGTCCTAGGAACACAGAAGTTCCTCCGCCTGCTCCGACAGCAGTCCATGTCTGTTCGCCGTCTGTGGTTCCGGTATTTACATTTAGTTGTGAAGTTCCACTGTCATACCATAGCTGCCCTGGAATAGGGTTAGCAGGTGCAGTAGGACTTGCAAAATTTTCGAGTAATCTAACCTGAGTCTCTGCAATGTTATCTCCGTAATCAATTGCATTCCTGCCCACTAGGTCAATACTTAGTGCAGGTGTAGAGCTGCCTTCGATTAAGTTATCCTGAACAGTAACCACACCGTTGGCTGGGTTCGATCTTGGTACACTATAAGCCATTTTGAATTAATCTCCCATTTGAATTCTTAACGTGTATGTCACTTCCAGTGTTCTGTTCAATGATTTTTGAACTGGGTGGAAAATAACATGAGTAATTAGTATTTTGTCTGCTTCGGCGAGGAAGTTGTTAATTGAAGATTGATCTTCTAGCACAGATCCTCCGCCTGTTCCAATTTCGCCTGTATACAAAGCAATTTCGTTGAACACAAAGTTGCTCTGTGTATCTGAGTTAGCTTGGTCGTTAACGTTACCTGCGTTATCAATATTCTGTTGTGTTGAAGGTGTGCCTGGTTCTAGAACCACTGTGGTCACGATATCTTCAAAGTTAGAAGTGTTGCCGCCTGGAACGTCTACATCGACATCTCCGAGTGGATTGTCGTTGTTGTCTAGTTCGTAAATAAGAACAGTGTTGTAAAGCTGATCATTTGGATTTTTATTTACGCTAGTGTTAGTGTCTCTGTAAATAATATTACCGGCGTTGTCTACGATGACTCCGCCGTTGCCGAATGCCATGTATCTAATAAAAGAATCGTTGCGTCCGGTCAGTGCTTGAGCAATTTCAGTACTGATATTCCCGAAATGAATTGCATTGTCTTTGTCTACAATCACTTCGCCAGTGTCACGATCACGTATTGTGATATGACCTTTGATAAAGCTTTTCAATGTTTCGCCCAGCATCTTATCCTCGTTTATTGACTAGAACAGTCCCGGTATTCGGATCTTTGATCACAATGTATGCTGATACGTCGACTTTGGCATTTTCGTCAGGCTTATCGCTAGATTGCGTCTGTTTCTGTTCGTTTTCATTATTTATCATAAAGAATTAACCACCCTGTTTATTTACGTGATACTTCGCACAAATTCCAAAACTTCTGGATACTTGTTAGGGAAGAAGGTATGATTTTCACCTTCGATCTCGATGTATTCAATTTGTGGGAACGTAGCTGCCATTAGCTGTGCCTGCGAAACGTCTACGATGATATCATCTGTTCCGTGCAGGATTAGATATTCAACTGTGCCCGGCAATGGGTTCAGCGTAGGTGAAACTGCTGAACTTGGGAACGCACCTTGATATGCCGCAGCAAATGCGCCGCCTAGTGTTGCAGGATCTAGCGTATCGAAATCATAAACTCCGTAGAAGCTGACTACACCGGAAACGTCTGTCGGGTCAAGCTGAGATGCTAGCGTTGCTAGATGGCCGCCTGCGCTGAAGCCCATCATTATCACAGGCTGTCCGTATGTTGCTGCCATGAAGTTTTTAGCTTCGATTATGTCTTGTACGCCCAGGTCATGCACTCCTAGTTCGTAGTTGATGTTCACTGTTGGATAGCCAAGTCGTGCATACTGTTGCATGATCTTAGAATCGAATTGAGGTCCAATCTGCTTGTCGCCAGTGAACCAGCCTCCGCCATGCACAAACATAACAACCGGCTTGTTGATCTGATTAGGAAGCACTGCATCGTATAAATTAAACACAGTATCGGCGCCGTACAATTCGTCATACAAATATGTCAGGTTGCTTGTTGTTCCTGGGCAATCTAATAGGAAGCTTGCTTGTGCTGTACGTGCAAACAAAACTATGTCTCCGTTGGCATCTACTTGAACTTCGCCGCTTCCTGCGACATCTGCTGAGAACCAAGGATCAGTTAGAGGTACACGATCGCCTCCGGTGTTAACAAACGTTTGATTAGTAGGCAGCGCTGCCACATCGTTTGGATCTTGAATTGCTTGTAGTTCGCTTCCGTCGTTTACTCGTGAACCCTGCGGATGACTTGCAATTCTGGTTCCGTTGGTTCCTCGGCGAATGTCGATTAGTGTATCACCGCTTATGATCCAGTATTCAATTCTTTCTGCATTAATCCAAATTACGCCTGGCTCGCCTACGTCTGGTACTGCTAGTACACTTGCGTCAGCAACGTCGATTGTTGTCGACAGTGGGGTCAAATCTTCTTCTAGTGTCGTAGAAGCAGCGTCACATGTTCTGCTGTACTCAAATGTTCCAAATGGAGTCTTGTGCAGTCTGTAGCCAATGTCAGTTGGTGCACCTGTGGTTGCATCCCACAAATCGCCGTCCCAGTTGCCTAGCAGAATAGGATCGGAGTTATCGTCAGTAAATCCGCTGTCAGTTGTATCCTGGTTGTCCCAGCCTACGCTTGCAGTTGCAATATAGTCTAGAGAAATCACAACGTCTTCTACAGGCGCAAGTAGGATCTGCTCTTCTGGAGTTTCCCCTGCAGAACCAAACGCACTAGCGTCGACAAGAAGATCAGGATCAGTTTCGCTGAACAAGAAGTCGCCAATTGAACCGTTAAAGGTGTTTAGGTCCCATCCGTAAAGTAATTCGCCTAGTCCGTTCGAAACTTGTGTCCACACAATTCCTTGTGGAGTCACTGTAGATTCGTATCCACTCGGTACACCAGTTATTTCGTCAAAACCGAAAATAGTGATGTTGCCGTCTGACGGAACAGTGTCCCAGCCAAGCAAAAACGCTCCGCCTGAAATTGCAAGTCTGCTACAGTCTCCTGCCTGCGTATCTAGCAAGTATGACGGGCCGGTTGATGCAGCAAGGTCACCGTCGAATGCTGTAGTGTCCCATGGCTCCGAATCAAACTGCTCAGTGAAGGTAGACAGATATTCGTCGCGCTCTTCTTCGGAGCACCATACACGAGAATAATTCAGCCTAATGTTGAATAGTCTGAGGTTCTCTGTAATACTGTCATCGTCCCAATAGCAGCTTTCAGTAATTTCTTGGTCCGGGTTAATTGGATCAACAATCGGTGTATCTAGTGGCACACAAATTCTTTCGCCAATGGCGTCGTCAAATGCAGTACCCGGTGCTAAGTCCTCTGTGGATACTAGAACTGTTGTTGCGTCACGCAGTTTGGTATGATATGGCTTCGCTTCCTCTACATATGACAAGAACTCGTCTAGTAGGTCCGGTTCGAAGTTTGGACGCTGTTCTAGTAGAACGTTATCCTGCAAGAATCTAATATAGGTAGTCTTGAATACCCAGTCCACATCTTTCTGCTCACTTAATGCATAATTAACCATCGAGAAGAAGAAGAAGTTTTCGTTAATCTCTAGCTCGCTGATGAACACATTGTCTCTTAGTGCAGTAAGAAGCTCACGAATTTCTCTGTACAGTGTTACATTGTTTTGATCAGTGTAAACAGTATCTAAGAAATTGATAGTTCCGTTCTGTCTGCGAACCAATGTGAAAGTTTCGTCAGATGCTGCATATTCGTAAATCTCGAATACGTCGTTTACGTCAGGTACTGTTGGGAATACTCTTACTAGCGTTCCGTCGGGTATTGTGCCTGCTAGTGCAAGCAACTCAGTTAAGTTTTCGACCTGCAGTTTTGCGGTTGTGTTTGTGGCATCGTAGCCGTCCTCGAACCAATCTACAAACTGCCAGTATGTTCCGCCAGCAAAAGGATCAAGTGGATCATATCCTGTTAAGTCTTCGTTCCAGTTCAAGAATCTTGCATTCCACAACTGAATATCGTTCATTATAGAATTGATTTTCTGCGCCATGACTTTACGGGCGCCATTGACGTCAACAAACAACGATTGCTGCGGCCTAATACGTATTCCGTATTTTTCGTTCTCGCTTAGTGTTGGGCTAGGCACAGGAAGAACAACCTCTGTGTCACTAACTGGCACACCTTGTGAATATTCATCTGCAGGCAGTACATCTGTGTAACCTACAAGAGAATCGATAGTTTTGTTCCAGAGATAATCCGGGATTTCTGAGAACCGGTCGCCTTCACCAATTAGTTGCCACTGGTCGTGCGCCACGTTTGCATCTTCACGCAGCTTGTAGTTAACCTGCAGAACAGCATTCCTGTTAGAAAGAATGTTGTCGACATTTGCAAAGGTCACGCTGTTTGTTTGCTCAGTTAACTGTATTGGGCTGAACCAGCTGTAACCAAGCGCACGAGGATTCGAAATCAGTCTTTCGATTTCTATAGTAGTTAACGTTCTGTTCGGTATGTTACTCGGCTTTTCGGTTTTGTCGGTAACCCAGAAATAATAATTTGTAGTTGTAATACGGTTAAACGTATCGAACTCGTCAATCTGCACAAAGTCAGTTGTGTTTCTTGGTGTGCCGTCTCCGTTGTATTGTGCCGGAGGAACAGGACTCTTAACCCATTCGTACACATCAGCAGAACTACCCGGGAACAATCTGCCCCAGTTGTCTCTTCTGTATAGAAGGTTGTTTGTTCTCTCAGTGAAGTCATTTCTCTGAGGGAAGATAGGTGGCTGTTCGTAATACAAGAATCTTGTATTAGTGTAGTCCCACCATATCATGCCAACTTGTGCTTCGCCGAATGTCCTAGAAGGATTAATCAGTCTCTCATCACTTGCATTAGTGTATCTAGCCGGGTCTCTTGCTGATTTGAAATCGATGTTCTGATCTGCTGGGCCAGCTAGGATGTCCTTAAACGGATCATACACAGGCAAGCGAGAAAGTGTATCAGCAGTTCTGATATCACGTATAAATGCGTTCTCGTACAGACTTGTATCTACTAGGACATTCTGCTGTCTGAATAGTGTGGTTCCTGTGTCAAATCCTTCGGTTCCGCTATCCCATGCAAGCGTATCCCATGCTTGGATACCGTCGCCTAGGAATTCGACTCTCCATAGTCCGTCGACATCGTCTACCCATGACAGATAGTTTCTATCAAAGTTATATTTTACACGTTCGCTCTGTGTACGGAATCTCAAATTAAATGGCGTATACGCATTTATGAACGAAGTGTCAGTAGGTGCAAAAGTTTCGTCCCAAGACACAGGTGTTCCGTCTTGATTTTGCAAGAACCAGACACCTAAGTCACTGTCGTAGCTATAACGGTACACCTCGTTGAGGTCCGGTGTCTCAATAACAATTATTCCGCTGTCATTGAATGATCCGCTAAACTCGTGGTCAAGATATCTTCTTGGCAGCTCTTCGCTGTCGCCAATAAAGAAACTGTTGTCGATATCTAGCAGAACCATGTCTCCAGTTCCACCAGTCTCGCTATCCCAAGGATTGTTATCGAATTGGTTGTTACCGAATCCGTCTGCGCTAGATCTTATGTTTGATGCTGCTCCGGAGAACAGAATATAAACGCCCCAATCTTCCTGTTTGTTAACTGCTACCCAAATAGTATCCTCGAATCCAAGTGGTTCGATGTCAGGCAACGAGAAAACTGCTTCAGTGTTAAATGCTGTACGGTTAACGTCATCTAGGTGCACGTAACCTGCGTTTGGTGCAGTGTAATCTAACCAATTTTTTTCTGTTGTCGGAACTGCAAATCTTGCATCGACGCCGCGAGGACGAAGTACCCACTTGTCTGTGTCATCGATGTCGACTTCTACAATTGCATCAGTTGACAGATCTTGCACAACGTCAGGCTGGAACACACTGTATGCAAAGTCAGTCTGAGGATTTGATGTATCTACTCTCGTGTCTTCGATTACAATATCGGGTGCACCGGTGTATCCTTCGCCGGCGTTGGTTACTGTGATAGATTCTAGTCGGTTGTTGCTGTTCAGTGTTGCAGTTGCAGTTGCTTCTACAGTTGGTGTTTCACCATTAGCAGGTACTACAGTGATGCCTGGTACAGATGCATAGAAATCTTCTGCGTTATAGATCACAATGTCTCTAACAGAACCTGTGCCGCTGCGAACATAGTTCAAGCGATATGTCTGCGGGTCACTTCTTACTTCGTCGAAATTAGAAACAAACTCAATAGTAATGTTTTCATCTGTTCCGCCAAAGTCTGCGATCTTGAACGCCCACTCTTCAGTAAAGCTGATGTCATCTTTTCCGGTAATTGCATCGGAACGCAGCAGCTTGTCAACTGCATTAGCAGTACCTTTTTGGCGAATAAATCCTTGGTAGAAGTTAAACTGCACATCGTCTGAAATTTCTAGTTCGTCTAAGAACTCTCTATTTTCTTGGCCAATAAGGTGTCTAGCACCTGCTTCGATTTCAGGATTGTCAAGCGCAGTTTCTGTGTCGTAGTAACGACGGATACTTTCTGCAAGGTTGTCAAAGTTCTGTATTAGTGTGTTGTCTTGCACAAGGAAGCCCGGCGCTTCTAGTTTACCGAACCAGTTGTTAGTCTTGGTTCCTGTAAACTGTAGACGGTCTTGTCGCACACGAAGTAGCGGATCATACACAGTATCGTTGAACTCTGTAATGTTATCAAACAGAACAATATGCTCTGTTTCTTTTGCACTAACTCGTAGATAGTATACACCGGTTCCGAGATCATTAGGAACAACCTGGATAAATCTATCCTGTCTGTTAATCAGTGTATCTTGTGGATTGATGCTTACACCGCGCTTGTCGAGAATACTGTAAACACCGTTGCTTAATTTCTCAACGTTTGCTGGATAACCTGTTTCGACTTCTAGTGTTACTGCATCTGCGCCTGGGCTCAGGAACAGCGCATTGTCTGGAGCCCACTCGTTAACAACCCAGAACAAGAACTGATCGCCTGCTAGGCGCCAGTTCAGTATTTGATTAAGATCGTTTGATCTTTCAAAGTTAAATCCTTCACTTTCTAAGAAAGCACCGTATCCGATTAGGAAATCGAATACTGCCTGTGCGTCTGGAAGGATGGTTGCATAAGGTACAATTTCTGGTTCGTCTACTCTGTCTGGGAAATAGGTAACAGTGATTCCGCCTACCTCTGGCAATGCATTTAGTCTAGTCCAGTTTGCAGACACAAACGTATCGGCAGTATGTGAAACATTTGCCTGATAGAATTGTGTGCGGTATCTTACAATATCGCCAGCTGAGTAAGTCTCACCGAATTCAAATTCACGGAACGCTGCTGGCGTGCCGCCTTGATTGACCTGTATTGCGCGACTGGTGTCTCTTGCCGGCAACACTTTAAATGTTTGGCACAGTAGATCATAGCCATAAACAGTGAATGTTCCGTCTGCATTTGCGCGAACAATTACACCGCTGTATGTGTAATCTCTAATGCTAGATCCAGTGTAGAGGAATGTCTGGTAGTTATTAGTCGGTACCAATAAGTTTCCTGTTGACGACCCAGTGCTGCTGCTTGATAATCTAAAGCGCAGTGTATCCTGGTTAGTGAACGATGCTGTTTTGTAACCCAGATTGATGTCTAGGTTGCGCACAAGATTACCGAAGTTGTCGGTAATATTCTTGCTCAAGAAAAACAGCCTGTCGGAAATATATTGCTGGTAACCAGTACGGTATACTACAGAGCCGCTAACGGTTTCGCCGTGAACAGTTTGTGTTTCGTTCTTAAGTCTTTCGTTTGTGAGCAGGTCAAGTAACTGGTCTCCACGGAAATCTAAATCAGCGGGTGCCCAGAAAAATTCTCCGAACTCTGCAGGACGCATTAGGTAATAAAATTCTAGTTGACTGAAATAGTATTCACTCGATTCGTACCATGCTCTTTCTACTGGCGCGCCATCACCGTATACCCACGGTCCGTCTACTCCGTCCCACTGACCAAGAGGATCTAGCCCAAAGATATCTGCAATAGGTCGTATTGCTCCTGCGCCGTCTACAGGAAGCACTGTGCTTAGTCCTGGACGTACAAATTCTTCATTAACGCCTGCGCGAGTTCCACGACGAACTAATCCTGCTTCTAGGTCAGCCCACAGAGGATCTGTGCTAGGGTATGGTCCAGGGCCGTATCCGTTGAAGCCGTCTCCTGTATCAGGTGTAGCTTCCCACCAGTCTGGCTCTCTACTAAATCCAAGCATCTCCCACGGGGCATCAGCAGGATCACAAGTATCGTATAACCACTCGAATATTCCTTTCCAGTGTCCTGGTAAGTTTTCTCCTGTTAGCGGATCTACTTGAGTACTGTAATTCCATGTTCTCCATTCTGCAGAATTATAGAATTCGTTAATCCTGTAATCTGCTCTGTTCTCTGCGCTCCACTTTGAGAAGAAGCTTTCTGTAATCTTATAAAATTCGTCTCGGGTGTAACGATTAATATCAGTTTCGATAATCTCGTTGTTTACTGTGTCTAACTGACGGAAATATCCAGGACGAATATCCTCGATGCGAAGCAATGTGTTCGGATCACGGTTAAATTTCGGATTAATGCCGTTGTAAATTCTTTTCTCAAGTTCGTACAGCAGTAGATCCCTAATATCGGTACTAGTCGGAATATTTTCCGCATCAAATGTGATATCACCGAATGTAGGAGTTTTAGATCCGTCGTGACCAACAAGAACAAAAATTGGTGTAACATAAGAATCGTCTAGTTCAAACCTAGGCTGAACTGCTGGCGCCATTCCTAGCTTGGCAGGAGTTGCAGGAATAAATGCCGGAGGAGAATCTTCGTAAATTCTTCCGATAATCTCGTCACCAAACGAAAGTATGTCGCTAGGCAGGAACGTAATTTCTGTGCCGAGCTCTGTGCCAGTCACAATATAATCACGGTCAACAAGCAACAGCTCTGCCTGCTCGTAGATGTCGTTGTTATCTGTATCTACAATTTTGTATAGGTACAGCACATTAGTCGGGTCGGACAAATCGACATCAAAGAAACTAGGATTGTTAAAGTCTACTGTGGTTTCTTCTGTACGGAAAACATCAGACCTGCCAATCATATAACTGAAAGCAAAAGAGTCAGAAAACTCTCTAGTAGCCGACAGCACAGCTAGGATTTCTTCTAGCCACAGGTCGATGAAGATTTCATTCTCTCCTACAAGTGGACTAAATCCTGCAATGTCTCTTTGTGTTGCAATTTTCAAGAACCTGGCCTTGAAGTTTACATACTCATTTTGTGCAAAACGAATTGCCGGAATTACATCAACATCATCTGTAGAAGATGCAAACATTGTGCGCAACAGGCTGGCTTGGTTTTGTAGAATGAATGTACCCAGCGAAGGATCTTGAAGCGTATCTCTGTATGTATTCTTGCCTAGGCTGTTTCCTGTTACACCGATTTGGTTACCAATGATTGTGGTAAAGTGCGGAGTAAGATCACTAAAGCTCTGGTCAAACACTTCTAGGTTAGTCGGGTTAGCTTCTATCTGCTGAGGTATCTCAAAATAGCCTAAGTCTTCTTCTTGCAGGCGCCCATAAGTATAAGTGAAAGCTTCAATCACATCGTTCTGTACGATGTCTTGTGCTTCTGGTTCATCGCTGTTTACACCGTTGATTAGTCTAAGAGTTGGTTCCCCGTTCACATACAAGAACTGGAAATTAGTTGTCGGTTCGCTGTTAACAAACACTTCCATGTTTGCAGCATCGTCATTAAGCGGTGCAAGGCTAAGAATATAATCAATTTGTGTGCTATCAGTTCGGAAAGCAGCATAGCGATCGATTACTCGCTGGCGACTCTCGGCTTCGGTTTGGTACCAGCCGTTATCTAGTTGCCATGTTGTCTGATCAGCTTCGTCGTCGGTTAAGCTAGTTGTTCTGTAATAGTAATAACCAGGAATAGAAACAAGGTTGTTGTCTACAACATAACTGTATCTTTCAGTCTGTAAATCGTTTTCGAATACAATGTCACTTAGCTGGCCAAGCGATTCAAATACAATTGGTAGTCCTAAAACGCCATCGATAACTGCTTCAGGATCAGTAGACAATTTGTAAGAGAATATTTCTGATCCACCGAAGTTGCTGCCTGGGAATAGCACATCGTCATCTAGTGGGACATATGTTTCTCCACCTAGTGAGTCTAGTGCGTAAAGGTTGAACTTAGGAAAAGGTGTGTCCGCAGTTTTCTGCGATTCTGCCAGTACCCACAGTCCTGGTTCCCATGTTGCGTTGTCGCTTGGTGTGCCAACGTCAGCTGTGAAGAAGTGTGTTTCACCGAAGTGGTTATACACATTGTTTCTAGGACCATTATTAATTAGAATAATGTCGCCTTCGTTGATAGCTGCGTTCTGTGGCATAAGTGGGTCAACAACTTCGCCTTCTTTATAAGGCACAAGTACCACAGTGTCGGTGCCACCGTCGTCGACAATTGTGATTTGCCACACAAACTGTCGTACAGTTAGAGGGTTACCTTCGTCGTCGAGTACTTGGTCGTAATCCCATTCTAGGCCGTCCCAGTTACCCCTCAGTATCGGCGAGAATGTTTCGTCTAGTTCACCAGTTGGTGTCGGGTCCTGGTTATCCCAACCCGACGGAATTGACAGGGTAGAAAAATCACAAGGGAAAACAATTCTAGTTCCTGCAGAAACAGGACCTTCACTGAATATCGGAAGCGCTTGTACATCTGCAAGCGGCTGTCCTTGTACTGTGTTGAACTGCAAAGAGTTCACATCGCAACAGGTTATGCTGTTTCCGTTACCATTATCGTCTTTGTTTACGACCTGTGCAAAGTATTCTACTTCTGTTAAGAAATTTGTACCCGAACGGAATAATTCAATGTCACGGAAGAACTCGATGATTGGTCGTTGTGCTCTAACTGCATTGTCTGGGAAACCTTGTCCAGCGCCTGCAGATATAGCTTGGTTAATTACATCAATGTGATACCATTTGTTAGTTCTGCTCCATGCATTAAGGTCTAGTGCACCTCGTTGCATAGTTACGTAATCAGGATTGAAGTTTGCAGTGTTGATACTGTCGAACGGCTGCGAATCCCATCTTGTGTTGTCGGAACTAGGATCATTCGGGAACGAACTATCCCATGGCAAGTTAGCAGGATCTTCTTGTATTTGAATTTCTGTCTGATCAGCAACTAACAGTATTGCATCACCTACATTTTCCACAGTGTAGATACGATTGTAACTTGCCGAACCTTGGAAACGAACACGCAGACCGCTAGTAAATTCTATGTCTTGTGGCGAAGCTGCTACGACCTGAGTAGTATTGAAGTTTGCTTGTCCTAACACAAGTGTCTCAACATCAGTGTCAGTCATTCCTGAGATAATGATGTCGCTTAGTCTGTTAGGTAGCCAGAAATAGTTCTGGAAGTTTACAAACTTGTCTACGTCAATCGGAGGACTGTAGCTGTAGTATTCACCGTTAAACAATCTGTCGTGATTCTCAACGTCGCCTCCGTAGAAGCGAATTCGATCAATCATGTCTTTGTAGAAGAACTGATTGGTTTTCTCGAGCGTGTCGATATTAGTCGAATATGCAGTCGGTTCAAGCTGATACCAAGTTCTGTCTTTATCTGGCTCCGGCAAATAGAAATCGTTAATAGGATCGAACTCGCCGCCTACGCGACGACCGATAAATCCAGTTAGTCTATCTGCATCTCTTTTAGAAAATACCTGATCAAACGTCGCATCAAAGAACTTGCGTTCTGTTACTGTTTGAAAGACGCTAGGTAAGCGACGGATGGTATCTGTGTTATTTGCCATGTATTAAAGTCTCAAGTTTGTATCAGTATAGTTTGCTACAATTACCACGCTGTCTACTGTAGCAGTAGACAGGAATATTTCATCTGGGTTTGATGTAATTTCGAATAAGTCGCCGAATTCTGATTCTTCCTTTTCAGGAACAATCACCACTGAGCTAAGGAATCTACTTAGCTGTGTATGGATAAACGCAGCTAGTTCTGTATAGTAGAATGTTTCACCGAAGTCCCAGTTATCAATATCAAAGTATTCATCAATTGCATCGATAATTCTTGTTTTCAACTCGTTGTCACTAATTGTTGCAGTCGGTATTTTTACTGCCTTAAATGTTGCTCTTAGCTCTGGCTCTGCTTGCGGACCAAACAGAATTTTAAACTTGCCCGAGTTGTAAATAATCTCATCTGAGATGCTCTTAAACTGGTTAAGTTCCCCAAACTGAACTCTTAGCTCTTCAGTTGTCGGAGGAGCCGGCAGATCAGCAGCAGTTCCTCTTTCGTCTTTCCATACTAAGACTGCATCGTTATACGAATTTGTTAATAGAACAGTGTCAATGATGTTAGTCGAGCTCGGATCAATTCTTTGGTCGGCTGGAGCAACATGATTCCATTTGTAAACTAAAATCTCTCTGTCCGGAATCGGCACATTAGTATCTTGGTTGAACGATATGCCGTTTCTTCCGAAGTGGTTTGGATCTTGTTCTTCTGTAACAACAGTTCCATTTAACACTAAGTTTCGATACACAGGTGTGCCAATGTTTGTGCCCACAGGGCCTACGCGAAGTGTCTTGCTGTTAATTGTAGAAACAAACGTTGACAGGTTCACGTTGGTCGAATACGTTGCATTTAGGATGTTCACAATCTCATCAATTACTGCTTGATCTAAGAAGATGAATATGTCCGCATCGCTTAATGCTAGTTCCAGGCCGCTGCCTTGTCCGAATCCCATCTCATCAATTGTTGCATTTGGTGTAGTAGGAATAATCACTTCTATGTTTGCCGCAGTTACAGATCCTAACAAATCACTCTGCCCGGACACCCACGGTCTTGTTCTTTCGTATCCGTCGATGTCTATAAATCTTTCAAAGATCACTTCGTCGTCGTCTGCTACTAGTTTTCTAAACGCAGCAGGTACATCCGGTGCTCCGTCTTCGTCTTGGTCAGCAGCTACTACTTCTATCTTTGCAGGATCCTGGAAACCATCTTCCTGAATGAATACACCGGAAAGCTCCCAGCTTACTGTCTCGTCTAGTGGCTGGCCGTCTGCGTCGGTGTTTACATTTTTCACAATGTCAATTGTGTCTTGTACTGGTCTACCTGTTTGTGCGCTGAACACCTGCTGGTCAGGATCGAAGAAAAATCTAGCTTGGTTAAGTGATTCGAAAATTGTCACTGTTCCTCTAGAAATAAATTCGTAACTGTCGGCCTGGCCTTGTCCGCTGTTAAACTTCGCAAGTATTAACCACTCGCCTGGCTCAGCTCCTTGGATTAAGTTGCCGCCTGGTGCATTTAATTGGAATTGTGCAAATTCATCGACTTGTGCTGCATCTAGCACATACCACGGGTCAGCATTGTTACCGACGTTGTAGCCAAGTGCAAAGTCAACTCTCGCGGTAATTCTCGATTCGATGTCTGCTAACACCGATGCACTAAAGCTGTCGTTGAAGTTCGGGAAAACTTCAACGGCTTGATAATTTCTAATTACTTCCGCACCTAGTTCGATTGGACCGATACTGAATCCACTGCCAACAACACCGTTGTTAACAATTGACCTTACTGCAATGTTTCTAGTTTCTGTAGGAGTAGTTGCATTATCTTGGAAGATAAGTGTTGCTCCGCCCTCAATGTAAGAGTATGCAGGATTAGCCTGAGTAGAAACATTAATGCTGCTGTTTGGATTATTCGAAGAAGAGTCTGTACTCAAGAAGCCAGTATCGTTTTTGGTCTTGTCTGGCAGATTCCTCCAGAAGTTCCCGTTAGTTCCAGTGAGCTCGAAATAATTTTCGCCCGCATTACTAGGCTCTAAGAATTCACTTAGGTAATCGTTGTCAAAGAATGTTTGCAACGCCGTACTTTGTGCAAATTGTTCAATTTGGAAAGTAACTGCATCAGTAATCTCACTTTCTACTGTGCTGGTCAATTCAATTACAGATCTTTGTTCTTCGTTGTCGTTGTACAAGGCGCCATCGTCGCCCAACACTGTTAGATCGGTATGGAAACCAGTCGGATCGTTTACTGCGATATAACGACTGTGACCTGCGTGAGTCCTATTAATAGCACGTATTTTTGCAATTTCGTTTCCGCGTAGCAAAGGAAAGACATTATAGTCTTCGTTGTTCACCATGCGCTCTTGCGTATAGTAGGTTTGCGGAGCACGTAGTTTAATCTGCTCGTCTGTTTCCGTTGCTGCACCATTTGCCACAGTCTGTAGCAAATCAAATGTAATAGTTAAGTTATAAGTCTGTCCATCTACACCAACATAAGGAATAGTGATTTGCAATCCTGTTGCATCTTCCGGGCGAATAACAATGTTACGTCCGATGCTGGTTCTGTACCAGTAACGCAAAATGCCAGTTGGTGTATTACCGAAATTACCATCAGCATACTTGACAGAGATTCTATCGTTAACTTGTGTGATAACTTCGAATATATTTCTTTCGTTAAAGTTGACACTGTTAAAAATAACATTCGAGCCACTAACACTAGGAACCTGCTCCCACTGGTTAATCACAACGCCCTGGTCGTCAATCTCTTGTACATACACATCAGTTTGGTTAATGTTGTCAACGTTAATGTCTTCTACACGGTTAGGAACAGGGAAATCATAACGGAAGTCCTGTTTCTGTAGTGTTCCCTGGCGGAAGTACAAAAAGAAACCTGTGTTATCGGAACTAGTGCCTAAACTGTCGTTTCTGTACAGCATGCCAAACGGTGCATCTGGATCTGGATCTCTCTCAAATATAGTCTCACCGTCGACAAAGTCAGGATTAACAACATCAACAGGAACAGTCTCTCCGTTTACACGTATTGACACAGGCTGTGTCACGTTAAGACCCAGCACATTGTTTAGTTCGTACAGGTCAGTAGGAATACTGCCAATTGTTCCGCTTTTAGTAGGACGGCCAAATGGATTAGTAGGGCTCAGTGCATTATTAATGATAGTAAGGAACTGATCGAACCAGTCTGGGTTGTTAGGATCACTCCAAAATACCGCAGTGTTTTGCAAGCTGTTACCGACGCTGTCTGTAAGGGGCTGCGTTGTTCTTATGCTTGCTACTTTAAACAGTCCATTTGCTGCTAGGTTGCGTCGAGGCTGATAATTAATAAGTCTCGCAAGACGCACAATGCTTTCGCGTCTTTGGGCAGTGTCCATGATGTTTTCACGGCTGTTAAGATCGACACGAAACGCTAGGCTAGTTCCTAGATACGCTAACAATTCAATGATTGCAATAAATTCTGAACTTTCAATGTAGTCATTGAAATCTTCTGGATACTGTGTTCTTACGTACTCAACCAATGCTTGTTTGATTGTGTCGAAATCATATGCGGTAAAATCAATGTCCTGGAAAGACTTATAGATTTTAGTGAAATCTTCAGCCGCAAACAGATTGCTCTGTCTAACTATCTGACTCATTAAACTGCGTCCTCGCTGTCTCTGACAAAGTCAATAAACAATGTCTCTGCTGTGTCGCCTGGCGTATAAATTAATCTTAGTTCGATCTGAAGACCGTAGTCTGTTTCGACTACATTGGAACTTTCTAGTGTTGCACGAGGCTCAAATGTAAGAACACGGTCGATGTCTTCTAGTACTTCATCTCTAGTAAAGTCATCAAACGGCTCAAACAACAAATCATGAATTCTGCTTCCGAACTCTGGTAACATCACACGTTCGCCGATTCTAGTCTGAAACACATTAAGTAGATCTTGCTTAACACACTCAATATCGGTAACCGTGTAAGGCGGCTGAGTTCTTTGGTAGGTAGTGAATCCAACATATGTTGGTGTGCTAGCTCTGCTTTGCTGTGTAATAATCGGCATTTTTGTTTCCAAAATTCATTTTCGTTTATTTATCATGGAATAATTAAGTGGTGTTTTAATTCTTGACATCAGCATTTCACGGTGCTATTATTAGCGAGTGACTTAGGTCATACTGTGTTCAATAACCGAGAAATATAATAATGAGCAGAAAAATTGACATCTCTCGTTTCGAATCTTTAGTTGGTGCTGCTGAGAAATATAACAGCAGCCATCCTGGCAAAAGATTTTACCCAATCCAAACACGAGAAGGAAAGATCTTGATCTTCGGTATGTATGATTACAAGACCAAGAAATATTCCGTGTCTAAGCCGTTTGAGGACGTCAATAAGATTTTTGACGAAATTGAACAGATGCTCAAGCGAGCAAAAGCGCTTTAATTAAAGGGGCTTCGGCCCCTATTCAAGAATAAAAGACCTTCAACTGTCGGGAAAAAACTCTTTTTCTGACATAAATATCTATATGAATATTAAAGAAGAACTCGAGTTAGCTGAAAGAGAACGCAGAGAATTCGAAGATAGTTTACCCCTAGAAGAAGAGAAAATTCGTCGGCTGATGAAGCGTAATCCTGAGTTAGAATATCCTAGATCCAGGGAATGGGCAATCGAAGAAATTCGAAAAATGTACAAGATAAGAATCGATTTACTAGAAAAAATACTAAAGTACTCTAAATAACTTTGCAATTTTCGAAATGCCACCTAACCATTCCCGATTTGTGTCCGGATTTATTGCAATGTGGGCAAGTCACAACGGGCGATAGCTGAGGTTTTCCTTTCTGTCTGGCAGATATTGCTTCGCCGAAAGATTTATCGTATTTTCTGCCCTTCTGATTTTGCGATCGTTTTTGACGCAACTCGTCAGAGATGCCATTTTTGCGAAAATGTGATTTAAGTGATTCGCTAATCTTGATTTTAGTCGAATCAGAGATCTCTCTAGTGCTATTAGATTCCGAAATTCTCTGTCGCTGGTAGTCGGATAGTTCTCTGCCGGTCATTTGCTCTGAAACAGCATTGGCGTGTTTCCTTCGTAACCAGCCATACATTTTGTTGTTGCCGGCATTGCAAGTGGATCCGTCGGTCATCCTTTTAACAGCATAGATTAGACTGCGATTGTTGGGATTTAATTTAACCAGTAACTGATGAACGACAAAGTGTTCTTCAGGTGTCAGATACACTAGATTTTCTATATCATCTGAGCCTCCCAAACACCTAGGTACAATGTGGTGTAACTCAAAGTATCCTTTTTTATTTTTCTTTTGAAGCTTACGAATTTTAAATTGATTTAAAGCCGAATATATTATATTGTCGTGTATCTTTTTATAATTCATCCTGATCACCACGATTTAAATGTTCTCTGCAGGGTTCGTAGGTCATGAGCCTTTGAACTATAGTCTGGATCTCTTCTGTGTTGCGATCCCAGTAATTTGGAATTGTAGCGGTCCTCTGTGCGGAAGCAGCAGACACTCGACTGTTAGGGCCTTGGTCGTTTCCTAGCTTAATTACTGCGTCACCATTAAATTCCGCTAGAACGTTGGTTTTAGTAACTGTAGGAATTGCATCAATTGGTGTTGCTTCTGCAGCTTCCGGGCCAGTTGGAGGCGAAGGCTGTGATCCAGCACCGCCTCCACCTACGGCAGGATTCGATCCGCCGTGTACGTGTCCTACCAATCCTACTGTTGGTGTTTGGAAATTAGTAGCAAACATCGACCCTTCAGCAACGACATTGCCATCTGTTCCGATGGTGCCACCTGCTAGGAATGTACCGGTAATTTCTAAATTGCCAGAGCTGTCTAAGTTAAAATTAGTTGACTTAGTAGCAGTTGAACCGCCCATGGTCTCTTGGTAATCGCCGTCTACACGTAAATCTGCATTACCAGCAACACGCTCTGTTCTATTACCAGTTTGGATATCTGTATCAACATTGCCATTAGTAACTGTCGTGGAAACATTGTCGTCGACTAGAACGTTTAGATTATTGGCCGCTTGGATGTTGATATCGCCGCCGGTGCCAGCACCTTCACCTACAATAGCAGTTCCGTCACTGTCTTGGGCAGCTTTCATGTTGATACTCTGGCCGGCTTCGATGTTTACATTGCCATCTGCACGTAAATTAAAATCTTGCTCAGACCTCATAGATATGCTTTGGGCGCCAAAGATGTCCACGTTACCGTCAGCATCCATTTGTATCCACGATGTTCCTGCTTTGTTTATAGCATAAATTAAGCCGTTGGTTTCGTCTAGACGTATCATTGCACCAGAACGTGTACGAAAACCGATGTACTCATCGTTGCCGTCAGTGTCGCCGTCGTCCATTACAAAGGTGTGGCCGCCCAGTCTCCCAATTCCTTGCTCCGGGTTGTTTCGTCTCGGATCAACAGGCCCTGGTGTACTAAGACCAAACACACGACTTGGCGATTCTCTCATTGCAGAGCTAGAAGTTAGCCCTCTCACACGATCACGTATTAGTCCTTGCTGGCCGATTCCTCTTGTTCTTGTTTCGTGCCAAGGACGTCTAGGGAAAATCTCATCAACTGTATCTAGTGTTCTGTCCCACTTGTTGTATTCTGATACCGGAACAGGTTCGTCTGGATTAGTTACGCTGACTCCGCCTGGTGCATTGTTCTTGTTCATAGAACTCGATGCGATACCTGGCACTTCATGTAGCATGTATTCTTTAAATAGACTTCCGATCCAAAATGCTCTGTCAACTTGTCCACTGGCAAAAATTACCAAAACTTCGTTGTTGATATCGGGAGGCACAGCCCAAAAACCGTATGCATTTTGTGTGTCTTGTTGCGTATCAACAATGCTTTGCGAGTTAGCATTGCGGTCTGTTGCGCCTGCAAACGGCGAACAATAGTCGCAGGTAATCCACGTAGACTCGTCGAATTCGTCTCCGTCTTGATCAGGTATCCACACACGAATACGACCTGCTCTTTTTGAGTCTTGGTTATCTTTTACTATACCGATATAAATTCGGTCTAGAAATTTTTCGCCTATAGTTCTATGTTGCTTTGGCATTATTCTTCAATTCTGTTGAATACTTCTTCAATGTTTAATGTCGGATCAACAGTTGCAGTCAATCTCTGTGTAAACTTGCCGTTTGAAAATTCGTGATCAATTGTGTTAACTAGATACACACCGTTAATTGCAGTTTCTCTTGCACGTACTGTTCCGGTATTAACACCAGGCAATTCTGGAGTTCTTAGCGTGAACACAAACGCCGGCTGACCGATGAAAGAAGCAATCGGCTCGGGTATGTTTGGGAACGGTTGTCCGGAAGGGTCAGTAGGCTGAACTTCGTCCGGTTCAACAGAAGCGCCGAGCCAGTACGGGTCTCCTTTGATCATAACTTCAATATTAGCAAGGTCGCCACTCGGTCCCGTGAATGCCTGGTTAAACAAACTGTTCACATATGCTGGGCCACTAGATCTAGTTGTGTCTTGTCCCCTGTTGGTTTTATTACCTTCTCTGTTTTTCTCAACAGACGTTTCTAGGAACGCAAGAGGGTACTTTCTAAACTGTGTGCCCTTCTCGAGGTCTTCGATTGTGATTTCCTCAACAAATCTTGTTCTGCTTTGTCTTTCTGCAAATGGTATTCTTTCTTCTCGTGCATTATTCAGCAAACGAGTAATTGTTTCTTGTTCTTCGGGCGTTAGTTCGATCTGCTGTATTTGTGCTGCTACAGACTCTGCTTCACGAGCAAATTCTGTCGGTGTAAGTTCTCTTGATCTTGCACTGGCTAGCTTGTCTAACAGCTCTGCAACCTGTCTTTTGTTATCTCTCAGTCGTTGCAGGTCTTCTGCGAACTTCTTGCCTTCCGCTACGTGAGCATAGTCAGTTCCAAACCCTCCCTGCACTGGCATGTTTACGTACCAGGAGAAGTTAAAGGTCAAATCAAACTCTAGCACCTGGTCGTTCTGGCCGGTAAATATGAAATAATATCTTTTGGCAAGAAGATCATTGTTTAAGTATTGCTGAAAACGATCTGAAGAACTGATATTAGTGTCAGCATTGTTAGCAACAATCTGCCCCATGAGATGAGGAACAACAATGTATGTAAATTCACGCTGATATACTCCACGGCCGGTGTCGTACTCAAGCTGTCTTGTTTTAGTAATCACTCGGTGCAACTGTTTTAGTTCACCGTCTCTCTTGTCACGCTTGGCATCGTTGTTTTCTGTGTCGGTTTGCTGAGCAACTCGTTGGTAATCGGGACTAGAGGTCACAATTCTATTCACAGTATCAATGATGCTGATATTCTGTTCTGTTTTGATGGTTTTAACTTCGCTGCTGCCGACTTCGTCTTCCGTAAAGCCCGCATTACGATTAAGGTTAGCAAGGTCAGCATCTGTTAAGCGATATGCAGCAATAGTAGGGTCTACAACAAATCGATACTGGTCAGGCTTCGTTAGGCCCGTAACAGACTGCTGCACAGATCTTAACGACATTTGCGTTGCTAATTGGTCAAGTGCTCCGCCTACTGTTCGGTCTGTAATTTGCCAGCTCTTGCTTACCATTCCGAACTCGTCTCTTTGTACAGCTTCGTCGTAATGATATGCAGTTACAGAATACGTGGAGCCACCTGCATCGATTGCAGTTTCTACTGAACCAATCAGTACTGGCCAGCGATATGTTAGGTTCGGAATAGAACCCTGTGGCTCGGATCCATTTGGCTCTTGCCTGTTTGCTTTGAACGTTAACTGAATGAAATATGGAATCTGAAAATAATTTTCTACGCCTAACTCTAAACTTGCAGCAATAATTTTGTCAATTAAACTTGCGCCTGTGAATTCTCTCAGTGTCATGCTGAGCTGAGTAAATGTAGAGTTTTTAGAAGCCTTTGAATAACTAGGGTGGCTGCGAAATGTGAAATCTTCAATAAACACCTGGCTAGTTACACCAGACTGTGCAATCACAATTCCGTTAGACGGATCCCAGTCGACGGATCGGTTCTCGCTGCGAATACTACGGTTCGGCAACATATAAAATGTTAAGTTATATGTTGTTAAGTTGTATTCGTCTAGTATGTTTCCCTGTGGTGTAAAGGTAGTGCTCATTAGCTCAGTGATGGTAGTCTTTCAACTGCGTCTCTTGTTGGCGCAAAGATTAATATGCCCGACCTAAAATCATTGATAGGATCGATCAGTGTATCTGGATTTCTTATTGCAAATACCCACCACAATCTTGGTGTACCGTACAGATCAAATGATAGCAGGTCTGGTCTTTCGTCGTACTTCGGGTCAACTTCAATCAACAGATCGTTTGGACTTTCGGGTATTTCTATTTCGGTCCAGAGATCCAAATAGAAATCTTTAATCGGTGTCCCGCGATATCTACTAGTAAACTTATGAATATCAGCCATTAGATAAATCCTGTATTACCGTCTCTATCTGCTAACAAGTCGCCATTTCTAAACTTAGCAAGATCGAAGTTTTCTCTAACTGTTCTTGGATTGTAGTTAACATCCATAGTTATTGTGATGTTAATAAAAGTAGGCACATATGTGGTTTTGCCGTCTACTTCGACTGCAACGTAATCAACATCAGGCTGTAGAGCATAGGTGTAAGATTTGATAATAACTGGAACGTTAGTGAACATCTTTTCACCTAAGTAACTGAAGTTAACAATAGGAGGTGGAGTTCCTGCTAGGTTGCCGCCTTGTCTACCAAAGTTACTTTTAGTCACTGTCCTAAAGAAGTGCATACAGCCTAGCGTGTATTCGGCTTCTTCTTGTGTTTGACTAGTAAAGTCACAGGTAAGCACAATTTCACTGATATAGGATCTAGAATACGCATTGTATTTGTAGATAGCATGAGTAAAGGTGTACTCTTCGTATTCTGCGTTGCCGGTTACCTGAATTGTCGGAGTGTAAGGAAACACTAATCCTCTTTTGTCTCGCAGCGGTCTAGTGATGTCTCCGGAGCCAAACAAATTCTCAAGTCTCGACGGGGCACCTGCACCACTGGTCGCAGTGTTTCCTGTGCCTCTAGGGGTAATTCTCGCTCTAAAGTCTGGCATAATGTTCTCCGGTTTTCATTATTTATCAGAACATAATTAACTGCGTATTTAACTCGATAAATAGTATGTCGGTTGACATCCTGTTCCGATTTCACGTATAATTGCAGCATAATAACTATAACACTTGCAAAGGATTGCTTAGTGAAAAAGAAAATCAATTATCTCAATAACAAGGATATGTTGTTAGAGATACACAGAAGCAAATTGTCCTTTTGCGACTACAAAGATCCTGAACATGGTTGGTTCGATCTGATCGTAGAAAATGTCGAAGATATCACAGCAGATGTAATTGACGAAGCAAAAGAGCGCAGAGCTGCTAGAATTGCTGACATGGCTTACAGAAAGGCTTTGTACGAGTCTACTAGCACGCCACGGCCAAAATTAAGCGAATACAAGTTCGATCCACAAACAATCGACGATTCGGAATTGGTATTTCGAGTGGTTACTTGGGAACATATTCCGGAAGAACCAGGCCGTAAGAAGAACCCTAAAACAGTTGCTGACCACCATGTTCGCCTGAACTTTATTCCGTTCAAGCATTATGTGCTAGATCTAAGTAAAACTGTAAAGAAAGGCCCATTGCCTGTTATTGAAGTTTTGCGTTCTCACACAAAGGACGGCGAGTTCTGCATGACCCACGGATCAATTACCGATAAATTGGCTAAAATGTACATGCTGATGGTAAACAAGTATAGTCAGAAATCCAACTGGCGTGGGTACACATATCTAGAAGAAATGAAAGGACAAGCGCTGTTACAGCTTAGTCAAATGGGACTACAGTTCAACGAAGCAAAATCGGATAATCCTTTCTCATATTACACAGCTTCTATCACAAATAGCTTTACTCGTGTTCTGAACATTGAAAAGAAAAATCAGAACCTCAGGGATGACCTGCTCGTAGATGCAGGACAGAATCCAAGTTTCACTCGCCAGCTCGAGATTGAACAAGAGATTCGAAAAATGCGAGAAGACGCTGCAATAGACAGCGAATAAGGAGGGAAACCGTGAGTTTTATACGGGTATCTCAAGACGGGTATGATCAAGTTGAGGTTGACCCTGCACATCGGCACACCATAAAAAAATCTTTAGAAGGATGGGTCGATTTCGATAGTTGTTTTAGATCAGGAGTAATCGAAGGCGAAATTTGTCCTTACGAAGTCGGTGTTGGTGTTCCTCCAGCGATCACAGGCAATTTCGCACAAGAAAAGGAATACGTAAGGGAAGTTCGGTCATTTCGCGAATTGCAAGGCGAATGTGCCCCCCAGAAGCAATCATGCAACAGGCTCCCCTAAGATATACGACGAAGATATTTTAATTGTCGAGACTTACTACGACCAAGACGAAAACAATTTCGGCATATTCGTACACTATGACAATGATAAGCTAAAAGAATATTGGGTATACGACGTTTGTTCATCTACAAAATCACAAATCTGGTAAACAAGAAAATTTACATCGGATACGACACTAGCAGTACCGACGAGTGTTTACGCTGGAAGTATCACTTAATTGCATACAAAAGAAAGAATGCAAAAAAGCGACTTTATCTAGCAATGAAAAAATACGGCGCTGAGAAATTTTGTCACGAAGTTCTCGATACTGCCGAATCACTCGACGAGCTTAAAGAAAAAGAGATACTGTACATCAGTATATTAGAGTCTACCGATCGAAGCGTCGGCTATAACGATACACGCGGCGGCGACGGAGGTGACACATTTATATATAAGTCCGAAGACGAGCTTAACCTCATCAAAGAAAGGATGAGTATTTCAGCAAAAACAAGATGGGAGAATATCTCAGACAGCGAAAAAGAGCTTATATTAAAGAATTTTATCGGGTCTAAATGGAAGAACGTGTCTGTGCAAGATAGAAAAAGAAAAATGCAACACCTCTACACCAGCGAAGTTAGCAGCAAGAAGTCGCAGACACTGAAGAAATTTTACGCAGGCTGCTCTGATCGAGGAGCTGAAAAAGGGCGAGCCATTAAAGAGTGGCAAAACAAGAACAAAAACATCGTTAGAAAACAGAATAAAATTGCAGCGGAAAAAGCAGCAGAAAAGAAAAGACAAAGAATAAAAGCAATCAGCCCTTTGGGAGAAACACTTTTCTTTAACTCAAAGAAAGAGTTCAAAGAAAAACACGGGTATATCCTAGATAGAATAATTAAAAAGACAGCTAATAATAGCAGTCACAACGGATGGAGAGCATGGGAAATTGAGTGACCAACTATTTAAACGGTTAGCTGCGTTTACAGATATCCACTTTGGAAATAAACACAACAGCAGACTACACAATGCAGATTGTGAAGAGTTTGTGTTGTGGTTTATTGACGAAGCTAAAAAGAGAAATTGTGATACTTGCATCTTCTTAGGAGACTGGCACCATCACAGAGCAGCAGTTAATGTTTCCACAATGAATTACACTGTGAGTAACATCGGCTTTTTAAACGATGCTTTCGAGAAAGTATACATCATTACCGGCAACCACGACCTGTTTTACAGAGAAAAACGAGAGATCCATTCCTTAGTAATGGGTAAGAACTTTGAGAATGTGGTTCTAGTCGACGAACCTGTAATAGATGGTGACGTTGCTATTGTGCCATGGCTAATTGAAGACGAATGGAAGAAAGTCAAAAAGATTAAGACCAAGTACATGTTCGGTCACTTTGAGATCCCCGGGTTCAAAATGAACGCACAGATTGAGATGCCAGACCATGGTGCAATCAACAAGCGTCATTTCGAGCATCAGGACTTAGTGTTCAGTGGACACTTTCACAAAAGACAAAACGATGGGCACATTCACTACATTGGCAATCCGTTCGGACACAACTTTGCAGATGCATGGGACTTTAATCGTGGGGCAATGTTCTTGGAATGGGACAAAGAACCAGAGTATGTGAATTATCCGCATGGTCCTAGATACATTACTTGTTATCTTAGCGAACTGCTTGACAACACCGAAGATTATCTTAAGCCAAAGACATATGTCCGTGTGACACTGGACTCAAATATCTCTTACGAAGAAATTAACTTCTTGAGAGAAACACTAATCGAAAACTATGAGATTCGAGATTTAAAACTAATATACGATCGCACTGTTGAAGAAGATATTGAATTCGAGGGTGAGATCACTTTCCAGACTGTTGATCAGATTGTAACCGAACAATTGAGCAACCTGGACCTAGGAACGTACGACCGTAAAAAACTTGTTGAGATTTACAATAACCTATAAACATGATTAATCTTAAAAACGTCACTATCAAAAATTTCATGTCTGTGGGCAATGTGTCTCAGGCAATTAGCTTTTCCGAAAACGAACTTGTGCTAGTGCTAGGTGAGAATCTAGACCTAGGCGGCAATGACAGCAGGAACGGTGTAGGTAAGAGTACTGCACTTAATGCGCTCAGTTACGCACTGTACGGAGAGGCACTTGTAAAGATCAAGCGAGATAACTTGATTAACAAGGTTAACGGGAAAGGCATGATGGTTACGCTGGACTTCGAAAAAGACGGAGTAACCTATCGTATCGAACGCGGACGCAAGCCTAACATATTCAAGTTCATTGTGAACGGGCACGAGATTGAGGATGAGACTGACGAAGCACAAGGCGACAGTCGTCTCACTCAGGAAGAAGTCGAAAGAGTCATGGGCATCTCCCATGACATGTTCAAGCAGATTGTGGCACTTAACACATACAGCGAACCGTTTCTTAGCTTACGTGCCAACGATCAAAGATCAATCATTGAGCAGCTACTAGGCATCACCAAGTTGTCAGAAAAAGCCGAAGTGCTAAAGACACAGCTCAAGGAGGTTAGAGATGCCATTAAGGAAGAGGAGTTCCGGGTTAAAGCGACCCAGGAGGCGAATAAAAAGATTGAGGAGAACATTAAGACGCTTACGCTCCGTTCCCAAGCGTGGGAGAAAACCAAAACTAACACGATTAAAGACTACGAAGACAGCCTCCTCGCCCTCGACGAAGTCGACATCGAAAAAGAGCTTGAGACGCATAAAGAGAATAAGAAGGCTCGGGAGTCGATAAGAGAGCGCGACAAACTGGAACGTGAGATTAAATCTCTAACTCGCGAAATCAAGCTGCACAAGAACAGTTTAGAGCAAGTCGAAAAGAACATACACAGAACTTCTGAAGGCAAAGAGTGTCCTACTTGTCACCAAGAAATGGACAAAGAAACACACGAAAGGGTCCATGCAGAGTACGAAGCACAGGCACTGCAAGCTCGTGATAAAATTGCCGAAAAGCAGCAAGAATTAGATGAGCTAGAAGCAGTGTTGTCGTCTACTCCTGACGTAAACGAAGAAGACACCTTTTATAGCTTTGTGGAAGATGCATATAACCACAGATCCACAATGCAAGAGCTTGCGAACAATCTTGCACGTGAGCAAAGTTCGGAAAATCCGTACACTGAACAGATCGAAAGCTTACAGACATCTGGTATTCAGCAGGTTGATTACTCGTACATTAACGAAATGACCAGCTTGCGTGATCACCAAGAGTTTCTGCTCAGTCTACTAATCAACAAAGACAGTTTTATTCGCAAGAAAATTATTGATCAGAATCTGCTGTATCTAAACAACAGACTGTCTCACTACTTAGGCAAGTTAGGTTTGCCCCACGAAGTTAAGTTTAAGTCAGATCTCGAAGTCGAAATCACACAATACGGCAGAGACTTTGACTTTGACAACCTCAGCCGAGGTGAACGCACACGACTAATACTAAGCCTCAGCTTTGCTTTCCGTGATGTTTACGAAAGCTTAAACACCAAGATCAATCTGCTGTTCATTGACGAACTAATAGATAGTGGTCTTGACACAGCTGGTGTAGAAAACGCACTAGCAGTATTCAAAGGTATGACAAGGGAACAAAGAAGAAACATCTTCTTGATCAGTCATCGTGACGAACTCATTGGACGAGTTACTAGCGTATTAAAAGTGATCAAAGAAGGGGGCTTTACATCCTTTGATAGTACCGACACAAACTTAATATAAAAATAAAAAGGTACACACATGAAATTTACCCCGAGCTACCTCTGCAAGGAGGACACACTTAAGGTTTTACCGGGATCCCTTTATAGAGAAGTGCTGTATAAGCAGCAAGAGCTCTACTACAACAACCTCAGTAATCTAAATTTCAAACAGATACGTTTTGCAAATTTAGATCCTTCTGAAGTTCCTCCGACAGATTCTATCGACTATATACGTGACTGGATGGGCTGTGTTCCTGTCGGTGTTCTGCCTATCTACGGTAGACACGGCGACGATGGTATTACACCAGACGGCACAGGCATCGAAACAAAGACACTTATGATTGACGAAGACAAATGGGAACGCGGCCCAAGAGGTGGTATTCGCTCAAAAAGCAAAGGTAATTGCAACATGGGCAGCTACTACAACATCGGCTACGGAAACGACCATGGTATTTTTGACACAGAACATAAAGTCAAAGACACCTATGTGATTATCATTTCCCGTGCATTAGATCAAGTAGTGTCGGTGTTCTACTTAGATCCAGATGCTGTAAGAGAACGCCTCAACAATTACGGCGGTAGTTGCAAAAAGATCTATCTACGTCACATTTTAAACGATGGTATTGACGTTAGCGGACAAGGCGACGTAATGGAAGCGATTGGTTGGGAACGATATCAACAGTTTTTAGACAGCTATATCGTTTAATCTAGTCGCGCCTTTTCAGGGCACTTTCCGGTCTTCCCAAGGAACTCATTGTAATAGCGTCTGCTTGGTATAGCATCTTCCATTACAATGCGTTTGGTTTCGCCGTAGCTAAGTTCCCACTTGGTATCATACAATTCCAGTATAGTAAAGGTAAACTTGTCTTTGCCTAATTTTTCTATATCTGCGTTTAGCTCTTTAGATGAGCCTGTGTATGTGCGCCAATCTGACTCTTTAGTGCTGCGGCGGCGGTTCTTTCGGCCTTTGAGCGGAGGCTTAGAGACTTTGAAATGCAAGAGTTTTTGCCCTATGTATTTGCGGCCATCTACAGTGTTTACTATCTCGTAAACAAAGCCTAGATGGTCAGCAGGATCGAATTCGGGGCCGGACCAATGTCCGTAATCAGTTTTTTCGCTCATTTTAAAACAGCTTGCATAATTATGTATGCTGTTATTTACCAGGCAAAAAGTTTCGGTTGACTGCCAAATGGTAAAGACATTATACTTTTATATAGAAGCTTGTGAGACTATCGCGACTCGCAAGTCGAAAATCGCAGCGTTAGATTACTTCGCAAAGCCCCCGCTGACAATGCTAGGCGGGAATTGGTACTCAGCATTAAATTAGGCTATCTGACTCACTACAATCGGCAATATCGCACAGCACTCGGCCATTTGTGCTGTGTCCTATTGAGACTGCCAGCGCGAGCTGTTGCCGTCGGACACTTAGGAGCCGAATCTCAATAACGATTGTGCTCTACGCCTCCGATATCGGAGAATAAATCGAATGCAGATATGCAGCGTAACACAGTCCGAAATACATTACTTCACTATGGTGTATTTTGGTTCCGTTGTTGGCGGATCGATGGTACCGGGCAACCGCCTACTAGCCATGCGTTAGTACTTTGCTGTGAGTCGCAAGGATCGATTGTAGTGAAAGACCCAGATGGCCTCAACCAAGGCACTGACTGTTAACTAGAAGAAGATTACCCTCTGGGTGATCTTTTTTTAGTGGCCCTGAAAAGGGCTAGAGTCATGACCGATAAATCAGTCATTCCTCTTTTGTTGACAGACAATTCCTAACCAATCATATTCAGTTCGTCTGCTCAAGCAGCCGTATTTAAACAGAACCAGAATAAGATATGGTAGATAAACCAACGAGCTTGCGAGTTAGGGATAGATACCATATCTTCGAGAGCAGCTTCGCTGCCTCGATTAACTATTAGGGAGTAACAGTTATTTCTAAACAATCTCGAGTTATGCTAGGGCAAGTTCTGAGTATTGCAAAGACAATAGGGTACTCAGATACAATTCAACGTTTCGTAATTAATGAACTTCGCAAAGATCTCAGTGATGATTGTGCGAGTGTTTGTAAGAAATGTGGCAGGAAAATATATCAGGTAGTGCTACAGAGCTATGTGAATCAATTGCCAAGAAAAAAGCGCATCTGTTCCCAGTGCGCTCATTTAAAAGATGATTTTAAACCCAACTGCACATATCAAGCAGCTTGGGATAAAAATGTCAAGGTGTAGGTAACTTCTTATACACTTTCTTAAATAGCTTTTCGGCTTCTGGTGGGAATTGTGCTAGGGCTGGCTGAAATGGCTTGAGCCATACACGACGAATATCACTGCCTACTGATTCAAATGTGACACAGCCTGAATGTTTCTGCATGTACATGGTCACAAATGCACTGATTCTCAAATCCACTGCACCCACAACTTCATCCTCAAATTGCTCACTGAAATGATCCCAGTGAGCTAACCACTTGACTTCTCCTCTCTGCACAATTGCTTGTGTGAATTTTACCTGGCCGGTATTTTCTTCTAGATACACATCTGTTGATACTTCAGTGATTGTGTTGAGAAATTGTGGCTCCGAATGGTAAAATGGTTCCTGGAGGAACGGTAGCCATTGTATGTTTTGTGCGTCTAGTACACGAGTAAGATCATATACCCAGTTTAGCTTAGGGTATCTTGTGTATGCTTCTCTATCTATGCGGGGAAAATCATATTCTAGGTAATTCATTACATGTACTCCCTTCCGTCTCCGCTCATTTTCTGTAGTGTCTTGTTGATCATTGTGATTATCTTTTTGCGGCTGATGTGATCAATTGCCCACGCTTGATCCCAGGTCACTCCGCCTCTCATCCAGTAACATATATCAATAATCTGCTGGGTCAGTGCATTTGTGTCTCGATCTAAATCTTTAATGAACTCGGAAATCTCTTCAGGACTTCTGGTCATTAAGACCCCATAAAAAAATTTACAGGATTAAAGTCCACTGTAGATTTCCACTTGTGCTCGCACTTTTCACATGTAGCATCAAAATCTTTGCGCACACCGATTGAATTAATGCTAGAAATAAGATTGTCTACAGCTTTGTAGGTTTTCTTATCGAGGTTAGCCATATATTCGTCTATGTGTGCTCGTTCTGTTACTTCCACTCCGTCTGGTGTAACAATTTTCTGAATGCTGTTGATTAACAGCTCGATGTTTGTTTCTGATATCTTTTGATAGCTCTTAGAGAACAGAGCAAGTCTAGTGTCTTCGTCTATGTTTTCTTTTGCAAACACTTTGCTGGCTTTGATCTGTTCAAACTGAATTTTAAGGGCACTTACGCCGTCTTTATACGTGTACGGTCTTACGTATATGACTACCCCGCTCTCTGTGTGAACTGTGTATTCTGGGTCTAAATGATCCATTTGTGCCAAGTTTACACTGAGGTCAACGGTGTAAGTATTTTCGTGCTGACAGTTCGGACAAGGAGTTTTGATTTCCAAATCCTCTGCATATGTAGCGTGTCGAATACCAATCATAATAGCATCAACGTCGTTTGCCAGTAGCTGCTTTGGGTCTTTGATGCTAGGTGCACAGCTTTTGATAATATCTAGGATAGCATCGCCGTTAAGTAGTGCATCTGGATTTTTAGTGATCATTTCATCACGTGCTGTCATTGGCATGATGCCAATTTCGCCTGAATCATTGAAGTCCACTACATCCGAGCCATAGTAGTTTGTGCCACTAGGCAAGCCGATGTAGATCTTTGTTGTCCTGAAATACTGTTGTAGCGGATTAGCTTCAGACATTTCGCAGTCTCCAAAAAGGTAGATAAATAATAAACTACGACTATTTATCTACGTATTTAATGGTGGAAACAAAGAGTGGCTGATGGAGTAATTATTGAGGGCTATGGCCCCGGCGCGAAGCAGTGGGCAACTGAAGCTACTCAGGCTCAGGTACTAGCGACCCTGCAAAAGCTAGGCAGGCTTTCAGAAGACCAAATCAAAGAGATCAAAAAGGCAGCAGATGCCCAGTCTCCTGACGAATTGTTTAAAGGTGTCAAAAAAGAAGCAGACGAGCTAGACGAAGCTTTAGACGAACTAGAAAGTAGTACTAAAGGTCAAACCAAAGCCACAAAAGCAGCCACAAAAGAAACCAAAAACTATGCCGCAGCATTAGGTAAGTCTCTGCAAGAAACTGGTATTGCTACAGCAGCAACACTGGCAGCAGCAGGCACAGCATTCGCAGTTGGAGCAGCAGATCAGCTGCAGATGTACCTACAATTAAATGCAGCAGGTATGAATTTAACTAGTTCAGTCGACGGAGTTCGCTCAGGGCTAGAAACATTTGCACGTTCAGCAGAAACAGCAGAATTAAGATTTGCTGATCTAGCAGATCTACAGCAACGTTACGGCAACGTACTAAACCTGTACGGTGTGCAACAGTTTGCTCGTGATTCTCAGCAACTAAACAATCAATTGAGTGTGCTAGGTTTTACTAGCCAAGAAACAGCAGAGTTCTTGTCTAGCTATGCAGAACAACAGCGTTTCTTTAGTCTCCAAGAACAGCTAGGCTCCCAAGAAAACATTAGACGAATAAACGAGTCTGCAAAAAGCTTAGATTCGTGGAGTAAGGTACTAGGTCGTTCCAGAACAGAGTTGTTAGATGATATCAAAGAAAGCCAGCAATCTAGTATAAATGTAGCAGGTTTCATTGCACAGCAGCTTGCAGGCGGAAACAACGATATTAAACAAGCAATGGCCGAAGTAGCCATCGGATTTGGTGATGCCGGTCAAGACGTAGCAGAATTATTTGCAGCTAGGGCAGCAGCAGAAGCTCCGATATTTCAACAATTAGCGATTACTGCACCTGATGCACTTAATGCATTATTAGATATGCGTGAGCAGGTCAGAAACGGAGTAATACCTACCACAGAAGAAATGGCGAGAGTTACTTCGCTGGTAACTGATGCATCTATCACCTCAGCAAAGGCTATGGGTCCGTTGGGCGACGAAGCTATGGCAACTATTTTAAGTATGCAGAGGGCTAACGCAAATATAACGAAACGAGCAGAAATAGAAGCGAAAGAACAAGACAAAGCACTAGGTGCGCTTGCTGAGACAGCTAATGCTGTAACTAATGTTCAGGGTTCATTTGAAAGATCAGAGGCAAAAGCAGTCGGCACAGAAGAGTCGATGGACATTATAACTCGACAGTTAGATAAACTAGCTAACGAAGTGTTGGCACCTCAAAAGCTAGCTGAGATAACAGATAACATCGGTGAAGCAGGCGCAGACCTAATTTCAGCATTAGATGGTACTGCAAACGGATTGTTAGATCTGGCCAACGATATTATCAGTCCAGACTACAGTACAGGCGAAATAATTGCTGCTGGTCTTGCAGGAATGTTCCTGAGTACCACGGTAGTAAAAGCAGCAGGTAGTGCTATTCTCGGCGGATTAGGAAAGTTATTAGGAGTTAAGTCCTTAGGCGGTGCACTAAGTACTACCGGAGCGGCCGCTGGCGGCCTTAGTACTGGCGCAGCTTTAGGAGTTGCAGGTGCAGGTATTGTAGGCTACGGTGCAGGCTCCCTCTTTAATACAGGGTACGAAAGATTAACTGGATCTTCTGTCGGTAGTGACTTGTTTGATTTCTTTACTGGTGGTAGCCAAGAAGCGCAAGTGGCTGCAATGCTATCTTCATCTAACGTTAATGTGAGAAACTCACCTGGTGTAATGCCTACTGATCAAGGAGCGTCAGTTAGTAAATCTACTCCTCCGACGTCGGCTAGCTTAACCACATCCTCTAGTCAAACCACAATGGACTCGATAAATAGCTTGATATCGGTTGTTCAAGAACAAACTTCTGCAGTACACAGATCAAATGAACAGCTAGACATGGCAGTAAGCCACCTCAAACAGATTAGAAGAAACACGGAAGATACTTAATGTCTTGGAAAAAACATTTTCGACCAGTCAACTCGGTGTTGCCTGCACAGTCTAGAAACATAGACAGCTCGTATGCTAGCGCAAGCAAGTACAATTCTTGGCTGCCGGAAGTGTATGCAGGTCCGCCTGACAGATTGCAGCGTTACAACATATACGAAACAATGAATCTGGACCATGAGATTCATGCAGCCCTAGACACTATTGCTGATTTTTCAACAGAAGAAGATAACGAGACTAAACTTCCGTTTGTGTTTGAGTGGGGTGATGATCCTACTCCGAACGAAATGCAAATCTTAGAAAAGAGTTTGCGTCAATGGTGTATTCTGAACGAATGGAACAAGCGTATCTGGAGTATGTTCCGCGGCGTATTAATGTACGGCGACCAGTTCTTTATTCGCGACCCCGAGTCTTACAAGCTATTCTGGTGCGATCCTAACAAGGTCATGAAAGTGATTGTCAATGAAAGCGAAGGCAAGAAAATCGAGCAGTATTATATGAAAGACCTCGATTTAAACCTTAAGGATCTTGTTGCAACTAGTATGCAGGGTGCAAACCAAGATCATTACGGATCTACTAGCTTGGTGTTTAGCCCACCGCTCAATGGCAACATGAACTATACGTCCACATATTACGCTACACCAGGTGGAGGCACAGACAGCTTCCAGACAGCAGACGAAGTAGCAGTAGATGCTAACAATGTAGTACAGGTTACCATGAGTGACGGTATGAATGCTGCATGGCCATTTGGTCTTAGCATCCTCGAATACGTATATAAAGTATATAAGCAGAAAGAACTGCTAGAAGACAGCATCCTGATTTACAGAGTACACCGTGCACCAGAACGTCGTGTGTTCTTCATTGACGTGGGTAGCATGCCACCTAACAAGGCACAGCAATACCTAGAACGTATTCGCTACGAAGTACAGCAGAAGCGTATTCCTAGCCGCACAGGCGGCGGCCAGAACATTGTTGACTCTGCATACAATCCTATGAGTATGCTAGAAGACTATTTCTTTGCTGTAACAAGCGAAGGCCGCGGATCTAAAGTAGAAACACTACCAGGCGGCGAAAACTTAGGAGATATTGACGACCTAAGATACTTTAACAACAAGATGCTACGTGCACTAGGTGTACCTAGCAGTTACTTGCCTACTGGTCCAGAAGATGGTACAGCAAGCTATAATGACGGCAGAGTAGGCACAGCGTTTATTCAAGAATTCCGCTTTGCTAAGGTGTGTGAGCGTTATCAAAGGCACATTATTAAGCCGCTTGACGAAGAATTTAAGTTGTTCCTAAAGAAACGTGGTGTACAGATTGATAACAGCTTGTTTGAGCTGAAGTTTACTCCTCCGCAGAGCTTTAGCGAATACAGACAGCTTGAGCTTGATGCTGCACAAATCAATGTATTCGGTGCTATGTCCGAAGTGCCATATATTTCTAAGAGATTTGCACTAAAACGTTATCTCGGACTAAGTAACACTGAAGTTTCCGAAAACGAAAAACTTTGGAAAGAAGAAAAAGGCGATCAGCCTGCAGATGATGAACCAACAGGTAATGCTGCGTTAGGAGACATTGGCATTACACCGAGTGGCATAGATAACATGGCACCAGAGGGCGGGTTCGAGGATGCAGAAGATACAGAATCTGGCGCCGAAGAGTTAGATGTTAGTCAGGACGAAATTTCTAATTTTGGAGAGGAATAATGAAAGCTAGGGAAATGTTGGTGGAATTCTACGACATGGCCAACGATGATTTGGAGCAGTGGAATTACGACGATACACGCCGACCTAGATTGACCCTAGGGCAGTTGCATAAGATGAGACTTGCTAAGGATGCCGAGAGAGCAGATAAAGCAGATCATCTTGCATTTTTGCCTACCATGTACAATCAAAGTACTGGTTTAGAGGGTGAATAAACCCAGCTAAAAAATACAGTAAAACACAAACGAAATTTTACTGAACACCGCATAAATATCACACAGGGTCGCAAAAACACCTTCTTTTTGACCCTTTTGCCCCTTCTTTTGTCTTTTTTCTATTAAATACTGTTAGATAATTTATGTATCTACATATTTCTATTAAGGAGACTGCAAGCAATGTCACAACAATCAAAACTTGAGCAGATTCTTGATTTCCTAGTAAACGAGGAGACAGAAAAGGCTGAAGACCTACTGCATGATCTCGTTGTAGAAAAGGCCCGCAATATCTACGAAGAGCTAGTCAACGAAGAAGACGACGACGAAGCTGAGATGGACGAAGAGATGGAAGAGTCTATCGGCGGAGATATGAAGCAGGACTTTGTCGGCGAAATCGAGGCTGCAAAAGAAGACATCCAAGCTGACGAACTTCAAGACGGTCACGTAAGTGAAGACGAAGATGAAGACAGCGATGACGAAGAAGAACATAGCGAACATGACTACGACGGCGACGGCGAACATGACGATCACGAAGAAGATCACATGGACGTTGAAGACAAAGTCGAAGATCTAGAAAAAGAGCTGGAAGAGCTACGCGCAGATTTCGAACGCCTAATGGCAGACGAAATGGAAGAGCCATACCACGATGAAGAAGATTTCAACATGGATATGGACAGCGGCGAAGGCACAATGGGCGACATGGAAGACGAGATGCCAGAAGGCATGTACGAAGATGAAGCTCTTGAAGAAGCTACTAAGCTACAGCACGAAGTTCCAGGTACTGGACAGGAAACAGAGTCCGGTAAGCTAGCAGGAACAGGTGCACACTCCAAGACAGGTGCTACTGGTAAAGAAGCTCCGTATACAAATGCTCCTTCAAAGAGCGTAGACGGTTCTGATCCAGTTGATTTCACCAAAGGTACTGCACCAGAGGGCGGTAGCGCAGAATCAGCAAAAGATCACACACCTAGCTCAAACATCGACGAAAATCCGTCCGATGTTAGCCACGGTGAACAAACAGCTGAAGGCGACTTTGTAGGAACAGGTAAGGGGTCTAAGAAAGGTGCAACAAACACCGATAGCCCACTTACTGATGCTCCTAAGAAGCCGTAACGGTGAGGTAAGTGGTGGCGAACAAGCTGTATGAATACTTGAACTTTGATACTGCTCATTGTGTGTTGGAAGAATCTGACAACGGCAAGGGCGGAAAAGATCTTTTCATGAAAGGGATCTTTATTCAGGGTGACGTTCGTAATCAGAACCAGCGTGTTTATCCACTGAGAGAGATCAATCAAGCAGTTAACATCATCAATGAGAAAATCAACGGTGGTGAACCTGTACTAGGTGAACTTGATCACCCTGAAGAGTTATCAATCAACCTCGATCGTGTATCACACATGATCACTGAGATGTGGATGGATGGCAACGATGGGTACGGTAAGCTTAAGATTGTTCCTACTCCGTGCGGAGAAATTGCAAGGACATTGCTACATTCGGGAGCGAAACTAGGTGTTAGCTCCCGTGGTTCTGGCAATGTTGATGACTCCGGTGCTGTGAGTGATTTCGAAATAGTCACAGTTGATATCGTAGCGCAACCGAGCGCGCCAGATGCTTATCCACGCACAATTTACGAGAGCCTATTTAACATGAAAGGTGGTTCTCAGATCTTAGAGACAGCACGTGGTGTTGTCCATAATGATCCATATGCACAGAAACACTTACAGAAAGACATTATCAAGTTTATTAACGAACTTAAAATTTAAGGGAGAAACTCAAGATGCCAAAGGATATCAACAAAGTCTTGAGTGAGAGCGCAAGTCTAACAGAGGAGCAGCAGGCTCAGATTAGCGAAGCATGGGAAGCAAAGCTTGAAGAAGCTCGCGAAGAAGTTACAGCCCAGCTACGTGAAGAGTATGCAAAAAAGTACGAGCACGATAAAGGTGTTCTTGCTGAAGCAGTAGATCAGTTCCTCACTGATAAGATTCGCGTTGAACTCGAAGAATTTGCCGAAGACAAGAAGGCACTTGTCGCAGAACGCATTGCGTACAAAGGCAAGATTACAGAACACACTGAGCTCCTAAACAAGTTCATCACAGAAGCAGTTGCAAAGGAAGTAAAAGAACTACATTCAGACAAGGCGCGCATGTCAGAGAGCATGAAGCAGCTTGAAAATTTTGTTCTTAAGCAACTAGCAGAAGAGATTCGCGAATTCCGTTCGGATAAGCGCGAGCTTGTTGAGCAAAAAGTTAAGATGGTTGCAGAGGGCAAGGAGAAGTTGGCCGAAACCAAGAAGCAATTTATCAAACGTGCTGCTAAGGTTGTTGAAGAAAACATCAACAAGGTTCTTAGAACTGAAATTGATCAATTCAAAGATGACATCAAGTTTGCACGTGAAAATGAGTTTGGTCGTCGCATGTTTGAGGCTTTCGTTGGCGAGTACATGACTTCACACCTAAATGAAGGTACTGAAGTTAGCAAGCTAGTTAAAGTTATCGAAGCGAAGGACGCAGAGATTAATGCATTGTCTACATCTGTTTCAGAGAAGGCGAAAATTGCAGAAGGTCTTGAGTCTCAGCTTAATGTGGCAAAAGATCGAATTAACAGAACTAAAGTAATGTCCGAACTACTGTCTCCACTTTCTAACGAAAAGAAAGCAGTAATGAAAGACTTACTTGAATCAGTACAGACACAAGATCTTGAAAAGCAGTACAACAAGTATCTACCTGCTGTACTAAACGAAACGGCTGTTCCTCAGAAGAAAGCAAAAACACTCACAGAGAACAAAAAACTTTCTGAAAGAACAGGAAACAGGGCTACTGATAAAGCCCTCCAAGAGAGCATCGACAATGAGACCAAGTCTCAGCTTGACGAGATTAGGGCTCTTGCAGGTTTAAAATAATAGGAGAATAAAACAATGGCAAATAAGCTATTTGAAAGCAACTGGGGTGCTACCAAGGACGCTCTTCTTGAAGGCCTTGACGGTTCCCGCAGATCAACAATGGAAACTGTACTTGAGAACGCTCGTAAGCACATGAGCAACAACGTGCTAACAGAATCCGCTACAGGCGGCGCAACTCAAGCAGGTAACATTGCAGTACTTAACAAGGTAATGCTTCCGCTGATCCGACGTGTTATGCCTACTGTTATTGCTAACGAAATCATGGGTGTTCAGCCTATGACTGGTCCTGTTGGCCAGATCCACACTCTACGTGTTCGTTACGCTGACAGCAAAGCTGGCCTAACAGCTGGTACAGAAGCACTATCTCCGTTCGAACTAGCTCGCGCTTACTCCGGTAACGAAGTAGCTAACGGCGGAACAAACCCTGCACCAGGTGCGGCACAGACAGCAATGCTAGAAGGCCTACCAGGTAACAGACTAAGCATCCAGATCTTGAAAGAGACTGTTGAAGCTAAGTCTCGTAAACTAAGCGCTCGTTGGACTTTCGAAGCTGCTCAAGACGCTAACGCTATTCACGGTGTTGACGTTGAAGCTGAGATCATGCAGGCGCTAGCACAAGAGATCACTGTTGAGATCGACCAGGAAATGCTACAAAACCTACGTAACCTAGTTCCAGTTGCTCCGGTAACTTTCGACCAGGGTGCGGTAAGTGGTACTGCTACTTACGTTGGTGACGAGCACGCCGCTCTAGCGGTACTGATCAACCAACAGGCGAACCTAATCGCTGCACGTACACGTCGTGGCGCTGCTAACTGGGCGGTTGTATCCCCAACCACTCTAACTATCATGCAGTCTGCTACTACTTCTACTTTTGCACGTACAACTGAAGGTACTTTTGAAGCACCTACAAACACCAAGTTTGTTGGTACTCTAAACAGCACCATGCGTGTATACGTAGACCAGTACGCTGCTGACGATGAAGCGGTTCTTATTGGTTACAAAGGTCCTACTGAGACTGATGCTGCGGCATACTACTGCCCATACATTCCTCTAATGAGCACCGGTCCTGTAATGGATCCAGACACCTTCGAGCCAGTGGTTAGCTTTATGACCCGTTACGGTTATCTAGAGCTTACTAACACTGCTAACAGCTTCGGTAACGCAGCTGACTATCTAAGCAAGGTTGGTATCAACTCCGCTAACTTGAAGTTCCTCTAATCGTAAGATTAGTAACCTTAATAGAGAAAGCGCTCCTTATGGGGCGCTTTTTTTATGCCCGCTAAATTTTATCCAAAATCTTGATAAATACTGAAAACATCCATTTCTTAGGACAGAGTTAGATGACGGATATCCATCGTTCACAAAGTGGCAATGTAGAATGGGCCGCAACACCAGATGCATTAGGTTTACCTAGAGACCTAGAAGGGTTATTCCTTGGTAATCTAGAAGTGCAAGGGACTATTACAGTTGAGGACATTACTTCAACTACAGACCTTACTATTGATCCAACCGGAGATCTTATACTAAAGGGCGGAGTAACTTTTCCCCCGACTGCTGGCGCCAGTGGTGAAGTCCTTACTCTTGTCGATAACATGGGCACAACTGCTTGGCAACCAGGCGGCGGTGGCGGATCTACTAACTTCATTGGCTTAACTGACACACCTGGCACCTATGCAGGCCAATCTGGTTTTGCAGTAGTTGTCAATGGTGCTGAAGATGGATTAGAGTTTGTATCACTAGCAGGCGGCACAACAGATTTCACAGGCTTAACTGATACACCAGCTAACTATACCGGCGCAGCATTAACGCTGGTTAGAGTAAACGCAGGACAGACTGCACTAGAATTTGGAGCAGACCTAAGTAACCTAGACGACGTGAGTGCATCTGTACCAAACGATGGCGATGTACTAACCTGGAACAACACAGGCAGTACATGGGAACCTTCTGCTCCAACTGGCGGCGCCAGTGATTTTGTAAGCTTAACTGATACCCCGGCTAACTACTCGGGCGCAAGCGGGCTGTTTGTCCGTGTAAATGTAGGCGAAACCGGGTTAGAATTCGTGGCAGGAAGCGGTAGTGGACTCAACGACGTAGTCGACGACCTTACCCCGCAATTAGGCGGTGATTTAGACGTAAACGGCTTTGATATTATAAGTGTGTCGGGCAACGATATTAATCTTCTTCCTGACAGCGGAATCGTTAACTTGGGAACTGCAGGCGATGCAACAATTTCTAGTGACCCAGGCAGCGAATTAATACTTGAATCGGGCACAGGTACAGTTACTATAGGTTCGAGCGGCACTGCAATTATTACATCAGATCCAGCAGAAGACTTAGAACTAACTCCTGGTGCAACACTAGTGCTAGACGGATTAAACTGGCCAACAGCAGATGGAACAAATGGTCAAGTACTAACTACAGACGGAGCCGGTACACTAAGCTTTACCACAGTAGCAGGCGGTAGTGGACTCAACGACGTAGTCGACGACCTTACCCCGCAACTAGGCGGAAATCTAGATGTGAATGGCCAAAGTATTGTCTCTGTTAGTAATGGCAATATTGATATTACTCCAGACGGCTCCGGTCAAATCACATTCGGCGGCAACCCAGTGTTGATTACTACAGGTGCAATGCAGCTAGAGTCCGGAACTGATTTTGATGTTGTCGCTGGCGCCGGTGACCTATCTCTATCGAGCGGCGGAGGAGCAGGCCAAGATATTAATCTTTTTGCAGGCGCTCTCGGTAACATGAATTTCGACAACGGGTCTGGTGTCACACCATTTGTTATTGTGCCGACTGCATCTGGTGCAAACGCTCTGCAACTTGCAGCCGGAACAACAGGCAACGGACCGACTTTATCTGCAACAGGTGAAACTAACAGCGATATTGTTATCCTTCCTGCAGGAACAGGTGTTATTAGTGTAGCAGGTACCACTGATTACGAAAACAACGTAACCGACGACGACGATATTCCTAACAAGAAGTACGTTGACGACGAAATTGCTGCTATTTCTGCGGGCAACCAAATTAGCCAATTAGACTCTAGCGTAACAGTTACTGACACAGGCTCTGATGGTACCATTACCACTGTTGCAGATAGCACCACAATGATGACCACAACATCGACTGGTACCACATTTAATACCGGTACTGTTAGTGTTACAGCACTTGATGGTGTCACAGGCGAAGCAGGCAATGCGTTAAACGGTGCCGATGATGGCACACTAACGTATGTTGATGGTTCTGGAACACTAACATTGATGAGTGGCGTTTGGTATGGCGATTCCGGCAAAGGTGGACCTGTCGTAGGATTCGACGGAGGTGAAATACATTTCGCTGCTGCAACGAACGACGGACTGACAATTAACAACACCGGTATTCAGGGAAGCAGCCAACAAAACTTAATACTAGAAGCAAACAGTACATTTGATCTGTTTATCCAGTCTAACACTGGTGACATCATCCAGAGAGTAAATGGTGATGTCGTGCTAAGGTTGTCTAATCCGAGCAACGAAACAGTAAACGGTTTGCAGATTGACGGTGCTATCACCGGAAACAATCCTACTATCAGCATTGAAAACACACTTAACACACCAGACACTAATGTCGATATTGTTATTGTTCCAAATGGAACAGGTGTTATTAGTGTAGCTGGCACAACCAACTACGAAGATAACGTAACTGACGACGACGATATTCCTAACAAGGCGTATGTCGATCCTACTGTGCAAGCAGGCGGCACAGTAACCGCTAACACAGATTTTGATCCTGATAGCGGTACAGAAATTCATTGGACATTCGGCGCAGCAGCTACAGCAGAAGTTGGTTTTGCAGCATCTAGTATACCTTCTACAGAAGTCACAATGGAAGTTACAAATGGTGGGCAAGGCACACTTACTTGGGGCTCAGAAATACAGTGGGCAGGCGGTACTGCACCTACACTAACAGCAGCAGGAACTGACTTGTTAAAATTCTGGACTAGAGATAGTGGTACTACTTGGATAGGCTGGACTGTAGCTCTTAACGTAAGTTAATATCTACAATCTTTCATCATTTCAAACACTTCGATATAATGTCTGAATTTAGTCTTAACATTCTGTAGAATGTTTAAGTACTCGAGTTTTTCGCTTTCTTTTTTGTTGTAGTGCTCGATTTGAAATTCAGTGATAACTTGGCAATCTTCTTTTAAGTCTCTTATCAATTCATCGACCCATCTGTGGTCTTTGAACTGATCGATTAGCCAAACACAAAAATCGTTTTCTTCGTCGTACTTGAATAATACTTCTTGTAGATTCTGATATAGTGCATCAACGGGATTAATTGATCTTCTATAATCTGCTAGGATGGTAGGGTATCTATATTTTGTATTCTTGCTGTTAAGATTATTAAGCAATCGATTGTAATTGTCGAAAAAGCTATTCGGTCGACATGAAGTGTTACGACATTTGCTACCCACGGCAATAGAACGCTGTTCTTGATTTTCATCAGCGGCACGTTCTCTTAATCGTTTTTGTGCTTCCAGGAAGCAAATGATCTTAGCACTCATGCTAATATTTAGCTGTTATTTGTGTTGCTCTAAGATCATGTGGAGTTTTTCTACCGATTTTTTCTTGCAAAGTGACTGTTTTGCACCACTGTGCATTGGTTTAGGCCATACACCTAATTTTGTCCAAGCATAGCCAACAGCTTCCTGGTTGATGTCGGGTGTAAACTCACTGTCAACTACACATACGAATGTGTAATAACGAAAGTGGCCATCTTTTGATTCGTATATATCAAACGGATAGAATTTTTCAATGTCCGGAACAAACCCGATCTCTTCGTCAAGTTCTCGCAGCAAAGTCTCTTTAGGGGTTTCTCCTGATTCCATCATACCTCCCCATAGACTCCAGCACAGGCTATGTGTTTTATAGGGTGCTCTTAGATTAAGCATGACGCGAGAAGTTTTAGAGCAAAGAAAGATTGCACCAACTCCGGTCTTTTCTGTTTCTTTCATGTTAGCACTGATCACTTGGACTCTGGTCCAAAGGATCTCCGTTATCTGTACTTGTTGCTAGATTTTCTACTCTCCAGTAGCCCGGGAAATATTCTCCCAGGTATGTGAACACCCAGCCATCGTCTGTAAATTTATAATGGTTAAGCGATGAAAGATTTACAACGTATTGATCTGTATTTTCAGTTTGGCTGTTGAAACTCACAAACCAACGAGTTCCGTCGTATTCGATGATGTCGTTCTCGTTTGCACGTATAATTCCCCAAGGAGAATTTGCAGCATCGGGTGTTGCAGCTTCTTCGCCGTTTGTTAGATCACTAACTAGCAAATATCTTTGCCCTGGAGCAGAGGCAGGAAGTTCTTTACCTGGCAATTTCTTGTGCGGGTCTACAATTGCATCAATTGCAGGAATCGTACTAGGCAAAGTATCTTCATCAACTGTGAAGGTTAAAATGTTCGGTCTGGAGTCGTCATATGCTACTGTGCCCAGTATGTCCGAATCGAAGTTTTCGATATCGTCGTCGAGCTTGAGTCTAATCCGCGTCTCGTTGTCTTGCAGATTACCGTATGCTTCAAACAAGCTCCTCCAACTGAGAGTAGGATCTGCTACTCCGTGTTTAGTGAGAAGTATAATTTCGTTGTTTGCGATTCCGTCTGTGCCTACGCCGATTCTAAAGTTACCAGGCGTAACGATGCATTGTGCTAATCTTCCTCCTAAGCAACCAAATGGATCGTATATGCTCTCGTCAAAGTCGTCAGGATCAATTGCATTTACATCGTGCATGTTAGTCACAATCTGTTCGATTATCTTAATGTGCTTAACTTTAGCAGGCGGATTAATCCAAATTGGTATTTTAAACTGCATACTTGCAACATCTCTGTCTGCTTCGGTGCCTTGCGGTATACCTCTGTTGCTCCAATTGATGTCAACTAGTTCTAATTCGAATATGCTAGTCCAGTCAAATTTGTTTGAGTTTTGTTGTAGCTGCACCATCGGGTTAAAGATAGTCATCAGTTGCTCTAAAATTTGTAGCTTAGTTGTGGTCGTAGTTGTCCATATATCTAGCTGCATAGTTAAGTCGTAAGGAACAGGCATGTAACGTTCGATAGTATAGCGATTACCGACTTCGTTGCCGTACTCGCCGTTTTCAAAGCTGCGTTCTATCGCATTAATCTTGCTTTCAAACGCAGGATCCTGTCTTCGCTGTGGAGCCAGTTCTAAGTTTGCAATCCATGCAGCCATCATTGGACTAGGCAGAACTGTGTTTTCGCTTTGTCCTTTAATGATCTGAGAAACCATCCAAGAAGGATCACCGTATACAATTGGCACACGAGTTTGGACCAGTGTACCTTCATCTAAGCTGCCAGATTCTATCTTGACATCACTGAACGCACGGATGAACTGAAGTAAGTAACGCCTTACTTGACCATCATAGTGAAAATCCATTCTCGGTGTTTCCCTTAGGTTCGTTGGTTTTGATGTGTCGTCTAAGACTGCCGTTTATTCTTTTTTCTTTGCGAAGCTTTTTCTTAAGCCTTGCAATTTCTTTGTTTTCGGGCTCGACAGTTGTTTTAGCAGCAGATGTAACACCCATGAGCTCGTCTAACTCTTTCTTCCAATCGTTGTGTGTTCTCATTCTGCACCATCTAGTTTCTTAGCAATACGACTTCTTTTTTCTTCGTTGTCTTTTATTTCTTGCTTCTTCTCAGCATTAAGATCTTCACGCTGAGGAATGACTTCACTGATAGATTGTTTTTCTCTCACTGTAGTACCGTCGTCTAACACAGTTTCGTTGATGTTGTCGATGTAAGTATCTAAGCGCCTATTGTATGCAGTCCATACTTTTCTTAGATCATCTTCGATCCTTACATAACAATTGCCTTGCTTCTGGAACAAACGATCGGGTTCAAAATCTAGGCGCAGGAAGTATTCTCCGTCGTTCATATCTTCGGGGAACTGTGTACCCATTCCTACAAGCGGAGCACCATTAGGAGGTACGCCGTCGCCGCCAGCCCAATACTCTACACAAGGGTAATCGTTCTCATCTAATGTTATCCAAAGATGCGCAGTCTCGAAATATTTAGGATCAAAACAAACATTATCTTCTGCTTCTTGGATAATTTCGTCTGTGATACCTAGTATCTTGCAATATCTATTCAGGCTGTCGATTAAATCTCTGTTGGTACCAAACCCAGGGTTTCCATCTGCATCTACTGTTTCCGAATAACCCGGTGGCATAAGACCAGTGCCTTCACCTTCTGCACCAGCAGTATCGCCTGTTGCTGCTTTGTCGAGTATATCTTGAAACTCTGGCGCCGCAGGCATCTTCTTGGCTCTTACTTTCCAGAGATGCGGTCTCCAAGTGAACGAATATCCTGGTGCAGAAAATAGCGCATCTTGAACAACGTAGTAATCGTTTACCCATCCCCCTTCTAGAGTCACGTCTCTTTTGTTCGGTAGCTCAATAATATCTCCTGCCATGATCTTTCTGCCAAGCAAGCGAATCATATCATTGTAGTGGAATGTGAATCTCAGCGTATCACTTGAAAGGAATATACCAAATTGGGTAAGATCGTAATCTACGTCCTCTGGTGTGTAGAAACCTCGCACCTCGTACACAGTGTCGTCGTAGTTTCTATCTCTGTTTTCCAGGAACAGAAAGTCTTGTATATCGGTTACGTCTTCTTCGCCGCCTTCTACACCGATGTATTTGTGAAGTAATGTTCCTACACCGCCAATAAACAGATTTTCGCCCGATACCTGATCAGCGTATTCGTAATCTAATCCCTTGTGCGGGTTCCACATTGATATCTTCGGCATAGGAGTCTCCTTTTTACTATTTATCTTATAAATTTCTAGAAAGTCTGTGCAGTGATAAATACATGAAACTTCCGTGACTAGCAGCAATTGCTAGACAGACAATAGTCTGACATAGGAGACACAGTGTGGCAGTAACAATAAATGCGAAGGGAACTTCTTCGCAGAACTTTAATATCGGTAAGCAGGGAAACGGAACAGCTACTCTTAGCACATCCGGCTCTAATGACCTGCAACTTTCACCAGGCGGATCGTTAATCTTAGATTATGTGTCTTTTCCTGCCGAAGATGGTCAGAACGGACAAGTTTTAACCACAGACGGTGCAGGTAACCTTACATGGGAATCAGTTGCCGCAGGCGGAGGACTTAATAATGTAGTCGAAGACACTTCTCCTCAGCTAGGTGGCAATTTAGACGTAAATGGATTTGATATTGTTAGCGTCGGTGCCACTGACGTTGTTATAGAATCAGGATCGGGCAACATTGTGTTAGGTGCCACAGGAGCAGCAACCCTTGCATCTGACCCGGGACAAGGTCTAGCTCTCGAATCAGGTTCGGGTGTAGTTTCGGTAGGTGTTTCGGGAACTGGCATAATTACTACCGACCCGGGCGAGGATCTGATAATTGCAGCAGGAAGTAATACACTGCAAATCGGAGACACAAGCACGGGCTCTACTGTAATTGCAACAGACTCGGGCGAGGACCTAGTGTTCGAGTCTAGTTCCGGAACGGTGTTCTTTGGCACTAGTGGCGCTAGCGAGATTACAACAGAGAATAACGAAGACCTTACTCTCAAAGCTGGCAGCGGGAATGTTATATTAGGCGAATCGGGTGCTGCAACCTTAGCAACCGATCCTGGTCAAGGACTTGCATTAGAAGCAGGCTCCGGCGTAGTAACAGTTGGTGTGTCAGGCACCGGAACTATCGGCACCGATGCAGGTGAAAACTTAGAATTGGTTCCAGGCAGCGCAATTGTTGCAGTAACAGGCGAACTAACTACAACTACTGGTTTGACAGCAGGCGACCTAACAGCAGAAGAAGTTGTATATGCAGGAACAGGCGGCAAACTGTCATCGGATGCAAACTTCACATACGACGGAACCGTATTAACAGTCGGCACATTTAGCGGAGACGAACTACAGTTAGCAGGCACAGGTGGAAATAGATTTGTAGTTGACGGCAGCGCTAACCCAATCGCACCAGCATACACTAATTTAAATTTTGACTACGACACAACAGCTAATACAGCATATTCGTTTAACACATACACCAGTGTTGTTAATTATCAGTATAATTTTGTCGATGGGTTTGTTTATACTAACAGGAACGACACAGCGAATGCTCCGGCACCTACTAATAATGTGTTAACGTCGAAAGCATATGTTGACGGACAAATATCAGGACTGCAATCGCAAATTGATACCATTAACACAACACTGTCTTCTCTGCAGAGCCAGATTGACGCACTTGATGTCAGAGTCGATGCCCTAGAGAATCCGTAATTGACAACAAACAGTCTTGGTCGTAATGTATAAGGATGAATAGACGTCTCGACCAAGGCATAGTTAGTGCTATAGAAGTTTTCTTTATGTACGGCATCGATCCGGGATCGTGCACCAGTCTTTTGCTACAAGGCAAATACGACGAAGCAGTAAATCACGCACATTCTTTTTATCGTGCAGGAATGACTGAAGAGTGGTCGAGCTTGCTTTGGTTCATCGATACTTGCGTACCCCATTGCTGCAAAGGGGCGAATTACAATACGTGGCGAGGCTGGATCGACGAAAGCAAAGAGAATCCAGAACTACTCACATATATAAAGCTTACGCTAACTGACGATACTAATTTGATGCTATGGTTAGCACAGCACGAAGCACTGTGCTTGATAGGAATAGAAGATGGCAAACCAGTTGTTCGATGATAGCATGACACGTTGGGCGGAAGCTGCAAAACAGTTCCGCGCAGATTTACATGAGATCACTTATTTCTCTAGAGACAGAAGAAATCGATATCAGGAAATTTACGCCAGTCACGGTGGCGATCGAAACATATACGTATACCTCAATATGTTCACACACGAAATACTTCGTATTGTGATCTCGTGCGATTATTCTGCTGACTCGCACCAGAATCAAACCGAATCAGTTGACATTTTAACTAACGATGCTAACTTAAAACTTCAGATCGAGAGTTTAGACTCGGTCAGAGAAATGCGTGAATCGATGTCAGTATGTCGCAAACTTGCATACGAAGACACAGTTTACGCTACATTAAAGTATGGAAAATTGAAACCTTTCTAAAGAAGGAGTCGAACATGAATTAACATGTTGTTATAATTTTCAACTATACTTAAGAATGCTCGGGTACGAGCTGCCTCTAGTTGGAAGGAATGTCCGCCACCAATTATGTAAAATATTCGACAACAGACCCTGGGACATAAAGGCTGTTGTGGGTTGATCACAAACCTAACCGAAATTTGTGTGCCTCTTGTTCAGCCTTACATGAATAATGCAAACTAGTCAACGATGGTAGTACCCGCTGCTTTAGTAAGGATAGGCAGCGACATTTAAGTGAAACTGTGCGGCATTGGAGCCGCGTCGACAAGGGAGAGTTTACTCCCAGTACAAGATAGCACAGACGCTGTGAGCGGAAATACGTCAGAGACTGCCAAATCGCAGTGACCAATTTTTCTGCAAGATGGTGCTCGCAGAAGAGCAATCAGCTGAATCCCCTGAGTGGACAAGTCGATGGCGATGACCTTGTGCAAAGACGGACAGTGGGCGGGGTAGAGTCCGCCCTCACTTAATTACTCACTTTTTTATAAAAAGCAGTTGACAGAACATAAATAAACTTTATACTGCACCGCATTGTTTAGCGATTTTGGCATTGAAGGCCAAAAACTGCAAAAAAACCTGTTAAAAGAGGTTGACTTTTGTTTGGAAGCTAAATATAATTGCGGAACAGTTAACGAGTTCCACTGCGTTGGGCTCTAATTAAAGGAAATGGTAAGACAAATGTTTACGATATTACACGACAAGCAACTCGGACATCGCTGGCAAGCGACCGCATCCGTGTTGGCGTGTGGATCAGAACTGAGTCTGATGGAACCTGGCTTTAATTATGATCCGATTAGCGCAGCTTCTTTAGGGGAGGAAGAGCTTTACTAGAATGACTTAGTGAACTCAAGCAAGAACCTAAAGAAGCAGCTCAAGAAGCTGCTTTTTTTATGGCTAAAGTTTTGTAAGGCAGCTTGGATAGAAAACTTTAGCCCGTGTAGACACCAACTACGCGGTGATGGTAAGGACGGCTTAGTATGAAAGCGCAGAGGTTGAAATCCCTCCCGACTCATACTTTGGCAACCCCGGCTAGTGCGGTAGCTAGTTCGGTCCAGGTACCCCGGAACTCTATTCGTGAGGACGAATTTTGCGGGATAGAATTTGTCCTTGATTTTTCGGTGGGCGAAAGGAAATAGGTCCGAGTAGCCCACTTTTAATATTAAGTGCTTTTTGTGGTGGCTGTGACGAAATTGGTAGCCGTGCAAGGTTGTGACCCTTGTGTCTGTAATGGACGTGGGAGTTCGAGTCTCCTCAGTCACCCCAAAGAGCATTTGTAATACCCCAAGAACTATGTGACCTCAACCTTGGCATATAAATGAATCACATAGGAGAAATGTTATGATTTACGTAGAAGACTTTCAGTCTTGGGAAGATGTTGAGCAGTGCTTCAACATGAAAGAGGATAATGCAATTCCGTTATACGCTGAGTATACCTACGAGAACTACGATGGCTCTGCTTTCGTGTTGTATGTTGATCGTCGTGATATGCAGTTGTATGCGGTATACGGAGGACACTGTTCTTGCTACGGCTTAGAAGACCAGTGGGATCCTGAGCATATTCCTTGGAATGTATCTGCAGAGATGGTAGGTAAAACTGCTAGCTTAGGTGGATACGAACAGGTTGTTCTTGACATGATAAACTCAATCGTGGGCTCCGGTTCCGAAGAGGACATCATGCAAGGATTAACTGTGTTCAAACTAAAGCACTCAGTGTAGGAAACTACACTGTTTTCTCCCGGTCGATTATTGGTTAAATCATCTGCCTTTCAAGCAGAAGCACGGAGTTCGATCCTCCGTCGGGAGACCAAATTAGGTAGTATGCTACGAACCTCACATGGAGGAGACGCGGATCTACCGAGTCGTTAGAATAGATGATTAGCATGAACCTTGCTCGACCATCTAATAGTTCTAGACTATTAGACTCAAGCGACTGGATTGCTAGTGTACTACCTAGCGGCGGGCTTATATGTCGTAGTGGACGAATGGTAGAGTCGCCGGGCTTTCACCCCGGAGTTGCGTATGCATGTTGCGAGTTCGAGTCTCATCTACGATTCCAAACAAGTTTTATAAATAGGTGTATGATCTACATTGTTTATAAAACAACAAATACTGCTAACGGAAAAGAATACATCGGATGCCATAAAACAAAAGACATTGACGATGGCTATTTAGGGTCCGGAAGATTGCTTCGAGAAGCAATAGTTAAATACGGCATAGATTCTTTTCGTAGAGAGATTATTGCTATATTAGATAGCGAAAAAGAAATGTTTGCGTTAGAAGCAAGTATTGTTGATCGAAATTACGTCGATAGAAACGATACATATAATTTAACATTAGGTGGCCATGGAGGATTCTCTCATATATCGAAAGAATCTATGTTAGAGAGAAACTTGCAAATTAATTCACATCGTGATTACGAGTGTGAACTTTACAAAGAAAATTTAAAAGCATCTCTTGCTACTGTAGACTACAGCGAAAGAAATAAGCGAAGAAGAGAAACGTTAGTTAATCGATATGGCTGCGTTCCTTCTTCGTTTAAAGGCAGAGAGCATACTGATGAATCAAAGAAGAAAATTGGTTCGGCAAATTCAAAACACCAGCAAGGCACCGGCAACAGCCAATACGGAACTTGTTGGATATACAATTTGCATCTAAAGAAGAATCAGAAAATTCCTAAATGCGATCTTGATGCGTGGCTAGATAAAGGCTGGCACAAAGGTCGTAAGCTAAAATTTTAGGGGGTGCCATATGGGATGGACTTTGCACTTGCACTGCGAATGGCGGGGATCGTTACCCCGTTCCTCCACCAAATTATGCCGATGACGCGTCCTGGGGGACCAACACGACTGTCTATCGTGTGCATGGCGGGTTCGATTCCCGTCTTCGGCGCCAAACATGATATGTACTTTTCCGTTAGTCAGCTACTCCAGTAGCCGAGAAAATGCCTCTATCAACTTTTTATGCCCCGGTAGGCGAATTGGTATAGCCAGCAGGCTGAGAACTTGCGTCCCTCTGTAGACTTGTCGGTTCGAGTCCGACTCGGGGCACCATCTTCATACTAGTTTATTGTGCTGTACGAAAACTAGTTTATTGTGTTAAAAATGTGTGCGTGACAGAATGGCTAATGTAGCGGATTGCAACCCCGTTTTTTGCTGGTTCGATTCCAGTCGCACACTCCAAATTCCATGCCCGGTTAGTTTAATGGAAAAACATCTGTGTTACATACAGAAGACGTTGGCTCGATTCCAGCACTGGGTACCAAACAATGGGGGGTGAGCTAGTCTGGTGATTCAGCGTCCGCCTGAAGAGCGGAAGAACTTGGTTCGATTCCAAGACCCTTCACCAAATATAGATATTTCCGACTAAATACAAATTTAGGAGGAGATATCATGGCAGTAAATCAAATACCGAGCAAACATGCTTTTGCTTTTACAGTAACTGACACCGCTGGTGTAGAACATAAACTTTGGTGGGATCTAGTGCAAAGTGTATATTTTGCATGGGAAACCGGAGTGTTCCTTATACACCTAGACGACGGTGTTTACAAGCGTATCGCCGCGGCCGACCTGTACCCAGAATCACAAGCTCCAGAAGGGCGATATGTGAAATTGGTAAACGATTGTCGTAGTACGTTTAATGAAAAGATTTCTAGCATGTTTCTTACTGCAGAGTTAGGTGAACACCCAGTCGATGACGAAGCATTTGATGCACTAGTCACCGGACTAGTGTGGGATCCTGAAGCACAACAGTTCAAATAACGCGGGCTGCAGGCTAACTGGCGTAGCCGACGGGCTTCCACCCCGTTCCGAAAGGTTCAGAGTTCGATTCTCTCAGTCCGCTCCAATTTTTGCGTGTGTAGTATAATGGTATTATGCTAGGTTGCCAGCTTAGTGATGCAGGTTCGATTCCTGTCACCCGCACCAAACAATGGGTCGTTGCTCTGGGAGCAAATTGGATTCCAAACCCAATGAGGAGGGTTCGAAACCTTCACGGCCTGCCAATCATGCACATATAAGTCGGTAGGTACGTTGATCCTGACTATATCACTGTGCACTAAATAATGCCCCGGTAGTGTAATGGCCATCACGCTTGACTGTCTATCAGGAAACCGGAGTAAAGATAAATAGTATTATGAATTATACAAGAATTTATAATGCTATTATTTCGAGAGCAAAAATGCGTCCGGTTTTAGAAGGATACGCCGAAAGGCACCACATAATTCCTAGATCATTAGGCGGCACAGACGATTTAGATAATCTAGTTATGTTAACAGCCAAGGAGCATTTTATATGCCACCTGCTTTTAGCTAAGATGTACGAGAAAAATTCTGTGGAATGGCAAAAGATGACCAAGGCATTGATGATGATGCGAGCGTCTGGTAATGCACATGACAGATATACGTCGGCAACATACGAGTATTTTAAAGAGGCGTTTTCCGAAGCACAGAGTTATGCACAACGAGGCAGTCGAAATAGTAGTTATGGAACTCGATGGATTCACAGTTTAGAATTTAAGCAATCTAAAAAAATCTGTAAAAAGGCACCTTTGCCTGATGGCTGGAACGAAGGCAGAATTATTGACTTTGAAAAACATGCCTCTGCTATGATGAAGAAAAAGTTATTAGAAGATCAACAAGCAGAATGGGTTGCCAGGTTAGGCATAATATTAGAATATTATAGAGATAACGATATTTCCATCAGGGCGTTGTCGAAAAAGTTTAATGTAAACGGTAACATTTATAAGCAGTTTGAAAAATATTACCCAGAAGAATATCGAGATATTGTGATGGATAAGCCTCGCAATAGCAACAAAGGAAAAGGTAGATATATGCCTGCGTAGCTCAATCGGGAGAGCACCGGCCTGTCACGTCGGAGGTAGTGAGATCGAAACTCATCGCAGGCGCCAAATTACTTAAACGGAGAATGTATGTTCAACACTAGTTAAGCACTTCTTATTCATGGAATAAGGAGGTGCTATTATGAACAGAGCACAATATATGACTCCTGAGCAAAAAGCTCTTTGGGAGTCCGCTGAAAAGCGTGAGGGTCGCAAGATTAAAAGGACCCACGAGAACTGCCGCAAAATCCTAGGCCGTTACATTACGGTCAAGGACAATGCGGGAAACAAAACCCGCGTGTTTCGCCCTGGCGTGGCGAGACCTGGCAAGACTGCGCGAGATCGCGCAAGGAGGCGCGGGAAGTAAAAACAGAGGAGGGTGATCCTGTCTGGGACAGGCGTGGTCTTGAAAACCAATGGAGGGTAGAAATATCCTTGCAGTTCGATTCTAGCCGCCCTCTGCCAAATTGCGTCGGTGTCTTCCATGCTTAACTTTTAGCGAAGTGAGGGGAGACGAACGTATAGCTTGTACGAACGGTGTCCTAACGCTGCGCCACGTTTCTCGCTATTCGTTAGGTGTCAAGCTTAAGAAGCGGCCAACAAAACAGGTTATTTCGGGCAGGGCAGAGACGAGCGTAACCCCCGAATGACTTGGGCAGGAGTTGCGACCTGTCGACGCACTTATTAGCCGTCCTGATGATGACTTAGAGGAGTCGAAACACCACATGGTGTAGGCGGAGTAGAAGCGTAACTGTAAATGATAAATAAAGTAGTCGGTAAAGGCTACTTTATGAATTATGAAAAAATTTACAGTTCTTTAATAGAAAGAAGCAGACATAGAAAACTCTCAGGGTATGTCGAAAGGCACCATGTTGTTCCTAGGTGTCTCGGTGGAACTGACGACGCTAGTAATATCGTCGAACTCACTCCAGAAGAGCACTATTTGGCTCATCAACTACTAGTCAAAATGTATCCAAAATCTTCGCCTTTAGTTCGAGCTGCTCAGATGATGGTACCGAACCGCCCTTCTAATAAATTATACGGCTGGGTCAGAAGACGATTTGCTAAAATTCAAAGCGAAACGCAATCCGGTAGAGGTAATACCCAATTTGGTACTATGTGGATCTTTAATGAGGAACTTAAGGAATCTAAGAAGATACCGGTTAACTCGGAAATACCGAAAGGTTGGGAAAAAGGCCGAGTTGTAAAATTTGATGAGAAGTTTAGAGAAAGGCGCGAAACTGAGCAGAACAGAAAACCTCGTGTATTATGTTCGGAAAGAGAGAAGAAATTAAGACGCATTAAGTCTAAGCATAGAAAAATAAGAAGATCAGAGAAATATATGTCTGCAAAAACAAAAAAACTTTATTTAGAGTTTCTTTCAGCAGATTTGTCATTAAGAAATTTTGCAAAACAAAAAGGCATAGTGCCGATGACACTTTCTAATTGGTTTAATAAGTATATCGATGAGTATGATATAATACCCAGAACCAAAGCAAACAAACAATTAGGGGCGGACGTATCCTTGGGAGATACAACAGGTTGTAACCCTGTCGCGAAGGCTAGGTAGGTTCGATTCCTACCCGCCCCACCAGATTATTTCGCGGAGTTAACTACTCCGCCACCAAATTTTTGCCGGATGGTGTAATTAACAAGCCTCTTTGAAAGCGTAGGTTTAACCTATTTGAATGCTGAGGAACTGCAGGTATCGAATCCTGCTCCGGCCCCATTTATTTTATAGAAACAATCTGTGCGTAGCTCAACGGTAGAGTGCTGGCTTTGGAAGCTTGAGGTGCTGGTTCGACTCCAGTCGCACTGACCAAATTCAAACTCCCCTTAGTTCAATGGTAGAACGGTCCGTTTGGGACGGAGTGACGTTGGTTCGATTCCAACAGGGGTGACCAAACATTGCAATAGATCTGTACAAGTGTTAATATTTAATTTTCAGCGAGAATTCACTGTGCAAAAAGTTATTGAATTTATTGCAGCAAACATCGACACTGTTGACACGTTCTTCTCCTCCAGATTTGATTCTGTTGAGGTAACTGCGATAAGCGCAGATCGTGTTTATGTGAACGTAACTGTATCGGACGACGACAAGAAGGCGTTCGGTGAGAAAATGAAGAAGCTCTCGGTGTTTAAAAAGGCATATGTTGAAACAACTGATGTGAACTTTTCCGTCAGCGATATCTATGACGAAAATTTCGTTGTCCCGAAGGGTGCATTTGACTATAAGACGAAGTATCAAATCTACGAAGTATAATTCCGGAGAGTCTAAACACGATAAATAGCATAATGCGACATTTCGAACTTAGAGAAGCACGTGAACTACCGTGGAACGGTAACATTAATGTTGGCTGGTGGGAAGACCAGTCTAAGCTTACATTATATCACGGCACTCATGTCAGCAATGTCGATTCTGTTATCAAGAACGGCTTAAACAAAGCAGACCCCGACACCGGAATGATATCGCTTACACTTGATCCTTTTACTGCTCGCGGATATGCAGCAATGCACGGCGGAGAAGCAGAGTTTCGTAAAGCAGGAAACAAAGCACAGCACGTTCCGATGAATCAAAGAGCAGTGTTTGTGTTCGACATCCCAACAGAATGGATCAAAGCAAATATGGATCCACGGTTCGGAGGTAATGTAGGATCGGCAGCAGGTAAACTGTCCGATCGTGAGCAATACGAACAATGGACTGGATCGGATACAGAATACTATCAGCTAACAGAATTTCGAGTTAGCAAAGCAGTACCTCCCCGCTTTATCAAAGGCTACATGCTTACCAAATAAATTTGCACTTCTAGCTGTACTTTGCTAGACTGTTTTCTACTCAAAAGCTTGACAGCAGGTATACAAAATGCTGAATGATATTGTTATCCATGTCGGACTAGATCCACTCGGCGACCTAGTTGCCATGCTCAATGGCAATAGTGGAGGAACAGAAAGAATAGCAGAGGGCATATACCAAATTGGTCATTTCAATTTTAACCATGTGCTCGAGGCTAGTGGTTACCGACTTGAAGAATACCCTAAAGATCTTGTGGATTCCGGCGTTGATGACGATCCTTTTGGCTGGGGGTTTAGTCCGTACGGTGTGTGCGATGATCCGCAGCAAATACTAGATCGCTGCCCTACACTGCAATCACCGGACAGAGATTTTGTGATATCTGTTACTCCGATTCTAAAAGAGAATCAGGAAAAACATGGCGGTTGGCGCTGGCATAAATGGGGCGAGTATATCGGTGTTCACGAGATTACTAGCGAGTATCTCTACGATGAGCCAGTTGTAGAAAAGGTGTACTGCTACCACATTTACGAAATAATAGAATAATTCCAGGGTGCGCAGAGAGGTAATGCAGCCGGCTGTTAACCGGTCGTCGAAAGACATCGTTGGTTCGATCCCAACCCCTGGAGCCAATTAACCCCACGGTGCAATTTCTAATTCGACACCGTGTTTTAGTTGTTGTTCGGCACGTTTGCGGACAGCATCATCCCAGTTTTTAGCAAAAGCATAACCTTTGCCAAATTCGTCCACAATTACGTATTCCTGTTCAGTTACTTCAGGCGGAGTAGGATACCAACGATCGGTAATTTCGTCGTAAGTCATGCCTCGGTCTTTTTGTACCTGTGCATGACGCTTCTTTGAAGGAAACTTCACGACGTTTTCGGTTATCTCGGAAACTTTCATAAATATATTTATCTGGAAGGTAAATCAGTCAGGGTACTGAGGGGACCTGCTAAGTCTTTCGTCTGCTTAACGCGGATCTGTTTCGATTACAGTGCCTTCCGCCCTTGGGGCAACATCTGCCCAGTGTACGAATACAAATGCAGTGTGTTCGAATAAATAGTGTTATGTATTACACGATTTATAAAATCACCAATCAAATCAATGGCAAGCAATACATTGGTGCGCATAAGACCACAGATTTAGAAGATGATTATATGGGCTCGGGGAAGCTATTAATCCGAGCTATTGAAAAGTACGGCATAGAAAATTTCAGTAAAGAAATTTTAGCTGTATTTGATTCTGCAGAAGAGATGTTCTCACTTGAAAAAGAACTTGTGAACGAAGAGTACGTTAATAGAAACGATACTTATAATTTGACAAAAGGAGGCTCCGGCGGTAATCGACTTTTACCGGGAAATTCGACTTGGTCATCCGAGCATTCTAAAATGATGACAGAGAAAAGATTAAAAATTTATACCGAAGATGAACGACGTGAATGGTCTAGAAAAGGCGGCCTGGCAATAAAGAAAAAAGGCACTGGTATATTTTCTCCGGAAAACAAAAGAAACAAGGGTAAGCCCCATTCCGAGGAGCACAAGAGAAAGATAGGAAAGGCAAATTCTGTGTCTCAGAAAGGATCTAAGAATTCTCAGTATGGAACTAGGTGGATTACCAATGGAATTCTTAATAGAAAAATTAAAAATGGCGACTGTATTCCGGAAGGTTGGGTATATGGTCGTACACGATAGGCCCTTAGCTTAATGGTTAAAGCGTCGGACTCTGACTCCGAATATATCTGTTCGACTCAGATAGGGCCCGCCAATTTGATAAATATGTGTAACTTGGGAGGTTACACATGTCTAAAGAAATGCGAAGAATAATGAATATTTTAGAAAATTATCATTATGTATTTGCAGATGAAGCACACGACACCCCTGAAGAATTTCGTAAAAATTTGCATAAGGAAGTTATTGCAAATTATTTGAAAGAGAAACATGGTTTAGACTTCAACGAATCTGATGAAGATTATATCGCTGCGCTTCAACAAGGCATTGGGCATTTGATGGCGTTAGATCTCTCAAACTCAGAATTAGAAAGCTACTCATATCGGAGCGATGTTCCGCTATTTAAGGAATAGCCCTAACACAACCCACTAAACACCTTCCCTGGCTAGCATAATGGTAAATGCACTCGGCTGATAACCGAGCGAGTCTGTGTTCGATTCACAGGTCAGGGACCAAATTATTACAAGTAGTCAAAGTAAACAACTAAATACGCTTGTGAAATATTATATTTTATACAAGACTACCAACTTAATAACAGGCCAATATTATATAGGTAAACACGAGACAGACAATTTAGACGATAATTATCTGGGCTCAGGGCTGCGGTTAAATCGTGCAATCAAAAAATACGGTAAAGAGAATTTTAAAAAAGAAATTCTTTGTTTTCTAGAAAATTCGGCAATATTAAACGATTCAGAAAAAATGTTAATAAATGAGCACTTGGAAAATCCGAAATGTTATAATTTAGCACCCGGAGGCCAAGGAGGCCACGTGTATGCTCATTATACAGAAGAAGATAAGAAAAACATTTATGCTAAGATTAGCAAAACTTTAAAAAGAAAGAAAATCGCTCCACCGAGGCCCGACCTAAAGGGCAGAACACTGTCCGACGAACACAAGAGGAAGATTAGCGAATCACAGAAAGGTCGCAAAAAGCCCACTAGGTCAGCTGAACACTGTAGGAATATTAGTAAATCTCTCAAGGGTAAGAAGCTAAGTAAAAACATGAAGCTTCGTCTGTCAAACAAAATGAAACAGAATCATGCCAACCATAAAGAATTAACTTGTCCCCACTGCATGAAAAATGGAAAAAGTGGATCTATGTATAGATGGCATTTTGATAACTGCAAAAATAAGCGCGGGTTAGAGTAGTGGTTACTCATGGGTCTCATAAGCCCACTAGGTCGGTTCGATTCCGGCACCCGCTACCAAACACAATGCCGCCGTAGCCCAATTGGCAGAGGCAGTAGGTTTAGAACCTATTCAGTGTGAGTTCGAGTCTCACCGGCGGCACCAATTAGAGGAGAAATGTTATGTGCAACTTACGAGTGAAACAACAAACCATAACAATGGCTCCAGTAACTCTAGGTACGATTTTACTCGTGCCTCCCTATGGGTGATTAGTTCAGCTGGTTAGAACGGCGGCCTGTTAAGTCGTATGTCCCCGGTTCGAGTCCGGGATCGCCCTCCAAATTCATTTGCATTGTTGTTCCAGAGAGTGTATAATTCCCCCTATGGATCCTGCAATTTTATTTTTTGTTTTAGGCTTTATTGCAACACTACTGGGTAGCAATATACGTTTTCCGGAATCAACTGCAAAGGCAGTTAGTCTTTACTTGCTAATCGCAATCGGCTATAAAGGCGGAATGTCGATGGCAACCGCTGCACTGAGTTATTCAATGGCAATGTCACTAGGACTTGCTTTAGCTGCTAGCGTTGTTGTTCCGTTAGTCGCATATCTGTTGCTAAGAAAATTAGAAAAACTCGAAGATGCTGTGAGCATTGCAGCAACATATGGTTCGGTTAGTGCAGTGACGTTTGTCACAGCCGTTGCATTCTTAGAGGCAGCAGGCATAGTGTTTGGCGGTTACATGGTAGCAGCACTGACTGTGATGGAAGCACCTAGTATTGTAATGGCACTACTACTTTATAACCGAAGCACTAGTGAAAGCAAAACTTCACTGAAAGAGTTAGGTAGAATTATCTTTGCAGAAAAAAGCATTGCTATCTTGTTAGGTAGTATGTTTATCGGATATTTTGCAGGTGCCGAATACCAATTAGCACTAGCAATTAAAGGTGATATTTTTAAATTTGCCCTTTGTTTATTTTTGTTAGACATGGGCGCAAAGGTTGGTGAACGTTTCCGAGTAACAAAAACACTTGAAATTCATAATGTTCTTTTTGCTCTGTTAATGCCAATTACAGCAAGTATTACCATGCTGTTAGTGGCTAGTATGTTATCACTTCCGGTAGGTAATGCTTTGTTGCTTGCAATACTGGCAGGATCAGCAAGCTATATTGTTGTTCCGGCCGTTATGCAAGAAGCTATGCCTGATGCAGATCATGCAAAATATTTTACAATGAGCCTAGCTATCACTTTTCCGTTTAACGTAATTGTTGGCATACCTGCTTATTACTATTTGTTGCTGTTGCTATGAAAGCAGTTGTTGTACAAGAATCCGATATAGAAAAGGCACTAACCAAAGCAGGTTATATGTCTACACCATACGGCGATAAACATATAGCAAGAGTGTTGGACATTTCAGAAAACCAATCTGTGGTCACACTTAGTACAGGCGAATCTTACTTTTGTGAAACCACAGAAGGACCTAGCTCACACGCATACATGAAAATATTCACTGTAGTGGGCAACGTACCTGTTCCGGGAATCGAAGTTGTTCGATTCCCATAATGCCGGTGTACCAGAATAGGCATATGGACCTGGTTCAAACCCAGGGGTTTGTGGGTTCGACCCCCACCACCGGTACCAAACATGCGATATACACAGGAAAGCCTCCCTGTTGTGAGCAGGGCAAAGCGCCTGCAGTCACTATCGCAAATTTTTCAGAGGAAAGTCAGGACACGGCGGAAGCCAGGTGGGAGACGAAAGTCGCTAGAACCACAAGATACGAAAGCGCCGTGCAACACAAACAGTCCAGAGATAAGCTTCAATTGTAGACGGACGGGTAGTGGCACTAGATGAATGACGGTTGAAAAAACAGAATCCTGCTTACGTAGAACCGTCGCTGAAACTTGCTCCTAAAGCATTTATTTGGATGATGCCTGGTTTTGTAATCCGGAGAATGGGGTTCGATTCCTCATGGGAGCACCAAATTTAATAAATAGCTGTATGAAGCTATACGAAGTCATACAAGAAGAACCATTCGACAGTTCCGAAGTCGGAATGGGCCTTACTCAATACTATAATAGCAATTTTGTTATGTGGGGCGGAATGCGTTCCGGCAATAGTCCTGCTGGTCAAACACGATTGAAATTTATGGTATTTGATCGAAAGCAACTCGAAGCAGGCGTCGATCAAGAAGAAGCAGAGATAGGGTTTGTAGAGTTGTTTGTGAAAGACGGGACACAAGAAATAGTTGGTCTAGTTAATATCGAACTCAACAAAGATTTGAGAAAAACAGGTTACGGAAGAAAGCTAGTCCGTGATATAGTCGATACCACACAGTCAGGTCTGACTGTTAATGATATCCAGAAACGAGCTAAGGGTTTTTGGAAAAAGCAAGGCGTAGAATTTACCGATAAAGCAGAAAGATTTGGTAAGATAGATAAAGACCAAAACTCCGATATGTGATAAATACAACAAAACAACACACGGAGTTTAGCATGTCTTCAGAAATGCGCAAACTAATGGAAGCTGTAATTGGCATGACTTCCGCAGGTGATACTACACCTGATGCTGTTCCAGTAAAAGAAGAACCAGAACATGCGGATGATGTAATCCGTCTAAGCATGTTGCAAGAAGAAATGCTGGATAATCTAAGAGAATTCAACGACATTGTAGTCAAGATTGCAGGCTACGATAGTTCAGTCCATGAAAGATTCAAGCGCCATGTATTTGCTAATATTATGGCAGCAATTGATAATAGTACCTACGGTAGCCGTGGGCACGACATGAACGACATTATTACAGACATTCAAGAGAGAATTGATACAGATAGTATTGATGCGCCGGATGTCGATATGGATCAGCTTGAGCGTGACGTAGAGCAGTCATTTCGCCAAGAAGAATCTTACTTACTAGATGATTACAGTGACCCCGACAGCTTGATGCAAATGCTAAAAGCAGAAGGACACGAAATGGTAGCAGCAGGCCGCGATGCAAAGATAGTTGCTGCAATCTTAGGAAAGAAAGCAGGCCTAGACGCTACTAATACCGAAATACTTTATCACGAATTGTTAGATAAAGAGTATGATAGATTCCGTGAATCGGTTACTGCAGAATTAGATGAAATTGAAAAGAAATTAGCAGTTTTCGAAAGCAAGATTTTACTAGCAGAAGATCATCAACAGCCTTTGCCAGGTGCAATTTCTGCTAAGTTGCAACAAGCGCAAAAGCGATATGATGCAGCTAGATCAGGTCTAAGCATTGCGCATAGACTTCCAGATGGCGAAGAAAAAGCAATGCACATGAAGCGTATTTTTGGAAATATGAATCGTCTTCGTGCTGAAGTTAAAAGAGTCGAAAAAGAACTTGCCCAAGCAGAACAAGATCTTTCAAGGATGGTAGGTAAGCTGTAATGCGCTTAATCGAACTTGACATGAGTCCACAGCGAATGAGGCTAACTCCTGAAGAAATGGAGTTTGTGCTCGATCTTGTGAAAGACGAAATTATGACTCAGTCAGAACTTTCTGCAAAGGTTAAAGATGCGACAGTTGACTATTCTCGAAATAAAAACAGTTTGAGAATGGCAGCACCCAGGATTTATACACTGGTACACGGTGAACTTCCTTTAGATATGGAAGACCGAGCAGGTTGGTTTGCCGAGATGCCGAACACAATGATTCGGTTCTTGCAATCAAAGGGATACGACGTTGCAGACAATATTCGTCGTGCTAAGATTGATGCTAGACACCGAACCAAGAAGCCAACAAGGCAGCAAGCTAAAGACATTATGATCAGTTATTTTAACGATCATGAGGAACACTTAGACAGAGATGCCGTTGTAAAAAACCGAGAGAAGATACAGAGACAGATTCAACAAGGAGATCACATCGAACTTGTGTTTCGTCCTTTCTACCTCGATGAATCTGTTTTTGAATCAATAATAGATCAAAAAGGATTACAGCATTTGCTGTAGGAGATTAAAATAATGGATAGCATTTGGAAATATATTGCCGCAATTTTCACCGGCATTCTTGCACTGCTTGGCATGGGTTGCAGCAACCTAGAGTCAGTCGATCCTGTAGAAACAGGCGAAGTAATTGGTTTTGTTTACACAATGACCAAGGACGAGCTTGACGAGGATCACCGTGAAGCAGTTGAAGAAGCTTATGCGGTTTTTGTTGAAGTAGTAAACAACTTCGACGAGAATGGTAACATCGATCTTAAGCAGACTCTTTTCAATGTACTTGAAGAGAAGTTCCCAGGTGAAACTGGTGACAACGCCCAGACAAAGGCGATTGTTAAGATGATCGTTAACCGTTACTGGGATCGTGTAGACGAGAAGTATGGCATTACCAACCGTATTCCTAGCGAGCAGATTGCAATCGTTCGTCAGGTTTACATCGGTATTGAGCGCGGCCTAGGACGCGAAGTAGAGTAAAACGATAGCCGGATTTATTCCGGCTTTCTATGCCCCCGCCGGCGGATCCGGTCTTTCGGCTACGAACCGAGATGATGGCGAGTTCGACTCTCCCCGGGGGTTCCAAATTTTAGGAAAATAATTATGTCAGCAAACGAAATGCGCAAGATCATGGAAGCAATACGACTTGCCGAAAGCGCACAATATGCATACAATGTTTATTTTGAAACTGACAGTGGATATGATGTGCAAGCCACTGTTGCTTATTATCCGGGAGACCCGGGTATGCGTACTATGCCAAATGGTGATCCGGGTTATCCACCGTCAGGTGCAGAAGTCGAAATTTATGACACCTTTATAGACGGTAAGCCATATCTGCCAACAGACGAAGAGCAAGAGCGTTGGGAAGAAGACGTATTGGAGAATCCTGAAAAATATTTTAGGTCTCCTGGGGATGAATACTAATGTCAGCAAACGATATGCGTAAACTAATGGAAACTGTTGCACGGTTTTCAGAAGATGAGAGCGAAGCACAAAAGAAAGCCAAAAACGTAGCAACAGCAGTTGAGAATGTTTGGCAAACCATTGGTCATGATTTTTCCGGAGAATACTCCGCAGAAGAAGTTGTTGAACTATCGACAGACGGACATCGTTTAGCAACTTTCGGATTTGAGCGCGACAATGAATTATGGGCTGACCTAGTTAATTCTATGGGAGCATCGGACGCAATGAGTCTTGTTGCTGACTACATGAGCGACGATTACTATATGGGCGCAGAAGAGGAAGAGTATACAGATTATCACGATTTTGATGATGTATATGAGTCTGATACAAATATTCCGTTTGGCAAGTGGGTAGAATATGACGCCGACTCGCTAGAAGCAGTAGTTGATGAGCTACACCGAGACGCAGGATACTACACCCAGTTCGGAGAAGATTTTTATGTTTTCTACGAAATAACAGGTGTTAAAAGCAAGCGAGGCACATTTAGTCCGAGAGCGTCTGACCCCGAAGAATACCACGGTTATCGTACAGTTAACAGTGAGCCAAAGTATGTTATACTGTTTAATGACAATGACCAAATGATGGCAATGGACTACGATAAAATGCCGGACCGTAGCTTGCAATATGACGCCGAGATGGCAGCAGACGAAGCAGCACAAGAGCAAGACGTTAGTGACAGTGATTTTGATCCTAGATACTAATGGCAGCATAGTGTGAAAAGGCTTGCAAAAACTTTTATCGATTTTGTTTGGTGGCTGTTTCTTATGCCATCGAACTATGACCAAGAAAGAAGAAATTCACCCGAATACAAAGCAAGATTGCGCATAGTCCAATCAGCGTGGACTGTGGTCGGAATCTTTATGCTATTTGTCTTATTCTTTTATCCCGGCCTCCCGGGGTTAGCGATGTGCATGGTCTTAGGACTGTTAATGACGTTCGGAGCCTTTATGTTCCTGGACGAATACCACATCGACGACTAGTTTTATGGGCGTATAGTTTGAATGGATAAAACGACAGGCTCCACACCTGTAGATCCGGAGCGGAAGCGCTGCAGAGCTGAAGCTAATGGTTCGAGTCCCGGTGCGCTCGCCAATTTATGCCGATGTCTATATAGTGGTCTAGAGGAGACCAAAATCACTAGATACAACGTCGGCGCCAAATCTTGACCTCTGATTAGAAATGCACTATGCTGATAAATATTGTGTAACTATTACACAAATACAGAGGTTGACACAGTGCTTAAAAGAGTATGTGGACCAATACTTATAATATTTTCTACTGTGTCTGTTGCACAAATGGACACAGAGTACTACAAAGGTTCTGCTTTAGATAGGCAAAATCGTATACTGCAATATCAGGTAGCGCTAGAGCAAGCAGAGCGAACTGGCGGCGCATATTCTTCAGATCTTGGCGAAATTTTGTTAGGACTCGGCAGGGTTTACCAAGAGTTCGGCGAGCACGAAGATGCAATTACAATCTTCAAAAGATCAGCACACCTTACTAGAATCAATGAAGGCCTAAATAGCGAAGGACATCTAGCAGCATTAGAAGAGCTATTAGAAAGTTATCTGCAGACAGGTGACATTGCTCATGCGGATGACATTAGAAACAGAATGTTTCGAGTACAACGAAATCTGTATCCGATAGACAGCAACGAATATTTAGATGCAATGACTGAATATGTGCAATGGCAACAAGTTGCATACCGTTACAAATTTGGACCACGTACATATGCTCGACTTTTGTCAATTGAAGAGTTAGACAAAGAAGCATCGCAGTCGCACCCCGATCTAACAATTGAACGTTTTTATAATTGTTACTTGGTTAAAGCATACAAAGGCGAGCCTGTTCCAAAAATGCAAATAAGCGTAAATGGACAAGGCGGCCAACAAGATAGAAATGCAGATGTCGATTGGCACAAATTTAGAGCATTTGGTAGACACGTATATCAAAACGGTGTGAAAATGCTCGAAGAATACATTGACCAAGAACAAGACGATCTGAAAAGAGCACATGCATTAGCGTTGCTAGGCGATTGGCAGTTGTGGAACGGTAAGGTAGCGACTGCTAAAAAATTATACCTCGAGGCTTATGCACTGGATAATACGCTTTTTGAGAAACCCACACAGATCCCACCAGAGGATGTGTATGCTGATGTTGACTATATTGTGCCCGCAGTAGAGCACGAAGTCGAAGTCCGCTTTACTGTGAGATCAAACGGACGACTCAGAGATGTAACTGCAGAAGAAACAGAAGAAAACCGATCGGCCAGAATACGTGCACTCAAAGATGTGCGTAGATGGAGATTCCGTCCTAGGATTGAAAACGGTGAAATAGTCGACACAGCAGATGTCGTTGCCCGTTACAAAATCTACCAAGATTAATGCCCCTGTAGCTCAGTGGATTAGAGCACTACGCTACGAACGTAGGTGTCGGAGGTTCGAGTCCTTCCAGGGGTGCCAAATAAAATATTGCAAACTGAAGATAAGCTTGCTAATATGTTATCATGACTATGCATACTGATTTTAGGCGCGGCCAGAAAATCTTTGTGATTTTTAAAGACGGTTCGCAGCTAGTCGATTCCTATGTCGAAAGCAAAAGCCAGCATATTTTTTTACGAAAAACAGGAAAAATTCCTGTGAAAAGAATTAGATCGATTACCATATATAAGACGCCTCCGAGATCGTTGCCCCATTCGTCTACTGGCTAGGATACTGCATTCTCAGTGCAGTGAAGAGAGTTCGATTCTCTCATGGGGTACCAAACTAAATCGCAATTTGTTACGTAAAGTGATAAGTAACACTGTGTTACAACCCGTAACACTTATCCAGGGACGTAATGAAAAAGCAAATTGCGATAATCTTGCTTGGTTCACTCTTTTTGACAGCACAAGGTGCACGAGCACGACCTCTAATTGTGCCGGAGTATGAGCACTACCATGTACAAGTCACTGTTGTTCCAGTTAAAACACACAAGGAACTAATCAAAACAGTAAAGCCTTACATGACACGAGGAGAACTCTTAGATGCTCCTAATTTACGTGCATACTCAGTAATGATACGTGGTACAAATCAGTGTATAATGTTTGTGCATATGCCCAAACGCGAAAAACAATTTATTGACTGGGGCCACGAGTTAGGCCATTGTGTATATGGCCGTTGGCACTCAGATATAAGTTTTAGGTGATGACAATGACAGCCGGTGACAACCAGAGCATCGGAAGTATCAGGTTTGCATTGCCGAGTCGCTGGACGACAAACAACAATGTGGTGTATTGGTGCACACTGCCGTCAGCCCTGTCTACTACGAACAGACCAGCTACGGCGGAGGATGGCGTTAGAGTCGCCCATAGTGGTTGGATTGATCATCCTGGTCTAGCGGCGGATCTATTTTAATGTTATAATACATTTCTTAAAATTAGACCTCCTATAGTGTAATGGTAGCACCCAGGATTTATAATCCTGTACCGCCAGATTAGCGGGTAGTTCTGGTTCGAGTCCAGATGGGAGGACCAAATAACGTGGTGTGTGGTGCGGTACCACAGCAGATCTCATAAGTCTGTCTTCGTCGGTTCGAATCCGACCTCCACGACCAGTTTTATGAGGAATCGTCAATTGTCTCTGTCGAAGCAAGCATACGGGGGACCACATGCCCTAACTGTATGCAGACGTCATGCATGACGGCTAACCTACAACCTGTTTGTTACTATGTGGAGATTTCAATCAGGCAACTGTAGGATCTAGCAGTGGCGGGTAAAGCCGTTCTGTCCTCACCAAACAATGCCTCGGGCGCTGGGTACGCATACGGCTCTTACAAAGCTGTTGAGTTCAGTTCGATTCTGAAACGAGGTACCAAACAATAAAATGAAGGTGTAAACATGAAAGTATATGTAACGACAGAAGAAAGCTGCTACGACTCATATTTAAGTTCAGAGCCTTATGGTGATTGGTACGAGCACTGGGACTGCAGAGTCAATGAGGTTTACATACAAAAGGAAGCTGGCCACTATTACGCAGACTCCTTTGAACTAGGTGACGTAGATCTAAAATCCGGTTCTCCTGTGTTTGTACTTGTAATGCACTACGACACAGGCGACAGCTTTGGTCGTGCTACAGGTAAAATGGAAGTACTTTGGGTGTTTGACAATTACCAGGATGCAAGTGATGCTCGCAAAGCTGTTGAAGCTAATCAGGAAGAGTTTTCTGTGAAGTTCGAAACTGCACGTGGTGAGATAAAAATGAGCAACCCGGGCGCAGGCTATTTCGAAAGCGTAAACAATATCGACATAGTTGATCGCATTTTACGATAGGGGTGTCGCCAAGTCTGGTTAAGGCAACGGGTTTTGATCCCGTCATGCGCAGGTTCGAATCCTGCCACCCCCGCCAAACAGTTGCGGTGTATCCGGTTGGTTTCCGGCGCCAGGTTTTGAGCCTGGGCAGATAGAGTTCGATTCTCTACACCGCTGCCAAACAATAAGGAGGATGATATGAGTTCTGTATCTAAAACTCCTAGCCAATTTAAGCTGAAGCAGATTCGAATCTTGGAACAGAAGATTCGTGCTTGCCAGTTCACCAACCCCAGACTGGCACAGGCCTACCGGCAGGAGTTAAAAAAACTAAAAGACGAAGTATACGCATAAGAAAAAATCTGCTATAGTCATGAGCTAATGTCGAAGCGAGATCAATGATATGGAAAACAGAAAAATCTGTGTTCTCTTAGTAGATCACCAATACGATTGGGAAAATACTCAGACCCTCACAACTATGCTTCCGGATCTTTGCTGGAAGGAAGTTACTCCCGAGGAAGAAGACATTTACCGTCGTTATGCAATGCTAAAGAATAGCAAGCTCAAAAACACTAACTATTCGTATCAGGTATTTGTTCATTTGCCACATGAACAGGTGGTGATGGACATTGACTTTGAGAAAGCCAAAGCTGAAATTGAAGAGGAAGAGGCCCGCAAAGCAGCCGAGAAGTCCAAGCGACAGAAGTCTGCTACTAAGAGCAAATTGACTAGAGAGATCAAGAAAGTCAAAAACCAAATCGACGCACTGCTTGATCCTGAGCTTGGGTACACTGAAACTTCTCTAGAAATCGTGAAGCTTCGTGACAAAATAGCAACCCTGGAAAAACAAAAACTGGAATTGTAATGGATCAAAACATCGATTTAATCCGTTCGCTCAAAGGCAAACGCAAAGGCGGCACAATCGAAGATTGGCAGCAAACCGATCCAATCGAAGGCCACGAATACACTGGTTCTATTATCTACGGTAAAATTGTAGATGATCCTAAGTGGGGTAACACCGGAGCATTTCGAACTTCCGAGGTAGTGAAAATTCACGAAAAAGAAGGCATCGTGGAAACACGCAATACATACTACAAGCTGGGCAAGAAATTTACACCGCCTGTGCTGACCGAAGAAGAAAAAGCAGAAAAGCAGAAACAGCTCGATGATGCTGTTGAAACGCTGAGGCACTTCATATAAATAACTGTATGCGGGATTAGCATAGTGGCAATGCCCCTCGTTGCCAACGAGGCTAGAGGAGTTCGATTCTCCTATTCCGCTCCAATTCAATTAACCGTTAAGGAGAAAGGTTATGAACAAACGAAAACCTAGCAAACTTAACGGCACACCGAAGTAATATTCCTAGAGAATCCCGGTGTGTCGTGAAAATTTGATACATCGGGAGGTTTACCGAATGGCTGAAGGTACCTGACTTTTAATCAGGCGCGGAGAAATCCCCACTCTGGGTTCGAGTCCCAGGCCTCCCACCATTCGGGGCGCTAACTCAATTGCGTAGAGTAACAGGCTTTTACCCTGTAGGTTCTGGGTTCGAATCCCAGGCGTCCCACCAAACACTCTAGGGTTGCTAACTCAATTGGCAGAGTACCTAATTCTTAATTAGGAGGTTCCGAGTTCGAGACTCGGGCAACCCACCAAATTCTCTAGGACGCTAACTCAATTGGTAGAGTAACCGGCTTTTAACCGGTAAGTTCTGGGTTCGAGCCCCAGGCGTCCTACCAAATTCTTTCAAGTTAACTGCTCTGGCCGAATAAGTACAGACATGTTAATTTGTGAATTTTGTGGTAAACAGTGTTTGAAAAATAACGGCTTTAAACAGCACGTCAGAATGTGCCCGAAAAATCCAAATCGGGTTTATAAGAACGGTATGCTAGGTAAAAAAGGTCGCAACCAGTGGATGAAGGCGAAAGACGAAGGCACCGAATATGTGCTGTCGGACGTAACAAGAAAGAAACTTTCAAATGCTGCTTCGGGTCGCAAACACACCGAAGAAACAAAAAAGATAATCAGCAAAAAGCGTAAGAAGTATCTTGAAGAAAATCCCGATCAAGTTCCTTACAAACTGAATCATTATTCGAAGGGACCATCTTATGCAGAATCTTACTGGAAAGATATTTTAGATTTGCATGAGGTCAACTATATCGCAGAACATCAAATTTATTTGTATTCCTTAGACTTTGCGATTCCTGATAAAATGATCGACTTAGAGATCGACGGTAACCAACATTATTTAGATGAGCGAATCGTCGAAAGCGATAAAAGGCGTACAGAATATTTAGAAAATCAGGGCTGGACAATAGTTCGTGTTCGCTGGTCTGAATATCAGAAATTATCTAAGCATGATAGAGAATCCTACGTTGCAGATCTTATTGCGCAGCTTTTTTGACTGTGTTAGTGTTAGTGTATGACAAAACTGTACAAAAAGATAGACAGACTGATAGATCTAGTCGACACAGCAAAGCATTCCAGTTATGGTGTTACATATTGGCAAAGAGGTGATGGTTCGAGGTATCGAGAGCCAAACTGGATACATTGCGAAACAGGTCGCGCAGCAGATGCATTTGAAAATATTCGAGCAGTAAGCCCCGGGCATCGTAGATTAACAGTGAGGGGTGAATTTGTGTCCGATGGTTACGACGACGCTATTATTGCAAAGGGTATCATATTCATTCTTCGAACTGAAAGCAAAATACAGTTCGGGACACTGAGTTTGTTAAGAAACTCGGATATATGGAAAGCCAAATATGAAGATGAAGATTAGAGAAACAGATTGGTTCAAGCGCAGACTGCCTACCCCACAACCAAAGGCAATAGATGTCAAGGTGCATAACTTGGTACTTGAGCAAAACCATATGTGTAAAATGACAGCATATTATGATGATGGTTCTGTGTTTCAACTGAATGCAAGAGTCAATCAAAATGATATCAAAGGTACATGGACAGTGCACGGTATTGATCATTTAGGACACAGTGTACTGGTAGATATAGTCGATGAATGAAATCGATCTTCACGGCTACCTATTAGAGGATGCATTAGAAGAAGTGCATCGCCTAATAGCTAGAGTGAGAATGAGCGGCCACCCACAGCAGGTGAGAATCATAACGGGTCATGGCCCCATTCGTGAATCGGTTAAGCAGTTATTGACAAGTTATGGTATTGAGCATAATATCATGATTGGTAATACAGGCACAATAGTTGCAGTAGTAGACTGATGGCATACGCAATTTTCGTTAAAGGCGAAAAATGGAAGTACCGTTATACTGAACGAGGAACTCCAGTTCAGTTTAACAGTTCTTTCGATGCAGCGGATTGGTTAAGCAATAAGCAGATGATCTGTAGAGCATATCGTCCACACCAGCTGATACAGGTAGATACTATGTCTCGACTTGAAGATTTAATGGAGATCGGCGCGAAGCGCATTGATGCCACAATTGAGGCCGTGATTGAAAAGAACGAAAGCGAATGGGAAACAGGCAAAACGCTTGAACTGCAACCGTTCTTGGATAAGCACCTGGCAGGCTTGCCTGACTATGCGGATATTCCGAGCATGGAAGATCGTCAAACAATGGCAGCATCACAACCTACCTAGGTTCGGGATTCTGCTTGCTAAATAACGTATGAGTGAGCCCAAAACATATAATTGTTTGTCTTGTGGCAAAGAAAATCTGTGGAAAGGACATAGTTACAGAAACAAATACTGCAACAATGAGTGCCAGCACGATTACCAGCATCGTGAACGAATCAAGATTTGGTTCGAAACAGGACAAATAGGAGCTCATGTAGCAAAACGTTACTTACTCGAAAAGACAGGCTGTTGTGCCATATGCGGCATAACAAGTTGGAATGAAAAAGAGATTGTTTTTGATCTTGACCATATCGACGGAAACAGTCAAAATAATAGACCCGAGAATTTGAGATTATTGTGTCCTAATTGTCATTCGCAAACAGACACATATAAGGCTCGCAACACGGGAAATGGCAGACACGCTAGAAGGCAGCGTTATGCTAAAGGAAAAAGTTTTTAACGCCGGTATAGCTCAGCAGGTAGAGCAACTGACTTGAAAAGACGAGTGCTCCGAAGGAAACTTTGGAAGTAGAACTCCTCAAATTCGGGGAAACCTTTAACATGGCAATCCCGAGCGAAGCCCGGAAGGGAACGTGTAGAGACTTGACGGGGAGCAGCTAAGTCGTTAGATACGCTGAAGAGAAAGTCCAGACCACAAACGGTAAATGCCGGCAACGAAAGTTGTAGTTGGTAAGGTAATCAGTAGGTCCCGTGTTCGATTCATGGTGCCGGCACCATTTCACCAGAGGCAGAAATGATGTACTATCTTATTTGTTGTCTTCTTTGGGCATCCTGGGCAGCATATATGCAGGATAAACATTTCGGAAGAAATGTTCCGATGATTATTTTTGCCTTTTGCTTGAATTTTTTGTTGATGCCTGCTTGCGTAGCACTAGCAACATGGAACAAGATCAAGTACGGTAGTGTCATCAAGCGTCACAGAAACAAAGAAGAATAATATACTCGATAAATACTCGTATGCGATTATACGAGTTTGATTCTGCAAGGAAAGACGGAGACGGGAGTCCACAAGAAGGCTTCACTGCAAAGGTTTGGCTTGAGAACGAAACGTTCTTCACTGTGTTCTTTGATTACAACATCATTGACGATGTTTGGAAAGCAAAGAACTATCAAGGCCCAAACGAATATCTTCCTGCCGTAACAAGCTATTCGTGGCCAGGCGGCCCGCTAATACCCGACGAAGTCAAAAGATCTTTTGAGAGACATTGGGTAAAATTTCCCCCTATGCCGCCTATTGACAGAATAGACTGAATTCCTTTATAATATTGCCCTTGTAGTACAACGGCCAGTACACCGCTTTGGTAAAGCGGAGACGATAGTTCGACTCTATCCCTGGGCACCAAAATATGTTTATAACTATATTGCAAATTTACGTGACACTCTGTGTCCTCTACGGACTGTTCGGCGCATACTGCGGATGGAAAGAGTATAAGACACCTTTGGCTCCGGTCGGGTTTTTCTTTTACTTTGCTGTTCTTACGCCAGTGGGGTTGCCAAAAACAATCTATTTAACTATTAGGGATTGGTATGTCAAAAGGAAGCAGTAGAAGACCTAGGCAAATTTCTGCACAACAAGAAGAGCTCAGATGGGAACTGATGAGCAGTAAAACTACCCCGGAACGAAAACAAGAAATCAAGAAGATTTTGGCGAGTATGAAAGATGCTACATTGGACAATAGAGATTGATTACACAACAGGTGATACATTCGGTAGCGAAGATATCACAGGCAGCAGTGTAGGTTATTGCTGGAAAGACAAAGAGCTTGCAATCGAAGCGCTAAAGTCAATTGAAGAGCACTATGAGCTTTATCAGCTAGGTGACGATCGTTATTATCGTTGGCGCCCAGAAAGGAAAAAAGAACTGGATGCTCGAAAGAAAGAGCTCAAGGCTCGTCCCTGGTATGATAAGCAGCTCACATATTCTATAAAAGTGCAGGGCAACGACGGAGAAACAACCCACATTAGCGCATTTTGGTGCGGCTACTTCGAAACATTAAATGCAGCTCGTGTTGTGTCTATTGACCCAGATGCAGATAGAATGGAATTTAGACCATGACAAGAGATCGCAAAAAAGAGTTTCTTCGCAAACTAGCAGATTTGCTCGAAGAGTACGACGAAGTGATTGAATCAGGACACGACACAGAGCCATATACTGGATCGCCTACTAGCTATGTTATAGTGTGCGGAAGAGAAACTAGTTACGACTTTTACGCAGATGATGCTCGTGCACTTGCAGAAAAAATATAACGCGCCTGTAGAGAATTGGAATATCGGCCTTACTTAAAATAAGGTGTCATTGTCGGTTCGATCCCGACCAGGCGCACCAATTATGACTGAGCAAGAACAATTAGAAAAATTATCAAAGTCACTCGAAGAAACCGTTAGTAAACTTGCTCGGCTTGTAGACAGTTTTGAAAAATTAGGTGCAAACATCGAGCACCTAGAAAAACAGAAGCAAGAATTAGACACAATCAGTAAACAAATTGAAACTTTACGAAATAATAAAAAAGGATAAGATGAAACCTATTTGCATTTATCACGGCAATTGTGCCGATGGGATGAGCGCCGCTGCGGTTGTAGCATGGAAACTGGGTGCAGACAACGTTGATTTTCACCCGGGGTTCTACGGAGAAGATCCGCCCGATGTGAAAGGACGTACAGTTTATGTTGTAGACTTTTCTTATCCCCGTGAACAAACAGTTGAGATGGCCAAGCAGGCAGAGAAAATTATTATCCTCGATCATCACAAAACAGCAGAGAAAAATCTAGTGGACTTGCCCGACAACGTCGAAGCCGAATTCGATATGAACCGGTCTGGTGCAATGATGGCATGGGACTATTTCTATCCTGGGGAAAAACCTCCCCGTGTGCTCGAGCATGTGCAGGATCGTGACCTGTGGAGATTCAAACTCGAAAACACTCGTGAGATACAAGCGGCATTGTTTTCGTACCCCTATGACATAGAACTATGGTGTGGTCTAGTGTTAACAGACGAACACATCGATCAGCTTATACAAGATGGCGTCGCCATTAACCGTAAGCACCTCAAAGACGTACATGAATTAATCGACGTCGGCACTCACGAAATTGAATTGGCTGGATATACAGTTCCTGCCCTAAACGTGCCCTACATGCATAGTTCTGAGGCAGGTTCGAAGCTAGCAATTGACAAACCCTTTGCAGCCTGTTATTTTGTAAATGAAAATGAAGTCTATGTGAGTCTCCGCTCAACTGACGAAGGCGTGGATGTAAGTGAAGTTGCAGAAAGCTATGGCGGCGGCGGACACAAAAAGGCGGCCGCATTTAGAATGAGCAGAACAGACTTCAAGAAAATTTTTCCCAAATAGAGGATAGCAAATGGCTGTTGTTGAGTGGGACAAGCCGGTCGAAATGAAGTTCGACGAGGATACCGGACAAGAACTGCTGATGCAAGCTCTCAAAATTGACAGTGTCATGAAGTGGGAAGGCAAAGTCAAGCAAGTCAAGCATCGTTATTCTCTTGAGTTGCGACAGCAGTTCTCGGGTTCGTCGAATGTTCTTGTTGTGGTAGGATACCACAAAGATATGGTTCCTGATCCTAGATGGCCATCTAATCGTCCTAGCGAGGACCGAGACATCTGCGTCAGCATGAACGGTAAGACACACCTTACTGACGAAGAGTTCTACACAATGACACTGGCTATTCGTGAAGCAAAGGCAGTATTGGCACACCTCAATGAGCAGTAAAGAACCCGACGTCCATTCTCTACTTGGCATAATTGAGATAACGTTTCCGTATACGTCTGTTCGTCGTCGGAGTATCTGCACAGATCTTGATCAAATAGAGAATTTAATAACCAAACTAGGAACAGCATACGAACACGAAGATATTGACTACATAGGTTCCTTGCTCGGTGATTTAAATTATTGTGTATCCTCGCTGAGTGATGCAAAGGAAATAATCGAGTTTTCGGACGACTACGAAGATTATGCGTCTTACTGGGTAAAAGAAACAGAATCTCGCCTCGACGAAGATGAGTTGTTAGAACTGGAGCAGCAGAAAATCCTACATAGGCTATCGAATGGCAAATGAAATCGAGAAAGTAGTTTGGTTTGCATATTACCCCGGCCAGGGGTTTCTTACGTCTAAACACAGTCGTAAAAAGTCGTACGATCTTAGCAAAGCGGTAGTCTATAAAAGAAAGAACGACGTGACTAATTCTTGCTACGGTGAAGGTGTTCCGGTGTCAGCTACTATCACACTAGACGAAGAAACATTGTCGATGCTGGCGCTGTATGCAGACGGCGGCGACAAGAATCACGGCTTTGATTTAATCAAAGGTAAGAAATGAAAACCGAAAGAACAATTTGGGTAGCATATATACGTGGTAAAGGATTTCTCACCGGCGGCAAAAAAGATGTCAAACAAGAAGACAATTCTACAGGCCGATCCTACCGTCGCAAGAAACGAGTTTATACTACCAGTATGGATTTTACCAAAGCCAGGATGTTCAAAGAAAAACATCATGCGGAAGCTGCTGCTCACAACACTGAAGATGAGTTAGTGCCAGTTCCAATTAAAATGACTATTGAGCCCGAAGTTCTTACACTGTTGGAGCTCGGAGGATCAGTTGATGAATCAGTTTAAGGCTCCAGAGAATTACAGTTACTTCATGGACGGCGGAGAACAAGTTCTCTTTCTCGCCGGCACAATTGACATGGGAGACTCTGTAGATTGGCAAGAAGACGTAGCCAATCAGTTGAACGATGTTGACGACCTAGTGATTCTTAATCCCAGGCGAGACAACTGGGACAACAGTTGGGAACAAAGCAAAGATCATCCACAATTCAACGAACAGGTAACATGGGAGCTAGAAGGACTTCGCCGTTCGGACATTGTGTTTTTTAATTTTCTCCCAAGCTCGAAAAGCCCGATTACCATGATGGAATTAGGATATATGCTTGGCTGGAATGACTTTGTCCACAGAGACATTGTTGTATGTTGTCCGAAAGAGTTCTATCGCAAAGGCAACGTCGACATAATCTGTGACATGCACTACGTAAAGGTGTATGAAGAATACCAAGAAGCTGTACGTGTTCTTAGAAAGAGAATAACAGGAATATTATAATGTGTAGCTGATCCATTCCGATCAGTAAGACCACCAGATCTTTCAAATGCTGGAAGGGGAACCTAAGCCTCTCCTCGGGCCTGATTTAATGCGGGGAGACAGATCCGGTAGCTAAATAAGTGCATGTCACTTATACCAGACAATCAGTTGTGTGATTCCGGCTGTGGAGAACTTGCAAAGTATTTTAGCGAAGGCACAGGGAGATACCGATGTCGAAAGAGCGCTAACAGTTGTCCTGCTAATCGAAAAAAGAATAGTCAGGGCCTTACTAAAGCTCACGCATCTGGTAAAATGAAAATTTTTACAAAAGAGGATCGACATAAAAGTCATGTTTCTCACAGAAGAAAGCTGGTTGCATCGAAACCGTTTGAGCAGCTTGGCTATCGACTAAGAAAAAAGATTGTATTAGAAGATCAGGATTATAGGTGTTTGCATTGTGGCATTAGCGAATGGCAAGGTATACGTATAACGTTAGAGCTTGACCATATCGACGGTAATCGTTATAATGACAAACGTGAGAATTTGCGCTGTCTTTGTCCAAACTGTCACAGCATCACTGACACATGGAAAGTCGGTAGTGTTAAGAAAACAGGCAAGCGCAAATGTACAGATAAAGAGATTGTGAAAGCATTTGAAAATGCAGGATCGATCAGCGGAGCACTCAAGGAACTCGATATGAATTGGGGCTCCGGAGAAACTGTTAAGAGAGTTTTGTATCAGCAGGGACTAATTGACAGTTTGTAAAATGAATTGCGGATGTGGCGAAATTGGTATACGCGCAGTCTTTAGGTGTCTGTTCCTTTATGGAGTGTGGGTTCAAGTCCCTCCATCCGCACCATATCGTTAGTTACTACCATCGCATGGTACAGACAGGCTAACAAGCGTTAGCAATAAGGTAACGAGATCGACTAAAAGCTGTGACGTCGATCATTCTTAATAGCAAGGTGTGCAATATGTTCGCGTGGTTCACGAATCTTTTTCGAAGAGAACAGTGGCGTTTGGTTGCTACAGTGAGTGATCCAGACGAGTACGCCCATTACACTGTTAATAGAATTGGCGAACGCAAAGACAGAGGTCGGTTTTCATTCTTTTATCACTTGTTTGAAAGTGATCGGGGTAATCGCCGAGTTGAGATCGCACACACCCTGACTACTGCTTCTCGTAATTATGATGCAACAAAGACAGCTAAGAATTCCGAATTCTATCACACAAAGATCTATCGCTGGGAACAAGGCAGATATGATCCGGATATTCCTAGGTACTCCGAAGTACCAGAGGAAGATACTGCTAACGCACTGAAAGGGACATTATGAAGTTTGGCGAATACGTTGCACAACTGCAGGAGTTCTTAGAGAAGAACCCAGATGCAAGTGAATACACCACAGTGTTTTCACGCGACGACGAAGGCAATGGTTTCAACGTAGTTCACTATACTGCTACAGTCGGAAACTTCGACGGTGAACGCGACGGTGAGTTCATCAGCGGCGATCGAGACATGGAAGAGTACGAAGTCGAGCCAAATGCAGTTTGCATCAATTAAATGGTAAATAGTTTTATCCGGGTGTAGCTCAGTCTGGTTTAGAGCGCTCGCTTTGGGAGCGAGAGGTCCTCAGTTCGAATCCGAGTACCCGGACCAATTCAACTTGTTGCTCTTACGACGATTTTCAGATCTAGTAAGATACTGCAAGTTATCCTGATGATGTAGGCCACCTCTGCTAATTGGTATGATGTGGTCTACTTCATAACCCTCCGGACAATTTTCATATATTTCTTGAATTAACGCACGGTCTGCATCGTCCGGCGTCTGTGCTTTTTGACGAGCGTGATATCTTTGCCATGCTTCGTTTTGGATAGCACGATTTCGTTTGTGCCATTTTTCATCTTTAGGAACTCGGCTAGCAATTTGGGCACATTTATGCGAACAGTATTGGTTAGTTGATTGGTGATACATCTCTTTCTCAACACCACAGACCTTGCAATTGAATTTAGGTTTTTCTCGACCACAGAATTTAACATGCATAGAAAGTCCTTGCGTGTTTTTGAATTCTTTTTGGCATTTATTACATGTGTGCATGTGACTATTTACCTCAGCCTGGTAGCGCAGAATAAACTTCTTGACCATCACTGTCCTTTTTTTATATGCTAGTTTTGCGACGGCAAGGTAGCGAGAGCGCTCTAAGTGCAAACAGCTTCGATGTCCTTTATGGATAATGGGCGGGTGCAGGCCGGGGGGAAAATACCTCTATGCAACAGCATATGTACCGGGGTCCTAAGACCAGTGTCGCCGCACAAATTAACGGAGAGTGCAATGACAACAGAAACAATACAAAAATATATACCTTATGCACTCTCATTGGAAAAATTGCACAGTCTCCCGACACCTCGGCTCTTAGCATATTACAAGAAGTACCGTTGGGTGCGACATTACGGTGTGGAAATCTTAAACGAAAGAGATAAAACTGTTAATCAGCTTGCAAACGAGTACATGGACGCAATCAAAGAGATACTAGACAGCCGTGAGCATGTTGCCTGAAGAAACCACACTTCGAAAGCTGCAAGGTCGCTGCTACGACACTGACATCGATGTCGACACAGTGCAGATAGATGATATCTATTCTAGTGACTATCCAGATTTTTCCGATGCGTTTGTGCTCGAAGCAAAATGGAAAGACGGCACAGCACTCACTGAGGAAGAACTAAGGCAATTCAACGAACTGGAACAAACAAAGTATCTAATCAGCGAACTGATACACGAGAATGTTCTGTACCTATGAAAAATCGCGATCCAGAAAGAATCTTCGATGGACTTTGGTCACACGATGATGTAGCGGTTGCTCTCCAAAGGCTAATCGACTCGAGGAAAGTAAAGCGAGAAGATCTTGTAGAGTGTCCAGGCGAAGCACACGAACTGGACTGCACTTTTAATCCAGGCAGCCAAGGACCATACGGTCCGGGATATCATCACTGCGACTATTGTGATGATGCTGGGTGGATCACAGAGGAATGGGAACTCGAAATAAGAGATTGGGAAGCCGAATGCAAGAGACAGGCCGAGCAAAAGAGAAAGGAAGCTCAGCGTGAACTCGAGCAACTAAAGATTGTTGAGAAACTGAAATCAGGCCCGAGGCAAATACATGGTTAAGGTAAAGATAATAAATTCTTGCGAGCACACCGGTGTAAAGGCAGGTGAAGTATACGAGGCCAAGCGATACCATTTAGACCCCGGCAAGTATATACTGGAGCGCAGAATACCAGATGGCCACGATCCAATGTGCACAGAATATGCATACAATGTGGCCCTGTGGATGGGCCCACCAGGGCACAAGAAGTGGATGCAGATCGTAGACAATACATACGTGGAGCTCGAAGAATGACAATGGACGAAATTGTCAGTGTGCTGGTAGCTCGCTATCGACCTCTTGCAAAGCAGCTAGGCACTTCAGGACGTGAGCGACTCGAAAACATGCTAGATATTCTAGAAACAAATTCGCATGACTGGCCAGTTGACAAAACACACCGTTGGATAGGATTTATACAAGGTGCACTTTGGGTAAGCGATCTAATCGACGTTGACGAAGAAAGAAATTTCACCCGCCCGCTTTTCCATCAGTTTTACCGTAAGCTCGGTCTTGAAATACCTGACTCTGTCGATGTAATGAACAGTGATCTGAGCCGTTGACAAACTTTGCAATTTTGCTAAACTATTGATGCGGTGAATTGGTTTGCTTCGCATCTTACGACCTACGCATTCTAACGAGTGTGTTGGCGTTGCAGACTTTTACATCGTGTTGCCTATGTTGGATAGGAACCAGCAGGCTGTTGCAAGGTCTGTGTGTACCGGTTCGATTCCGGGCAAACCTCTAGGCAACCCAAATTCGAGGACAGGAACAATGGAACACAGTGACTTTAAAATTAACGGTATCTTCTACACTGCCACAGGCGAATGGTACTGCACTGACATCGGAACAAGAACAGTGATTGCAGTCAAGGTTGTTCCTGGTCAGCGTATCAGTGACGGCGAAGAAGTTGTGTTCGATGAATTTGACTTCGGTGGTTGTCGCCTTAGTGCGTTTGAGGACTAACATGAAATATTTTGCGACTCTGCTTGTTGTTCTAGTTACAGCATGTTCCGGTCAACCGGGTCCCCAAGCAACAGTATGGCATCCGGACGAAAATGAATCTCTGCTAATGGATGCCAAGCAACGCATTGTAATCAGCACAACACGAAACGATCAGCATGTGATCTGCGCAGAACCAGTTCCAGATGTAGTCAGTTCGGTCAATACTGATTTTGGGTTTGATGCAAACATCGGCCCAGCACTGAGCAGAGCCGGTGCCGCAGATATTGGCCGAACTGCTGACGAGACTGTGACCAATCTAGGCAAGCGAACACAGAGCGTACAACTGTTACGAGATGGCCTGTATCGTGCATGTGAGGCATACGTCAACGGACTGCTCGACGAAGAAGATTATCGCCGTATTTTGGTGAATTACGACGAGATTCTTGTAGCCCTAACAGCTATTGACGCACTGGGAAATCACACGGGCAGCAACGACGCTGTGATAGCAATTGAGGAACTAGTGAAGACCTACTTCTGCTTGCACAACGATTTAGAAATTTGTACACCGGAGTAACTGTGTCAGAATACACATTTTTCTACCCCATGCTTGGCAAGTGTGAATTGCTATCAGTGTGGCACAAAGGTAAGCGTGGTCAGAAACCGATTCGCTATCTATTTAAATATGTCGAACCAACAAACACAGAATTTCATCAGCCGGGTGATTTGTTTTTGTTTTACTTCGATTTCGATCCATATGGCCTAGGCGACTTTGCAGGTATGCCAGGTATGTCGATGGCGCAGATACAAACTATCGACATTACTGGAATGCTAAGTGATGGTGCACGATTCGTGACGCCTGAGCACATTAGGCAGCGTGGTTATAACTATTACCTGATGGATGTTGCTGCTGATGAGTTGGATATGCAATTTCAGAGTGACTTCCATGGCTGGCTAAGGCACGACCCGATGATATTGGGCAGTGATAATTTACATCAAAAGTACAGCACAGCAGGTAAGAAATTCGTACAGGGGCCCAACGGTTTCTGTGTTTAAGTTACGGGCCCATAGCTCAGTTGGTTAGTTAGTTAATTAGAGGTTAAAGCACCTTACTACGCAAGAGATAAATAAACATGTATGTTTATTTGTCCATATTGCCAATCTAAAAGAAAAAGCCAAAACTCACTTACCCAACATCAGATACGATGTAAGAAGAACCCAAATCATATTGAAGTTAAACCTTCTTACGGAATGTCCGGAAAGAAAGGCGCCAATCAATATACGTATGGTGCAAAAATGTCCGAAGAGACAAAAAGAAAAATATCTAAGGCTAGTTCAAAGCAGACCTGGGATAGAGAACGAAGAAAGAAACATTCTAAACGAATGAAGCAAGCAGTCGAGGAAAATCCAAATTCCTATACTAAAAATAATGTAGTTGGCAGGGTCCGTAATATCGAATATAAAGGTAAAATACTGAAGGGAACCTGGGAGCTAAGAACTGCCAAGTGGTTAGACTCACAACATGAAGTATGGAACAACGAAGTAAGCCCTCAGGTTTATTTTTGGAACGACAGCGAGCATTTATATTATCCTGATTTTTATTTACCGGAACATGATCTTTATATTGAAGTCAAGGGGTATAAAAGAGAGAGGGATGAGGCGAAATGGTCGCAATTTAACGGGACTCTTGTTATAATTGACAAGAGTCTTATTAATAGGCTCGAAAAATATACGATACTAGAGATTCGCCCCTATAGCTTAGTGGCCTAAAGCACTCCGCTCATAACGGATTGATCCTTCGTTCGAATCGAAGTAGGGGCACCAGACAGTGAAAAATTATGAAAAGAATAGCTGTGTTGTTCTTATTGATGTTTCCTGCCACGTCGTGGAGCATAGACGAAAATCAAACAGGTGCATGGTACAGCTTCATATACAGTAAATCATTTCTAGATAGTCGATGGGGATTAAAGGGAGACTGGCAATATCGAAAATGGGACCTAGACGGTGACCTGCAGACGTTTCTGATACGTAACGCCGTTACATACACCATTAACGATAATTGGACAGCAGCAGCGGGCTATGCACATTTGACTCGAGGCGAGTTCGGCGCAAGTGATAGAAAAAACACAGAGCACAGAACGTATCAGGAAATAGTTTACAGACATCAAGCAGGCGATCTAAGTGTTTCTCATCGCTTGCGAACAGAACAACGCTGGATACAAAATAGAAGCAGAACTGAAAGATATCGGTACAATCTCAGCATACAATATCCGCTAACAGACAGATGGTACCTGAGTGGCTATAACGAATACTTTGTGAATGCCGGCGGTAAGTTTGACCAGAATCGAACCAAGGCTGCCCTTGGTTATAGAGTAAATGCACAGAATCGAATACACGCCGGGTACATGTATCAGGTAGACAACGATTTCGAGAAAGGACAAGTCATGTTGTCTTGGTATCTCGATTTCTAAACTGCTAAATACTCGTATGCGACTACATGAAATTATAACAGAGCGCCGAGTTAAAAGTTCCTGGATTAAAGACTTGACACTCAACGGCAGAGATGTTACGCTTACGACCAAGACTGGAAGAGTTTATCTTATCAAAGACGTAAGCGAACAAGACATTGAGCGATGGGGAAATTCTCCTAGCTTTGGCTCTTTCTATAATAACGAAGTAAGAGACGAATACGATATTACCAGGATCAAATAGTGTCGCACTGGAACCACCGTGTAGTCAAAAAAGAATTTCGATCAGTAATAAACAATAAAGAAGTAGTTTCTACTAGATACGGAATTCACGAAGTTTTCTATAGCAACGGCGAAACTGACAAACTACTTCCAGAAGTAGGCTGGACTGAAGACCCTGTGTCAGTGTCATTGTATTCCGAGCAACATCATGAACTGACTGACCAAGAAGCAATCGAAGAATTACGCTGGACATTGGAGCATATGCTCAAGTGTCTCGACAAGCCCATTCTTGTAGATGAGGACTAATGCGGGTATAGCATAGTGGTAATGCAGCGGCCTTCCAAGCCTCGGAGAGGAGTTCGATTCTCCTTACCCGCTCCAAATTATGAATAGCAAAATAAAATACGTAAGCATCGACGCAATCAAGGAAGAGCAAATTAAGGTACAAGTCCGCGAGGATGAGATTGAAAAAATGATCCGCTGGGGCCGTTTCGATGAGAGTGTTTTGCTAGCTGGCCTCGAAGCAAGATTTAGAAAGGCGCGCGGTTTCGATGGCTACGATCTTTTACGTAAGCACACAGTAGACTACGATCGACATCGTGAAGAATGGTGTGAGTATGAGCCTCGAAACAATCATACTTATAAAACACACGGCGGCGATGCTACTGAGAATGATAAGATTTTTCACCAGACTATCGACCACATTCGTGAATGCTTTTTAAGGGTACCACTGGAAAAAGATGACTGACCGAGAAAATATATTGACTAAAAATCTCCCTTCTAATTTTACTGTCCTAGGAACGAAGACGGAAAAAGTCAACGTCGAAGTCATGCGACACGAGATTGAAAAAATTGTTGAAAGAGGAGATGTGTCAATATA